CGGAAAGGGAATCACAACAAAGGTGATCGCAGGCATTGTCGCCGGAACGCTTGTTGTCGGAGGTGGAGCAGCAGCGATTGTGCATATGCAGGGGCAGAGCGGAAATCATTATAAACTTGCAAAATCAATTTCAGATTTACCTGACTGGGCTTATGATAGTACAAATGGATTAAAATATGTAAGCATTCAAGATTATAAATATCCAATTAGTTTAATTTTAGATTATGATAAGGATATGGTGGAGCGTGGCGAGGTTAAGTATTATTCCAATCCAGGTCATACAGGATATGAAGGAATGAAATGTGATCCAAAAGTTTGGTATTTTGGAGAATATAATGGACGTATCTATTATGTGGATAGAGCTAATACAGAGAATCTACGTTATAATTTATACCGTGTGCCAAAAGCTTCTGATTATGATTTATATTTAGAAGATTCAGATACTTATATGGCTTCTATATTTAATGATCTTAATGCAAGACGTTCAGATAGTTTTTTATTTACATATGATGAAGATGAACATAATCAATATGTTGCGATTGAGGATATGATCAATTCTGACGGCTATAGTTTTGACGAATGGTACTGTATTACAGAAGATGACCTTATTCCGGATGCTGTGGACGCATACAATGATTGGGTTACAAATGGGGAAAATGAGATGAATGCCATATACGCATCCCATATCACTGTGACAGAATCAGTCCCGGAAACAGAAACCGAAGAAGTAGTGGAAGAGGTAATTGAGGAACCGACAGAAACGGCTCCGGAAGAAACAGAAGTACAGGAAGCAGAAGAGGAGACCGTTGATCAGAGCGGAAATATCCCGGTTCCGAACTATACGCCAACCGGCAATTTCTGGAATACACCTGGTTCGTATTCAAGCAATGATGGGCAGACATTATCATTAAGCATGTTTACGGAAGACGGCGGAGTAGAAGGCTGGTGCGGAAACATAAATGGCGGATCAGTAGGTTCTCTGGAAGTCTTCAATTATGGTGACAAGATCTATTATCTGAAGAAAGCAGACAGTTCCTATTCGAATTTCACAGACAGCGGATATGCATTTACTTTGGAACCGTCTGGAGAAACGCTTGACATTTATGGGGAAACATATGATATAATACTTTTGAAGTTGTACTATAATGGTGTGCTTCAAGGAGAATATTACGAAACAGAAATCTATCAGTCATAAGAAATGCTGAGGAGTGCACAGGAGCGAATTCGGCTTCCAAATTAATTGTTGACGATTAACACGACGCACGCTCGTGACTTTAGTCATGAATTAGTCTGTTTTTAGTAATAATCTGATATTTATCAAAAAAAACTTATAAAATCTGACGAGATTTTCGAAAAGTGAGCCTTGTAATTGTTAATACAGAATAATTCAGAAAGGAGACATCACGAATGCAGATATACTCAACATATAGTGTCAAAATCAAGCATTACAATCATATTTTTAAAGATACCGTATCTGTATACCGTGATGCTGTAGATTTTCTGATCACCGTATGTCTCAATGAATGGGAAGGCATTACTGTATTTACAGGACATAACAGACTTTCTTACATAGAATCTCTGATTCATGTTACAGGAGATCATCCTGATGTGAAATATACAGGCTTCGACAAGAAATTCTATAAGTTTCCATGTTATCTAAGACGTGGAGCGATAAACGAAGCAATTGGAAAAGTATCTTCCTATAAGAGTAATCTTAAAAACTGGGAAGAGACGGACATAAAAGTGCGTGGAAATAAACCTTCTTTTCCAAGAGCCGGATTTACCTATCCGTGTATGTACCGGACTGATATGTACAAACAAACCGGTACATATGAAGCAAAGATCAAAGTCTTTATCCGTAATACCTGGGACTGGATCACGGTACAGCTCCGGAAATCAGACATGGATTATATTGAAAGACGGTGTCCAGGACGAAAGAAATGCGCTCCTACGCTTCAAAAACGTGGACATGAATGGTTTCTGGATTTCACATTTGAGGAAAGAGTTACCCTTTGTGACGCTGCGGTAAAGGATCAGACCGTAGTTTCTGTAGACCTGGGAATCAATACTGCTGCAACGGTCTCTGTTATGTGTGCAGATGGCACTATTCTGGGAAGACATTTTTGTAAACTTCCGAAAGAAATAGACTCTCTGACTCACAGTATTAACCGTATCAAGAAAGCACAACAGCATGGTAATCACAGAACTCCGAGACTATGGGCGAAAACGAAAGGTATTAACCATGATATTTCAGTGAAAACAGCCCAGTTTATTATGGATGTCGCTGTTCTGTATAATGCAGATGTGATCGTATTTGAACATCTGGACAAACAGGGTAAAGTGAAAGGTTCTAAAAAGCAGAGACTGAAATTATGGAGAAGCCAGGAAGTACAGCGTATCGTGGCAGACAAAGCACACCGGCTTGGAATGCATGTCAGTCACATTTGTGCCTGGAATACATCCAGACTGGCTTTTGATGGCAGTGGATGTGTTATGAGAGGTAAATCCGGTGGATTTAAGACTTATGAACTCTGCCGGTTTCAGAATGGAAAAATCTATAACTGTGACCTGTCTGCAACATACAATATCGGAGCAAGATATTTCATACGTGAGATCTTAAAATCCCTGGACGAGAGTTCAAGGTTGCTCATTGAGGCAAACGTTCCTCAATGCAGTAAGAGAAGCACCTGCACGTTTGCTACACTTATTAACCTGAATGCGGAACTCATGTCTTTACCGTCATGAGTAAAACTGAGTTCAGGCTGTATCTGTAGAAACACATTCCTCGTCTCCTAAAGAGACTACGTGTTTGAGACACTTATGGGGAAGCACTCGACTTTAGTCGTGTGAGGCTTCACAGGTTCAAAAATGCCAAATTCGTTGGCAGGATTGTTTCCTTGTATATGGAGATAATGAGAGAAATCTTTAATCAAGCACACTCCGGATCTTTAGATCCGCGAGTGCTTGATTGACAACGAAGGGTTCTCTCGAAGCAAAGACTATTGAACTACTAACGTTCAATAGTATAAAGCTTCGGGGTTAGAACCCAGAGTTACGATATCTCCAAGTGTGTTTATTTGTTACGAAAGAGAGCTTACCAATATGGTAGGCTCTTTTTCGTTTCCCATACTTTGTTTCCCTATATATCGTTTCCTTTGTATCTTTGTAACCCATATTTAGTATTATGTGAAAAACACAAACAAATACAAAGAAAGGAAATGAAATACTATGAAACGAAAAGCAATAAGCTGTCTGCTTGTTCTGGCTTCGATTCTTACAATGACGCCTAGTATTCCAACAATGGCTGCCGAAAATCAGGCAGATAAAACAGTGGTAAACGAAACACTGGCGAACGAAAACCAGGCAGACAAAACATTAGCAGACGAAACTCAAACAGACGGGACATCAGCCGACGGACAACAGGAGACAAACGATTCCGGATTTAAAGCAGCAGTCGTCAAATATGACCAGGCGTCTTCGTTTACTGTTACAATTCCAAAGTCAATTGTATTAGACAGCAACAAAACAGCAACCTACAATGTTAAGGTTAAAGGCGATGTCCTTGGAAACGAGATCATCACTGTTGTTCCTGATGCGACAGTAACCTTAAATGATGCAAACGGAAAAGATCCTGTTACCGGAAACATCGCTCAGGAAAAGACTGAGTTTTCTTCTACAGAAGTGAATCAGATTGACGGTACTAAAACAAATGGTAATATAGCAGCGAATGATCTGACTTCCGGAGACTGGTCAGGTAATTTTGAGTTTGCAATCGGAACAAACAAGATCGGTAATGGAATTGTGATTACAAGTGAAAATCTTGCAACTTATGGAATTAAGACAACTGAAGATGTTGTGATTCCGGAATATGTCACAGACAATGATAATACAAGGCATGCGGTAACCAGCATTAGCGATTATGCATTCCGGGACTGTGATGAGATGACAAGTGTTTCGATCGCTGACTCCGTTACCGAAATCGGAACAGGAGCTTTTGCAAATTGTTCGAAGCTATCAAGCGTGTTACTTCCATCTGCACTTAAAACAGTAAAGTCTAATGTATTCGAAGGATGTTCTAACTTATCAGCAATCCAATACAAAGCGAATAGTTATGATAAAACAAATATTGGTCCTGCATTGACTGAAAATGATGTTACGAGTGACTCTGAGTTATTTGAACATACTTATGGAGAACCGACTTATGTTTGGTCTGAAGACGGACAGACATGTACGGCGAAACGTACTTGTGTGAATCATCCTTCATGTGTAGAGACAGAAGAAGCGACGATTTCTAGTACTGTTAAAGAAGCCGCGACATGTTTACAAAAAGGAACGACAACTTATACGGCGGTATTTAAAGACACAACTTTCGTAACTCAGACAAAAGATATCCAAGATATTGCGGCACTTGGACATACACCTGTAAATGGATATTGTACAAGGTGTAATGAAAAAGTCGCTGGATTATACGACGCAAATGGAGTGATGCTTTGTTCTTGGGAGGAATCAGGTATTGATGTTACACAGAATTATGGATCAGCTTCCGGTGAAAACCCTTATACAACGACACCAACATCCGGTTATTACGTTCTGACAAACAATTACCCAACAGCAACGAAAGTTGTTATCCCTTCTGGAATAACTAATATCGGGTCAAATGCATTTGGTCATTATACAAATTTAACAAGTGTAGTTATTCCTGACACTGTAACGAGTATAGGAACATGGGCATTTCAAATGAATGGGATAACAAGTATTGATATTCCAGATAGTGTTACATCCATAGGTAGGGGTGCGTTCTACAAATGTAATAATTTAACCAGTGTAACAATGCCAAGCAAAATAACAAATATCAGTGAAAGATTATTTGATTCATGCACAAGTCTTCAGAATGTGTCAATTCCAGAAAATGTTACCAGTATAGGATATTCTGCCTTTTTTAACACAGCACTAACAAGTATTACTATTCCGGATAATGTAAAGACCGTTGATTATAATGCATTTAAGGATTGTACTAGTCTTAAAAGAGTAAGTATTGGATCTAATATAGAATCTATAAGTTCCGGTGTGTTTTATGGAGATACAGTATTAACCAATGTTACGTTCAATAACTGTAATAAATTAACAAAGATCGGCAAGATCTATCCTGACACTACACAATATTATTATGGAGTTTTCCAAGACTGTGTATCTTTGCAAAATGTAAAAATACCGGAAAGCGTAACAACTATTGGTGACTGTACCTTTAACGGTTGTACAAGTCTTGATTCTGTAACTTATAAAGGTATGGATTATGATGATAGTATAGATTTCGAATTATCATTAAAAACCAATAATATTGAAACAGGAGATAGCGTGTTCGTTAAATCTGGTATTAGTTATACTGTATTAGGCTTAACTAATTCTTATCTTTCTACGTGTAAAATTCCTAGTAGTGGTGACATTGTCATTCCAAAACATGTAACAGGAGAAGATGGAATAAAATACAGAATTATCAGGATTGGTGATATAGCTTTTCGTGATTGTACGGAACTTACAAGTGTTGTAATTCCAGATAGTGTAAAAGCAATTGGTAATGCAACATTTGAGTATTGTTCAAAGCTTACAAGTATTATTATACCAAACAGTGTTACTAGTATTGGCTGGAACTCATTTAATGGATGTTCAGAACTTACTAATATTACGATACCAAATAGTGTTACTAGTATTGGTGATAATGCATTTTCTGACTGTGTGAAATTATCTAGTATTAATATACCTGATAATATAACCAATATTAATTGGAAAGCGTTTTCCGGATGTTCTAACCTTTCAACTGTAACTTATAAAGGATCAGTTTATAAGTCAAAATTAGAGTTAGAATCAGCTTTAACAAGTAATGGTGTAACTATTGGAGCAGATGTATTTGCTGATACATCTCTGAACTAAATTGTAATTTCAAACACTACTATATCATATTCAAAAAGGAGTTCAATTCATTTCGAACTCCTTTTCTTGTTATCTAAGTCAAAATCATTATCGGTGTTCTCTTATTTCATTCGTTTTCGTAAATTTTCGTTCCTTTGTATCTCTGTCATCCATATTTAGTATATGTAACCTAACAACACACATCCAAGAAAGGGATAGGGAAAGAGTTATGAAACAGAAAACAGTTCGTTTCCTGTCATTTCTGTCTGCTTTATGTATGGTAACCACACAATCGGTACCTGCGTTAGCTGCAGACAGTACTCAGGAAACAAATATAGCTGGTAAACAATCAGCTATCGTAAACTATGAGCAGGCATCCGTATTTTCGGTTACAATTCCAAAAGCAATTGTGTTAAATAGTAACAAGAATGCTGCCTACAACGTGAAAGTCAAAGGTGATATTGCGGAAATGAAAGCGTAACCGTTATTCCGGATGCAACGGTAACCTTAAACGACGCAAACGGCAAAACACCAGTAACAGGAACTATTGATCAGGTAAAGACAGAGTTTTTGTGCAATGAGATTGCAGCAGATGATGGATGTTCGACCGATGGTAAGATCACTGCTGATTCGTTAACATCCGGTGATTGGTCTGGCGTATTCAAATTCGAAATTGATGTAGACAAAAAGATAGATGCTGGACTTTATGATGTAAACAGGACAATGCTATGTTCTTGGGAAGATAGTGGAATTAATCCAGAAAAGAATTATGTACCATATGGCGGATCTCCTGATTATTTTATCGATGCTATAAATTCAGCATATTATGTAATTAACAAAAAATACCCTTCTGTTATCAATATTGTAATTCCAAATAACGTATCTCAGATTGGTAATCATGCTTTTGCCAATGGTAATAATGGTCATTCTGTTTATACTGTAGAGAATGTTTTTATTCCTAATAGTGTAACGAAGATAGGAAATATGTCTTTTTCTTATTGTGAAACTCTTAAATATGTTTCAATCTCCAACAATATAACCAGTATAGGTTCTAAAGCCTTTTACACCTGTACGTCGTTAACTTCCGTCAAATACAGAGGAACTGTTTACGATACAAAATCAGAGCTAGAAGCAGTATTGGTCGCTAACGGAGTAAATGTCAGTGCAGATGCATTCGAGAAAACAGCTTTAAAATAATATCAAACTTGGAATTCGATTTATTTCGGACTCCTTTTCTTATTGCCCTTTCATTTTTCTTCCTTTATAATAGAAGTTAGCATGAATTAACACAAATCTGATAGCAAGCACACATAAATGGAGAAAACCAATATGGAGAACAATAACCGGTTACAAATGGATGGAATACAGAACGAAAAGAATACGAAATGGTCGAAAATAAAACAAATAATGTTAAAAGAGTTGATGAATTTTGTTACTGTAATCGTAATTTTAGCAGTTATTTTAGTCATCGTGAATATTGCTTTCCCAAATCTTAAGAATAGAGCATTCGTCTGGTATTATAATCTGAATCATCCGTATGTCGAGAGCGATTCTTACCTTCCAAACGCATTCTATCGTCAGGGTCAAAATGATTATTACGCACTCGGGACCTGTGGTTTGACCTCCATTGCGAATGCGATCAATATCATAACGGACTCTACATTATACACGGAAAATGACGTTGTAAAAGTTGCAATGGATAACGATTTATGTGTAAAAGACACGTTTCCGGAAACCATTGGAGCAACTCAGACAAGCGATATCGTTCAAATTGCTGATATTTTAGATCCAGAAGGTTTTATTCAGGTAACGGTATACAACAGCCAGAATATGCTTTCTGTAGACGAGTTGGCAGATCTCATTTCGGATCCAAAAACAGCTGCAATCGTCGGTGTGGATTCCGTTGCAATGACAGCCGATGATTTAGCAACTAGAACCTATAAAAACAATAATTCGGCTGCTGACCATAGAATCACAGTATATGATTGCATTTATGACGGATCCGGAAATGTAACAGGTTTCAAGATTGTTGATTCCGGGTTTGGTCTGGATCAGGTCTCAAAAGAGCGATTCCAAATAATGTATGAAGGCGATGAAATACATTCCATTGACGAAGAATCAATCATTCTGTTAACGTATACAAAATAAGAAATCTGATTTGAACAAATCTCATAACCACTTGCCTGTTGCGGTAGGTGGTTCTTTTTTTGTTTCGTCTTTCTCGAACCATATTTAATACAAAATAATTTATATACAATTCAAGGAGGAAACGAATTATGGCAAAAAAACAGAGAAATTCAATGTGTGCATTATGTGTGCGAAGGAAACTGTGATCTTGGAAAAGACGGTACATTTCGTCATCAGTGTCAGACCTGCAAAACATACAAGAAGAAACCAGGTGGAAAACCGGCACGTACTGATAACAGACGTCAGAAGATGGAACGCATTCAGAGAAAGGAAAGGTATTAGTATGAATAAGCTCGTAAAAGTAATCAGTCCCAGAAAAGAACGAGAAGTTCCGAAGTACTTCAGAGAATTCTGGATACATAATCAGAAAACAAACAAACGAAGTGATAAAGCAGATATTCTTGGTTATAGTTTCCCGTGTTTTGAAGACGGAACTGTCGACACAAACGACAGCTCCTACGAAAGCTGGAAACAAAATTATGAATATTGTATTTCACATCCAGAGGAGTTTGACGATGCTGGTGTTATTATTCAAAGTATCACTGTCGTCGAACCAGCAACTTACCTGTGTAGCTGCGGTAACGACGTTGACATGGTTCCTTTTAAGGATGGATTGTGTTGGTGTTATCGTTGTAAACAAAGGTACACACTTACAGGTATCCCAGTTCCGGCAGACACATAATTAAAACGAATTGAGCTTGCTTTATTGCAGGCTCTTTTTACGAAATTTCATTTGTACTACTTCCGTTTTCGCCTACAGTACGTCGTTAAATTAATATTTAACGACGTACTGATGATATAGAAACTACACTATTCCTTTCGCTTGAACTTCCATTTCTCTTCCAAATTTATCATCCGCAAATATGAATACAAAACTATAAACAAGAACATAGGCTTTGCAAAACTCAAAAAATCTTGGCATAAGAAAAAGAGATCACAACAATGTGACCTCAATTTCTTTTTCCTTACATTAGAAAACAATTTGTTCCATGACCGGCTTTCAGATCAGATGAACCAACCTTTACAGCATTTGCCATTAAGTTTACGTCATTTGCATGTCCGTCACGAATCGCCGCTTCAATCAGATCTGAAGCTCCGTGCGCAATTACCAGGACACGAAGTGCATGCAGCTGATCACGCATCATTTCGAGATCGACGTCTCTGTCAACATCATGCTGTCTTAAGTGTTCGTTGTACTTATCTTCGATCTCAAACAGTTTTGTCATCCGATCGATGTCGTCCAGTGCCTCTTTGTACTTGCTGCGGCATAACCGGTTGATTTCTGCAGACCGTTTTAATTCCCGCATCTTCTCGTTCTTTTTTCGAAGCTTGGTCCTCAGACGGTCAACTTCTTCTGCAAGGTCACCGATCTGTCTGTTGAGCTGACGTCTTTCTTTCTCTTCCAGATGTTCCTGACCCATGATGTAACCACCATGTTTACGAACGGATGGTAATACCTCATGCGTTACCCAATGCTGGAAATCGGACGCAGATTTTGCTTCGGAATGCATTAACAGATCATAAAAACCGCACTCATTGATGATCCATTTATCGGAATAATCGTTTGGGTTTTGCCATAAAATGGCTTTGTCCGCTGTGGACAAAGCCTTATATTTCAAGGCTTTGCGGTCTTCTTTTCGAACAAATCTCGTGATTGCATGTCCTTTGGCACTTGAATTATCATACCCAAGTTTGTCTGCAACTTCTCGCCCAATAAACCAAATTGTTCCTTCTTCATCCTGTAATAAATGAAGAGATCCGAATACATCATTTAAAAATTCAGATGCATCAAATTTACTACTGCTACTGCTGTTATCCATATGTAAGCTCCTTTCATACATATATGATTAGTGGTTTCGTACTAAATATGTGCTCTTTGTTATCGAGACAAATGAACATTTTTCAATACTATTCGTTGCGGATTTCTTTGTTTCATCCTCGTCCATATTTAATCTGAGGTACTATGGGTATTTCAGAAAGGATATTAAAAATGAAACCAGTAACTGATTACGAAAAGATAAAAGACTTACTATTTAATAGTGATAAAAACTTATTTATTACAGGACCCGGAGGAACCGGAAAGACTTATCTTATAAATTCATATCTTGCAACAGCAACCAATGCTATCGTATGCGGAACGACCGGTATGGCAGCGGCAAACATTGGTGGGGATACGATGCATCGGATCTTTGCAATTCCAGTACCAGCATGCGGAGCCGACTTAAAGAAGATCGATCAATCCCGTATCAAGCCATTGATCAAAGCGGATGTTGTGATCATTGATGAGATCTCAATGTGCAGAAACGATACCTTTTCTTTCATGTATAAAGTACTCAAAAAAGCTGAGCGTCTAAAAGGCAAGCGAATCCGTCTTATTGTCGTCGGAGATTTTTCACAATTACCTCCAGTCGTCACAACTTCGGACGCCAAATTATTGAAAAAGTTCGGATTCGATACATCCGGATTCGCATTTACAACCAAAGAATGGGGAACCTGTAAATTTACAGTATGTGAGTTGACGGAAGTCCGTAGACAAAGTGACGTCGAATTTATTAAGGAATTACACAGAGCCAGACTTGCAGATAAAAAGTGTATTCCCTATTTCAATGGGTTTCTGACCGATATACCGCCTGATGATGTGATTCGATTATGCGGAACCAATGCTGAAGTGGAAAAGATCAACCGGATGTATTTAGACAGTCTGCCAGGACTGCCGGTCCCCTATCAGTGTACAAAAGAAGGGAGAATAACCGGTAATTACATCGACGAGATCATTTTGCTCAAAGAAGGCGCCCGGGTAGTGTTCCTTGCAAATGATATCAAATGTCAGTACAGGAACGGACAAATGGGCACGGTACTCTCTTGCTATCCTGACCATGTTCTTGTACAAGTGGATGGGAAAGAAATTAATGTATACCAACATGAATTTATCCATTATGAATACAAAGTGAAAAGCAATACTCTGCTTCGTGATGAAGTCGGCGTCGTAAAACAGATCCCTCTTCGTCTGGCTGCTGCAATTACAATCCATAAATCTCAGGGAAAAACATTCGACGCTATGGTACTTTCGCCTAAGATATTCGCTGCCGGTCAGTTATATGTAGCACTCTCTCGGGTTACCGGACCAGATGGACTTTATCTGACAGAGCCGGTTGTTGAAGATTATCTGATGTCTGACAAAACGGTTCTTAAGTTCTACAAAAATGGATATACCTGGACATACACAAAGAAAAAGACAGCAGATAGTAGGAATAAAGCGAGTTCTAAGTCTACTACTGCTACTAAGAAAACAACAGCAAAAACAGCTGGTTCCAAAACTTCGAAAACGGTAACTTCGAAAACGAAAACTGCCGGAACCAAAACTTCAAAAACTACTGTGAAAAAGACGAAAACGGTAACAACGAAACAGAATGGAGTAAAAACAGCCGGAACCAAAACTTCCGGTTCCAATAAAATGCAGACAACAAAGAAAACCAACGCAAAAGGAACCAAAAAGACGGGTTCTAAAACAACCACATAGGCACAAAATAAGGAGACTATTATTTAGTCTCCTTTGTTTTCTTCTGATTTGTTGGTATCTTCGTATTTGATGCCTCGGATCAGCTGTTTTCGTTCTTCTGACATCGTTGTGTAAAAATCTTTCGTCGTCTGAATGTTTTTGTGACCTAATGCGGTGGCAGTCAAATACAAATCTCCTGTTTGATTATAAAGTTTTGTTCCGAAAGTACGTCTTAAGGTATGAGGAGTTACATGCTCTCCAATGGTATCTCCATACGCTTTGATCATTCGTTCTACGGACCGTACTGATAACCGATCGCCAGTTGCATGTCTTGATGATAAAAATAATGCCCGGTTTGCGTCATCGTAAGGTTGTCTTTCAAAATCAATATAACGATCGATAGCTTTTCGAACCACATCATTTATAAGTACGTCCTCCTCTTTTCCTCCCTTTCTTGTTACGTGGATTGTCATTGTATTCCGATTAATGTCATCAATATTTAGATTACATAATTCAGAAACACGGATTCCAGTATACGCAAGTGTTGTTATGATTGCAATATTTCTATACTTTGTATTTTCAAGATAAAACAAAGATTCTGGTTTTCCAACACAAGCCTTCACATTATTCAACAATTCTACTGTTTCGTCACTTGTTAGTGGTCGTTTCTTTTCCAATTCCGCTTTTGGTCTATCTATTAATTTTGCAACATTCATAGAAAGTCCTTTGAATGTAACCAGATATTGGAAAAAAGCTCGCATACAGCTTAGCTTTTGTGCTCTTGCTTTTGCTTCATTATGTACTGTTTCATACTCAGTCATATGCAAACGTAAATAACTCATATATTTTTGCATATCAAGAGCATTGATTTGATTTAACATATCTATTGTGATATCGCTATATTCAGAAATCAAAGAATTTCGGTCAATCAAAAATTGAAAGAAATTACGAATATTATATGCATATGAAATCATCGTATTGTAAGATCTGCCCAATGTTCCGTCACAATAATCAAAATAGTCTTTTACGTAGTCTGGAAGATCTACTTTTAACCTATTCAATTGTTGCAGTTTTTTGTATTTTACATCTTCTTTCATAATGAATATTATAGAACGAATACGAAAAAATGGCAACAAATCTGACGAGTTTTCCATACTTTGAGCCTTATCATATGTAAACAAATAATTCGAAAACAAAAGGAGATTTTTACAATGAGAACAATCAAGGAAGATACGGTTAAAGAAGCAATCGATTTCTATGGTGCGAACATTCAGGCAACAATCTGTATGGAAGAATGCGCAGAGCTTATCCAATGCATCAGCAAAGAGATTCGAGGCAAATCAAATATCGATCATCTCGCAGAGGAAATGGCAGATGTATGCATCTGTATCGAGGCTCTAAAACAGATTTACGGGATTTCAGATGAACAGATGCAGACCTGGATTGATTTCAAACAGAAACGTATTGAAGATCGCATGTTGAAAGGAGAATGATTTATGATTATCAGGATGACAGTACACGATAACGATTTCCAGTCTATTATGAGCGGTTTTGTTCATAATTTGTATAATGGATTGACTTCGGTTCCCATTGATTTGTACACAAAATATACACTCGAAGGACCTGATTGCGATGCGTTTAACGAATACATACAGTGCTCTATTCGTGTAAATAAGATTCGGGAACTGCTTAATCCGAATACAACACGTGTGTTGTCTGATGACGAAAAGCAACTTATTCTTCAGAGAGTTAAAAGCATATTCGATGATTATGTCACACATCACGAACCGAATAAAAATGCAGCCGATTATCTTCGGAACCAATTTGAGGCTTCCATCATTGGATGTGTAACAGACAGAGACGAAAACGGAGAAGCCTGGTATTGGTTCCAAACATCCGGCTGCGTTATGAACCAATAACAGGAGGAGGATATATTTATGAATTATATCAGTGGATTCGCAATTGGAAACATCATTTAGTCATTTTTGCTTGAAAACGACATATACACACCTGAAAACTACAAATCTGCTTATGCTTGCTGCAAACAAAAATGTAACAAAACTGAAAACGGTATAGGGCACGCTAAGCGGTATCGATACTGGAAAGATGACATTATGCCAGTATTACGAAATTGGCTTGATGAGAGGTAACTTATTATGACCAGAGAACAAGAATGTGTAAAAGAATTATGTATGATCCTTGATGACATTACAGAAAAAGCAAAACATCATGATTTCTCTTTATTCCGAGTTTCCGGAATAAGTGGATGTGACAGATATCAGGGGCAGCCTCCGATATGTCGAATTCGGGATGCTGTTTTCGAAAAATACGATGACGTTATTTGTGATGCTTTGAGAGAAAACGATAATTCGAATTCAAAATAACTAGGAGGCAACATTTATGTTTCTAAGATTCATGGTTTTCATGGGTATATTCATTATTTCTGCAGCGTGCAGCTTTATTATGACAGAACTGCATGAACAGCACCCAGAAAACAAACGATATAAAGTATACTGTATATTAAGTTTTATCATCGTTGCCGTTGCTATAATTGCAGGACTATACATATTAAGACATTGATCAATGAAATACGAGAAGTCTGCTCTTTGGCTTCTCTTTTTGTTATTCCTTTGTTCAGAACTCACACATATTTAACTGTAGCAGGGAAAATCCCTGTAAACATTGATTAGTGGAGGAAACAAATAATGGCAAAGGAAAACTATATTTCGCTCAAGGGTCAGTTACGTGGCGATGTTCGTTTTGTGACGGATCCGGACACTGGTGAAATTACATCCGCAATGTTCCCATTATACGTATTAAGACGTAATATTTGGGATCGCGCAGGTAACCTTTCACCGAAATTCGACAGACCGATCATTTTGACATCAGATAAAGAGATCATCAGAGCTGTCAAAGAACTTAAGAAATACGATATCGTCGAAGTAAAAGGATCGTTCCGTACTAAAATGTCATCTCGACATAAGGTTTGCGAGGCTTGTGGAGAAACTACCACTGTAGACGCTCCTATCCAGCTTATCAATCCGTCTTTCGTTGGCGCTGTCGTAACAAACATTCAGAATAACACAGAAGGACTCAATTATCTGTTAAATGTAGCAGAGATTTCAAATATTGCTAAAGTGATCGGGCGCGTATGCTGTCCTACAGATTCTATCACAATGGCAGAAACCGAAAATGGCGTGCCATACTGCAGATATCAGCTTGCTGTAAACCGAAAGCTTTATGTTGCTGATTCTGATGGGGAAGAAGATCATGCAGATTACCCTGTTGTAATCAGTTATGGCGATATTGCTTATGATGACCATGACGTTTTGCAACAGAATGCTCTTGTTTACCTGGATGGATATATTCATGTGATCCAGCAGGAACGCACAACTATATGTCCACATTGCGGGGCTACGATTCCTTATAAAACAGCTTCTATGACTCTGAGTCCATATTCTATGGAATACTTACGAGATTTCAAAGATGATGTTCTCGAGTCTACGCATATGGTCGATGAACCAAGAGAAGACGAACCGCTTCATGATTCGGATAAAGAATAACTAATTGGAGGGAAGTATTATGACTGATTACGACAGAAAATGGGTTAAATGGTTACTCCTTGGTATGGTTCTTGGTTATGTAATCGGAAAAGTGATCACGGTATTGCTTGGAATCGTTATTACAGATGAAGCGATTTACGAATTTGTTAAATTGATTCCAGCTGGAATGTCCGTGCTTGGTTTATTCTTCGTACTCTTCCGTTACAACAAAGAAAAAGAAGACCAGCTTGGCGAATAACATATAATTCAGCAACAAAAATAGCACCGTTTGAGAGTTTACCATCTCTTTCGGTGCTATTTCGTTGTTTTCAATCGTTTTGTAAACGTTCATTCCGGTGCCACAGCCTTACGAATGCCAGTACACCAGAAATCATTTTCTATTATTGTCAGTGCGTCGCTTTTCTTTTGATTTACGACGTACTAATAGCGAATCTGACTACATCCTAATTTCCGAAAACATCATGATTTCGACGTTCTGTAGCCAAATTATCCATAACTTTCTGATTGTCACTCATCTTCTGCAGTCTTTCTCCCATTTTTACAGCCACTCTTTCTGTTTCTGGCATTTCGTAAACCATATAGTCAGTCCAATATCCCCAGCATAACCACGTTTTAATCTCCGGTTTGTACTCAGCTAAGCTGTTTACGATTTTACAGAGTAGTTTATGATCGGTCTCGCGTTCGAACAGGCGCAAACATTCTAGTATTCTTGAAATGCGCATTAAGTTATGGTTTCCATTTTGTAACCACTCTTCTATACGCGGTTTATAGAATACCCATGATGTTCGCCGACCTTTCATAACCACAACGATCGTGTCGTCTTCTTTTTCTTCCAGTTCGATATTACTCATAAGCTGCACCCCATAAAACAGGAGCATTCTCATGAACATCCGGTGAAGGTTTTCTTTCACCAAACCAATATCTGCGAGTTTCTTTGCCTGCTCCCTAGATATTACGGGTGCTAAAGCGTTATATTTAGACTGCGTTTCTGTTGGAAATACCCATTGAATATACGAATGATCGCTCTCTAACTGTAAATCATTATATCGGATGATCTGGTTGTAAGTTCGTCCATGTCTATCAGTTCCGGTCCCGATCAAAAATGACTCCAGGTTTGCAGTCTCATTTTTGTTTTCTATATTTGGTTTTGTCTTTGGTTTCCTGAAGAATGAAAACATATGAATTCTCCTCTCTTTTTTCAAACATATTTATATTTACTAAATATGGATGACGAGAGATCAAAGAAAAACAGCCCTGTTTCCAGAGCTGTCGTGTTTCCTATTTTATTCATTTGTTTCGGAAGCTTCATCTATCGTTTCCGGCTCTACTGCTTCTCCCATCAACTCAGAATAATGCATGAAAAGCATTACGATCGGACAACAAACAAAATAGATCATACCAATAGCAAATCCCATAAGTACGAAGAATATTGTTATCAGTAGTCCTACAAGGCTAAATCCCGGGAATGTCAGATGACTTGTAAAAATACGAAAAGCCCTACTTAACGCATACAACAGGGCAGTCCAACCATTGATCAATAGGTATGACACTACAGCCATCGGAATTCCGATCAGATACCCACCTTCTTCAGCATAATAACCCGTCATAAAAACCGTTACGATCGGTGTTGCAATTGACATAATTGCTGCTGCTATCATTCTTTTACTCCATGTTACATTTTCCATAATCCTAAATCTCCTTTTCTTTTTGTTATATGTTATTTTTAGGTTACACTTATTAGACAAGCAAAATCGTCAACAGGTTTTAAAGATTACAAAATATTTCTCATTCTTCTACAACCCAATTGCTAAGATCATAAAGAAGCATCAGGATAAATGCGATTACAAACCCAATATTCAAGACGATTGCTGCTGTATTTCCGGTACATAAACTCATAAGGAATACCATTATGACAAATGCAATAAAAGTACCCCAAAGAGAGAATGTTGAAATAAATACCAATACAAGAGCTGTAACTACCACATAGATGGAAGCGGTGCTGCCTACGAATTCCACAATGTCGAATAACATTGTCCTGTCTTCGCTAAGCCGGTCAATAAAAGTTGGAATAGCCTCGAATACTACAAACAAAGCCATCAGGGCTACCTTAACCAGTGTGAATACTACATACAATACATTTACAGATTTCATTTTCGTTTTCTCCTTTTCGTGTTTGAAATTTTTGTTCCGTATACTTATTAGACAGAGCAAATCACAAACAGGTTTTACGAAAACGAAAAATATTTATAAAAAGTTTCTGAGATAGTAAATCGCATGCAAAAATATAGAGCTCGACACGTGAATACGAGCATTTGTTTAGCATCATTGGAGCCCAAATATACGCATGCAGACATACCGAAAATGACGTTATTTTTAAAAAAGCGTCAAATGAGTTTGAAAACACAGACACCGCAAACCCAGTAAATTCAAGAGTTCTGGACTTTTCAAAACATGGTGTCAAAAGCCCCTATGGGTACCCGAAGAAAGATTTGACACCATCCTGGGTTTCAAAGCCTGTTATCCTTTCAAGTTCTCTCAAACACTGAAAACTGAGCATAAGAAAAACAGCCCTGAATTTCAGAGCTGTCGTTTTCTCATTTGTTATTCTTTTGTTTTTTGAAGCCCTTTCCACGTAGCATGAGTTTTGCACCATTCTTTGTCTCCATTTGCACATGGGCTACTCTGATCGGCTTCGTATGTACAGAACTCGCACACCAGCTGGTCTCCATACATTAATTTCTGAATGATGGTCTTCGCTTGCTGCAGTTCTTTCCTATATCTTCTCTTTTGTCGTTTCATTCGTATTTTGACCTTTTCTATATTTTCTTTCGTTCTGTTAATCGATAACCGGTGAGAATATACTCAGTTGGTCGATCATATCTTCCGGGTTATCCTCTGATTTATTGAAATAGAAATCTAAATCCTGGATCTCGATATCAGTGAGTGCAAAGAATTCTATATAATACATTTGTTTTGTTGCTTGATATCTGTAATTTTTGATGAAAATTCCTTTCTCTTTGTATTCCTCAAGCGCTTCTGCAATTGCTGCATTGTTATCCTTTTTATTAGCATCTCCAAAGTTTACCCAGCGCAGGAAGCTCTCGTACTTAATATTCATCGGATATACTTGTACTTCCATACCTTTTTCTACGGCTGTCTCGTAAGCTGATACTCTTTGTTTCATGAATGGATAATACAAGATGCGAGCCGTATTATCTTCCAGATTGTTTAACGGTTCTGCTGGCATCTTTCTGATCTTATTTTCCTTGATCTCATCCATCAGATACTGAGACATTACAATGTAAATGATATTCTGTTTCTCATCTCGTTCACATTCTGCAATCAATCGTCGACCACCGGTCACATTATCGAATGAGTATGATTCAAACCCTAATGCCCACATCTTATAGCATCGATTCCAGATATCTTCATACTGGTTCGCACTTGGATTCGATTTTACATTGCCACTGATTGCATGGTATATATCAATAATTCGAATCGGCAACGGACGAACAGTGCTTGAACTTTGTTCCCACTGCAGTATCAGATAAGATAGTATCTGTAAATCTTTGGAATCGAATAGTTGGATACTCTCTTTCTTTTTAAACATATCTGGAGGAAACGTCATGACAGTTCTGTGTTTTCCGTCTTCGCTGCGGTATACTTCAAGTTTTCCGTTCTGCAGATCTTCCTTTTTGACCATCTGTTTTTTGTTTACGAATAATGAATTCGCGCTAATGTCGTCAACTCCTACGTAAACAACTGAAGACAGGTCAAATCCGTAATCCTCCTCCGCTATATTCAATATGTTGATGGTGAGATCCATAATAAAGTCTTTTTCCTGTGCTTTTGGTGTTTTCTTTCCTTGACCAGGGAAATCGATCATTTTGGTATCGTTATCTAATGCCCATTCTTTTATGATACGCAACTGTTCTTGTTCCATTGATGGAAAATCCGGATACACTTTATTATTCAGAACGAGCTGTCCTGTCAGATTGTATACGGTTAATGCGTCACGATAAAAATAGGAATCCGATTCATTTTTCCATTCATTTGTCTCTACCATGTCGGAACAATTCTTATAGTATCGATTTTTCTTTCTGATAAGTGCTTTTTTCTTTACACCAGCTATCTTTCTTAGTTCTATTCTATCTGTTGTTCCGAGTTCCTCAATTAACACACTTTCCACGAAGGATTCTATCGGTTTATTAAATATTTTGTAACGATCTTTTCTGTTTTCGTGATATTCAATAATGGCTGGATCTACTTTGCTCGTTATTTTGTTAATGAAACTTTTTGAATACTTGATCGAACCCATTCTGTTATCCTCCGTTCTTATAGCATCATTATAATTGTTTTTGGTCCGTTGTGCAATTGATAGAATTTGGCACTGCTTCTTTCGTTATTGCTTCATTTGGTACCGTATTTTTCGATAAGCGTTCATTTGGTACCTGTTTCTTTCGATAAACACTCATTTGGTGCCGTATTTTTCGATAAATCTAATTTGGTGCCGTATTTTTCGATAAACACTCATTTGGTACCGTATTTTTCGATAAATCTAATTTGGTACCATATTTTTCGATATTTCTCATTTGGTACCGCATTTTTCGATAAACGTTCATTTGGTACCTCATTTTTCGATAAGTTCTCATTTGGTACCTGTTTCCTTCGATATTTTTCAATCGGTGCCATATTTTTCGATAAACGTTCATTTGGTACCGCATTTTTCGATACAGCTTCATTTGGTGCCATATTTTTCGATATTTCTCAAAAGGTACCATATTTTTCGATAAGCATTCATTTGGTACCATATTTTTCGATAAATTCTCATTTGGTACCTGTTTCTTTCGATATTTTTCAAACGGTACCATATTTTTCGATAAGCATTCATTTGGTGCTATATTTTTCGATAAAACTATTTTGGTACCTGTTTTCTTCGATATTCACTCATTCGGTACCGTTTCTTTCGATATTGATTCATTTGGTACCTATTTCTTTCGATTCTGTGCATTCTTTTCGATAAACGACTTTTCTTTCGATAAAACAAATTTTGACCCCTGTTTTTTCGATATTCACTCATTCGGTACCGTTTCTTTCGATATTTTCTCATTCGGTACCTACTGGTTCGATTTATTCGTTTTTGTTTCGATTTCTGCTGTTTTGGGAACCCTTTACTTTTGTCGATTAAACTGTTATGTTTGTGGAAAATGTTAGAAGAAAGGAGTTGACGCGATGTCTGCAAATATCTATTTTGAACACGAATATCCAGATACGACAATAATAAACACAGCCGCAGTCGTAACAGCAATTCGATGTCAAAAGAATCATTACCTTACAGATGTTATCACAACAGACATCGTGGACCCTGATTCTAGTAACTGTTACGCGTGCCCTTATTACAAAAAAGGTGTTAATTGTGCGAAATCCTGTGATCAGAAACAATTTGTCAAAAAACAGGTTCGTACCTATATTAATGAGCACAATCGTTTCGGGTACAAAAAAGAGCTTCCTACACTTGCAATCAAACTTTTTCTGTACCTGCACTTTTTGCGCTCGGATAAATTCGGGTACCTTCGTATTGAATTAGAAGAAGCTGCAACTATTTTATCCTGTTCCAGGCGTTCTGTCATTCGTAATTTACATACGTTGTCGGAACGTGGTTATATTTCATATACAAAAGGTCTATATACAGGAACATACCAAGTGTTTCTATTGTCGTCAACCGAAAACAAGAAAACTGCATCCCAGGGTGGACGTGGTTATTTTGTGCTGTCTTACGATATGTTTAAGATCCTTCTTGGATGTCAGACGATCAATGAACTAAGGCTTCAGTTAAGAGGCGTTATTTCAACTCTTGAAGGTGCAACGAAAAATCAGATCCTTCATGAGACTTCTTATGCTGACATTAAACGCATGCTTCCAGCGTATGCAACAAAGAAACTTATCAGAAATACGATTACATCAGATCATTTCTGTCAGATGTTCGGTGTAAAGTTATCAAAAGAACGTTCCTTCTTTTATATTACAATGAAAGAAGAATACAATCCAATTCGTATCAAATCGGCTAAAGTAGATGATGCCAAAGCAACAATTGAATCTGCCTTAAGTCGTATCAATGCAGACATCACAAAAGTCAACAAAAAACAAAAGACAAAGATTTCTCTACTATCTTTAACAAATGAGGATATTCGAGACGTTGCTAATATTTCGCTACAACTGCCAGTATCCTGCATTGTACAAGCATTGTCGCGTTTCCATGAGACATATATCAAAAAAGGGGAACGGATCAGAAGTATCGGGGCTATGGTACGAACACTTGCTTGGGATATTTATGGATACCAAAAACTCGTTCCCGGAACTTAATGATTCTAAAACTACATATTTGTTACTGCCTGGATGTCAATGCCGGGCTTTTTGTTTTGTCCGTATACTTTATTTTGTCTATAAAATAGTGGTTATTTTGTACGGATACATCGTTTTGTCCTCGTAATGGTGGGTTAATATCTTGATTGGGGACTTTTATTTTTATCCACATTGGACAGAAATCAAGATTTTGCGACATCATTGTGTTTCTTGTGACTGTAATCGGTTTTATTTGTACAGTTTATAAATTTGGTACGTGGATTCTTGTTTTCTGGACAGACGTTTCCGTTTTGGTGACCGAACTATCAGGTTTTACGACACTTTGGTTTCTTACAAATGGTCACGAAATGCAGGAAACATCAGGGTTTATAGACTTTGCTGTTATCTATTATGAAATATGCTATACTGATATATATGATGTACTGATAACTGTTATTATGTATATGATATCAACACATATATATATTCATAAGAAACAAAGATTTGTTACAGTGAAGCCTTTTGTGACATAAAACAGATGTTGGAAAATATGGAGAAATAATTATGCTTGACTTTGTCTTTGGTCCCAGAAATGGAGAAAAAGAAATCGAACTGTCTAATGAGGAACGAGAGTTTCTTGCAAACTACCGGAAATTGAATTTGAAACAGAAACGATTTGTAAAGAAACTGCTTCATAATACCAGAAACAAAACCGATTTCGAAAAGGAACAGATTTTGACGAAGTTTTAGCAAAACTAAAGGACGAAACGGTAAGAAAATAAGCTCTAATTTTGTGGATGCCTCTGTGGAAGCGTATATGCCTCATAGAGCCATTTTGTAGTTTAGATGAAGAATGTTTCGAGTAAGAGACATTTTGCTCTTGTATGGCAATTCTGTTGCGCCACTTTTCGATTTCCTTCAAAAGAAACGGAGAGAAACGAAAAGAAAACAGACCTTCAGAAATCGAAGATCTGTCTCTTTGACTGTTTTCTGATTGTATTCTGTTTATGGCAGGTAGTCAATGGTTATATACTGAAGATTTCCATCAAGGAATTCGAACTTGTAACCATACTGACCATAATACTTAGTTGAATCCTTCTTGTATTCTACTGTGTCAGTTGTGTGGCTTTCACCTTCGTATGTTCTGTTGTCTGTTGGATCGCTTTCGTTTGCGAGCAATTCGTCTAAAGTCATATCAACAGGAAAAGCAAACGACATTACGTTCTGTGTTTCTCCAATATGCATTGGTAAGTATACTTCGCTGATGTAACACTCGGATGCTGTTTTGCCTGCATCTGAATCGTTGAATACATATACCTGTCCACTCCAATAGTCCCCTAATGTGATGCGGAATCCACTGGACTGGCTGTTTTTATTCAAATTATTCGATGCATTTGCAATATCATCCTCATTAAACGGAACTCCGTCATCGATCAGTTCCTGTAATGTAGTCTGACCTAATGTATATGTTTTTCCGTTGATCGCAAACTGCATGTTATCAAAATCGACATAGCTGCCACCGATTGTTGCGGTTTCTGCTGATTTTGTATCAGCAGTTTCTGTTGATTCATCGACCGCTTCTGTTTCTGTTTCGATCACTATCTCGGTTGCCTCTACCTCATCCGGCTGTTCTGTTTCAACTTCTGTTTCTGTTTCAGCGGATGCTTCTGTTGCAACCGTGGTCTTTGTGTCTTTTGTTGAAGCTGATGTACCGCATCCGGTAGCTAACATACCGAGACACATACTGGCTAACAACAATGTTACTGCTTTCTTTTTCATCTTAATACCTTTAACAAGCCATGTGCGGAGACCCGCGCCTTCAGTCGTGGGAGGAGCACTCATTGCTATGTCGTTCCCTTTCTTTGTTCTGTCAAATTGTTACTCAAACACACTCCGAAGCTTAGCATTATAGAACATTAGCAGTTCTATAATCTTGGCTTACTAACTGATCTGCACGCCAGTAGGTGGCAGGTTTCAGTACAGGAGGACATCACGAGAGTTTATCTCGAGTGAACTGTACTCCGAAGGAGTGGTATCACTTAAGGTTTGAAATACCAGGACATCTGGATCTTCTCTGAAGTTTCCCAGTGTTTTTTTTATGGTATTCAAAGCTGTCTGATGTGGTCTTGAAATACAGACTCAATCCCTCAATAAATTGAGCGATGTAGTCTCTCCGTTGCAGAAACGTTCAAGACATCCCTACATGGTAGGTTTCACAGGACTCTTCGTCCTGCAGTCTTACGGTCTCAGTTGGAACCGCAAAGAGTTATTTCTAAACTCTTTAATACCAATAAGGCTCACATTTTGGAAACCTCGTCAGGAAATTACAAAATATTTCTAATTATTTTGTACATGAACGGAGTTTCCTCTGCACACCATAAGGTGGCAGCTTCCACTCCTTACTCCTTTGTGATGGGTAGTTGACAATGTGATAGTTCCTTTCTTTATAATTGCGGATTATTCGGAACGTTACTTATTGTTCCTTATTTACTAAATATGTACAAGTTTCAAGCAAAGAAAAACAGACCCTCATAAGAAGATCTGTTTTCTGTTTTACGGCTTAGTTTGTTCCTGTGCTGCCGAATCCACCTCGATTTTCACCAACTAACTGTTCCTTTTCATGGAATATAATTCGTGGCTGATTCTCAATAATGCGGAACTGACAGATACGGTCATTTACATGGATTTCGGTATCGCGTGTTGCGTATACTGGCATCATCCATTCATCATCGTTTCCACAATAAGAGTTATCGATGATTCCGATACTATTTGTCTGGATAAGTCCCCATTTCTTGAATGTTGAGCTACGCGGTGCAACATATGCTTCGAAACCGTAAGGGATTTTCATGGCAATTCCAAGTGGGATCAATGCAAAGTCGCCTTTCTTCAGTTTCATTTCTTTGGCGGCTCTAAGGTCGATCCAATCTGACTTGTCATCAATATAAGTCAATTTTTCAATATCCGGATTCAAATACCGGACGTCAATGTCTGCATGTGTCATTGCTTTTGTTCTCCTTTAGTTTGTTTTTGTTGTTTCGTTTACTACATTGCCGATCTTCACAGTCTTCGCAAAACTGGTAAGTAACATTGTGATCAACGATTGGACAGTAACGACTCATAAGGTTTAATCTCCTTTTCTTGTATGTTATTTTGTTACATCTTAAATATGTAATGAATGGGCTTAACCTAGAAGCCATGATGCTTGAACTACTAACGTTTAAGTGTATTACAGCTTCGTTTCCAAAAACAAAGACAGGTTATTACTCCTGCCTCTGTTTCATTTTAAAATCGACCTAATCTGACCGATACATCACAAATACTATCTTCGAGCTTTTCTTTAATTCGCTTTGCGCATTCCTCTTTGTCTGTATCAGATATTTTTGTTGGATCAGGATATTCTTTGTTTAATTCCCTGCAAACGTACTCTGCTTTTTGTCCGAGTTTGTATCCTTTTTCTTTGTATCGTTTGTAATCAGGAGCAATATCAATTGAATTTGAATCAAATACGGTCCAGGTATTATAACCTTTGATTAACAAAGCAACACAGAAAACAAATACAAGAATGATCGTCACGTTGATGTTAATGAACAACATCGGCGATAAAAACAGGGTGATTATTGGAATTAAGATCCAGGAAGTAATGATTCTGAATTTTTCCTGTTTATTCAAATATTGTAATAAATCCTCTGTCATTCTTGTACAACAATGTTCGAATCGATTTTTGTCTTGATCACAATAAATGAAAATATTATACTGCTTGAAATCGTTAGGGACTGAAACAAATCTTTTAGCTACCAGTTTCGGCAAGAAATATTCGATTGCGATCGCTGCTACAATAATCATAACGGGACCGACACATAATCCGAGTAACTTTAAGATCAATCCAAGGGTCTCGAAATACCCCATGCCGTCTGCGTGTTGCAACTGGTTAATAATTTTTACAAGTTCGTCTGTTTGAAACATAATACTTTTCTCCTTTTCTTTTGATGGTTTATTTGTTACGTCTTAAATATGTGCCCGATATTAATGGAGAAACCGGTGTTCTATATGATAAGTTGGGCACAAAAATACCGGATGCTAACACACTCATACGGAAACAAAATATCAGGGAACAAAAAGTATTGCTAAACTGATTAATCGATTTACTTTCTTTTTGTTCCCATAAATATTCGTTTCCGATAATTCTATCGTTTATCAGTGATCACATAGATGAATCACACAGATGACAGCTTTGCAATACCGATCATTTACGGCTGCATTTATAATTTGTTCTATCTCATATTTATCCATATGCTTCAATTTCTTTGTATCTATAGTTTTAAATGCTTCCTGGATTTTCTCACAAAACTGATTTCTGATTTCTGTTTTGTTTACAGAGTTTTCCTTTGCTATATCGCTCCAATCATAGCAACCAAAACTGTCGTTACAGAAAAACAATGTAAGTACAAGTCCTACGATTATACAAAATGTAAATATACCAAAAAGAACTTTTGTATGGTCATTAAAAAGAAATGGACTTAATAACAATAATACAATTACAGAGAAGCCACAGGTTATTTTATAACGCAAGAATCCCCGTTTACAAAGTAGTTTTTCATAATCACGACTTTCTTCCCAATCAGACGGCTTCAAAAAATCTTTGTCTTTCTTTCGTTTAAGAACGAAGTGATAATCGTATAACTTCATTGTGTCTGACACTGGCGTTAATTTGTATGAAATCCATTTTGGTCCCAATACTAAAATCACTATTAAACTGATAACAAACAGTGTGGGACCTGCACATAGTCCAATTAATTTAAAAATCAGCAGTAGTGTATCGAAATACCCGAGTCCGCTTCCTTGTGCATGCTGCAATTGATCAATTATTTGTTGTAATTCTTCTGTATGAAACATATATAATCTCCTTTCGTTTCCTCTGACTTAACTATTCATAATAAGGCTCAAAATACCGAAAACTCGTCAGGAAACAAAATATCAGGGAACAAAAAGTTGGTAAATTAATTAATTAATTGGTTTACTTTCTTTTTGTTCCCATGAATATCCGTTTCCGAAACAGTTACTCTCTGCTAATAAGGATCTTATAATAAGGATCGTTTACCCTTATGCCTAAAATTCGAGCGATTTCCTTTTTACTCATATCTTTCAACTGATTTGCATCAATCTCTTCAAAAGCTTTTATCACTTTTTCAGCAAACTGATCTTTTGTCTCTGATAATTTATCTTCCTTTGCGATATCTTCCCAGCCCTTGAGTTCTGATTCATAATCATAAACTACATATACATATAGAAGAACACTACCCATAACGATCATAAATGCATAAGCAGGAAACCTCATTATTTCACTAAAAAAGAAAGGACTTATCAGTAGTGATACAATTACTGAAAAAACGCATGTTATCTTATAACGCAGGAAACCTCGTTTACAAAGTAACTTTAGGTAATCGCTGGTATATTTAATTGTGTTGAACTGTAGAGGTGAATCTCTCTGCAAACGATATTTCCCATTTTTACACTTAAGAATAAAATAGCAATTATACCGTTTCATGTTATCCGGAGTTGGTGTTAATTTGTATGAAATCCATTTTGGAATCCATATTAAAATTAATATCAAACAAATAACAAACAGGATTGGTTTTGCACATAATGCAATCAGTTTCAGGATTAAAAGCAGTGTGTCAAAATAACCGATTCCGTCTACTTGTGCATGTTGTAACTGATCAATGATTTTTTGCAATTCTTCGGTGTGAAACATAGATAATCTCCTTTCATTTCCTCTGATTTAACTATTCATAATAAGGCTCAAAATACTGAAAACTCGTCAGGAAACAATAAATTAGGGAGCAAAAAGTCGGTAAACTAATTAATTGGTTTACTCAACTCTTGCTCCCTAAACATCTGTTTCCGAAATAATCAGTAACTGAATTCGTTAGATTTCAGGAAACGGAAAACGAATAGAACAACAGTCAGATACTATATGCTCATCCATATATTTTTCAAACTCAATTGGTGTCATTTCTACTTTATCCTTTTTCAGTGAGAATACCTCTTTGTACAGTTGTTCTTTGATATTGGATTCAATCTCATTGATACTTGATAGTTTTTGAATATTTCCATATATTGCCCAATGGTTTTCGTGGCAGAGTGATCGAAAATTAATATCATCAATTTCAGTTGTTAGGTAATAACCATCTTTAGTCTTATTTCCTACAATCCAATATAAAAAGATACAGACAACTGTAATGTAGGTTAACATAGTACCGAAGCTTACGAATAAAAATGGACTTAACAAAAAACACGCAATTAAGGATAAAACGGTTGTTATCTGATATCTTAGATGTCCGCGTTTTTCAAGGATTGCTTTATATTTCTTCGTAAACCTTATTCCTTCAAAATGAAGATCATTTAGATTTTTATATCCCCAGCTGCACAAAAAATAATATGGCTTCATGTCTTTTTCTAGCGGTATCAGAATTTGCGGTAAATATTTTGGAACAAAATACAATACTGCAAAGACTGCAAACACAAATAAAATCGGTCCCGCACACAGTCCGATTAATTTCGTAATCAACAGCAAGGTATCAAAATAACCAAGACTGGCTCCATGAGAACTCTGTAATTGATCAATGACTTGTTTTAATTCTTCTGTATGAAACATATATGTATTCTCCCTTCGTTTTTACTTGTTAACAATAAGGCTCAATATATCGAAAACTCGTCAGAAAATACAAGAAAAAGGAATGGAAATGTATTCCGTTTCAGATGTTTTTCTTGTCCTCATCATAATCATAATCCTCTCCCTTATATCCTTTTCCTGCTTTTCGATCTTCTTATTTTTCTACTGTCAGAACTAACTGAACCGTACCAATCTCATCTGAATCACTAACATGTACCGTAAGATTATAGGTTTTTGTGTTCGAATCATTACAGAGATCATATGCTGGCCACGATGTTTGGAATCCAACATCATAGATTGATTCTACAATACATTCGTCTCCTTCTGTTACTGTAAAGCTTAATGACCTTGTAATGTCTCGGTATTCGTATTCTTTTGCCAGATCGCTAAAATCAATATACTTATGGTCTTTGTTTACAGTTGCAATCCACTTTTTGGGCAACCCATTCTCTTGCATTCCCTCAAAGCTGCTATATTCGGATACTACATTGGAATGCGATTCGATGGTTGCTGTTTGTTCTGCTTGCGTAATATCCGTATCTGAATTATCGTGATATAATAATGAAAAACTAGTAACGAGTATAGCACAAACAACAACAACAACGACTAGTGCATAAGCTTCACCAATTATGAATGTGTTCGGCTTGTATTTCTTACTTTTCTTAGAATTGTCTGCTACTTTTGTTGACTTTGTCCCGTTTTTCTGCTTCATAAGCTGTTTCATGTAATCATAATGATACGAGCTATCTTCTGCATCTTTAGAACTCGGTGTCTTTTCCGGCTCTGTTTTTGGTTTGTCTTCTGCCTGTTTCGGTTCCTTAAATTTGTATAATACCATATGGCTCTCCTTATAGAAAACAAAGGCTGCTACACAATGCAACAGCCTCTGTATTTAATTCTGTTTAATGGCTTAACTGGAACAATGTATTGATCTTGTCGCTTAGCATTGTCTCTGGCAGTTTTCCATCCCAGCCTTTGACGTAGTAATACTGAACGAGTTCTGGATGCGCATTTAACTGATCTCCGACTGCTGACATGATTGCGGCATCTTTCTTTCCCTGATACTCAGCAGAATCAGCCTGGATCTGTGCAACTTCCGCGTCTGCTTTTGCGGCTACGATTGCAGAGTCAGCTTCTGCCTGTGCTGCAGTGACTTTACGTTTTGCTTCTGCTTCTGCTTCCAGGTTTAATCTTTCCTGTTCTGTCTTTGCTGTTAATTTGTTCTGAGCTGCAGTTACTTTCGCTTCAGCTGCACTTGTGAATTCGTCACTAAAATCGATATTCTCAATAGCTGTTGCTACTAATTCAATATTGTAACCAGCAAGGTCGTCAATAAGATTTTCTTCGATCAAAGAAGCAACTTTATTACGATCCTCAATAAGCTCATTTGCTGTATATTTCGCAAATCCAGCTTTTACTGCTTCCTGTACACGCGGAACAATAACGGTGTCATAATAATTGGAACCGATCGTGCGGTAAATATCCTGAGCATTCTTTTTGTTGATCTGATAGTTGACCGTATAGGTTAACGTTACTTCCTGGATATCACTGGAGAAACAATTCAGGTCAACCTGAGCTTTCTGTACACGGTTATCCATTTTGACTACTTTTACCCATGGCTGTACAAAATGCATCCCGGCGTCTAATGTCTGCGACTCAACACGTCCAAATGTTGTAAGGATTCCGGTACATCCGGTCGGTACTGTTCGGACGCAACCTAAGAGACAGATCAAAAGTCCAAATAAGGAAAATACCTGTCGTCCTCGGAAATGAAACTCTACTGCTTCGTCTGTAAGTTCAATACCCAAAACGAAGAATAATACTATAGTTGCAATAATGCCTAGCACGAATAAAAACATATTAAATCCTCCTTTGTTTTTTGTTATGTTTTCGTTTCTAAACCTGATAAGGCTCACTTTTTGAAAACCTCGTCAGGAAATTGCAAAAAAAATCAAATTTGTTTCGTAATACGGTTCGAGCACATATTTAGAATAACCACTAATCGCATATTAAAGGAGGAATTGAATATGAGAGAAATACTTAAAACAGGAACATTGCAGGAAGTAATCGATACATTAGAGTCCGAAATTGAGGAATACGATATGAATTCTATCAAAGCGGACTTAACTAGTAACGATACATTTCTGCTTTGTGATCCAGTAGTCTTTATTCCTGATGTGAATCTTTTTGCCGTTTGCATGGAATACTGTCTTGGGGATGCCGACGGAATGGCTGACTGGTGTGGAACCTTTATATTCCGCATCAAAAACGTATCCGGGAACCCTACTATTACAGATTATGGTTACGAATCCGACGATATCATGACAACATTGTATAATTACACACATGTTGACACAGATAAGTTGGCGTCCATGTCTGCAGGTCTTTTTACCGGAGACCTTGATCAGATCGCAGCTCTTTTGGAAAACGCAATCCTGGGAATCGAACTTCCAGATCCAGATGCCGTCTCCGAAGTAACGACTGCTTTTGAAACGGCGCCCGCAATAGCATTCTAAACACAAAAGAAACCACTTACCAATTACGGTAGGTGGCTTCTTGTTTTATGATTTTTCAAGATGTCTTATCGAATTGATAGCAATCGTATTCTATAATACATCCGATCTCATTGGTTTTGCATAGAATTGAAAGTCCACGTTCATAACGTGCATCGCATCCATCTCTGTGTACGCAATGCCTGCAGTTAATAAGACATGCTTCCAGAAATTCGTCCGGAAATGTTTCGAGATCCTTCCATTCAGACTTCGACGCATATTGTTTTACTAATTTGTAACCTTTTGCGAGTTCACAATGTACGATATCCTGGTTCATCTTCGGAGTAACACAATACAGATTTCCTTCTCCGTCATCCCAGATTGACATCTTTTTGAAATGATACTTGAAGAACCGATGAATTTTGTTTACAAGGAAGCAAATGATACTTAGAACCCAACCAACCGGACCGACAGCAAGAAGTCCTGTAACTGTGTCATTATCAAAAGCGATGTACAAAATAGTGGATACCAATGAACACAGTAGCCAAATAATAAGAACAAGTTTTATAGATACCATAATATAATCTCCTTTTCTCTTATGACTTATTATCATAAATATGGAATTCCTAGTATTGCATTAATTATCAGAAACATTCACATGCAATTTACTTTCATCCAGATACAAAAATCCCCATTCGTATCGTATTGTTTCAATATGTGTTGGTTTCTCGTTATCGACGACAGTTGGTAACCCACGTGTTGAAAACGATTCTCCGGACTCATAATCAATATGTGTTATCTCGGATGTTATCGGTTTTCGAAAGGTTGTAAACAAAACAGCGATAACTGATAGAGAAATCAAAGATCCGATACTCCAAAGACCGACCAAAACGGTTAACATTTTTGTTAGTTTTTGTTTTAATGACAAATCATCATGTTTACTATTCATTTTTCGAACTAAATAACTGATTCTCGGAATAAACAAAATGAATATTACAGCTAAAACGAGAACCATAAATGCGATTACGTTCATGGATTTCCTCCGTATTCCTATTATTTCGGAACCGCTCTTTCGGAACCTATTGACTTAGAAACTATTATGTTTCCTAAAACAATCGGTTCTAAAATATTCGGTTCCGCTACTGTTGGTCCAACATTTCATCAGAAAGATTTACGTGCAGTAATGTTTCCTTTTCATACAAAAAGCCCCACTTGTACGTAATCGTCTCAAAATGTGTTGAATTTTCTTCGTCTACAATAACGGTCACATTTTTCGGTATCTGTTCTCCGGACTCATATGATACCGGAATTGTCTCTACTGATACTGGCTGCCGGAATCTAGGGTATAGTCCCGTAAGAAAAATACTTGGACAAAATGCCAAGACTACATATACAGCAATTAAGGTTTCTGTTTTAAGTCCGGGAGCTACATTGAGCCCTGGTTCTACTGTGTCTCCATTAGAATCCATTGCTTCGATTGCTGCTATATCATCAACTGTCGATTTATGGATAATCGGAATGAAGATTACGGACACAGTTATTATCATGATCAACACAAATAACATAATATGCATGATTTTAATATCCTTTCTTTAATGACTGTTAGTTGTTATCTATTACAAGGCTCATGGAATCGTAAACTCGTCAAGAAATCCAAAGATTCGAAACAAAAGTACAAAACATCAGAACCCACTGCATCAGAACCCACTTCCCCAGAGTTCAAATCTTCTACCTAAAGGCAGAAGATAACCCTTACCCGAGTAAACGAGTAAGGGTTGTAAACTTCACAGTATAAAACTTTATTACAGAGACTGGTTTTCGAGTTCTAGGTATACGCTACCTGGAAATAGCCAGGGTCTATAACTCCTAATTCACGCCATGAGCTGCTGCTTGTGGTATACGCTACCTGGAAATAACCAGGGTCTATAACATACATCTTTATTCGAAAACATGAGAAATAGGTATACGCAACACGGAAACAACCAGGGTCTATAACTAATGTTTTCAATATCCTTGGATATGCACAACCCGGGAATAACCAGGATCTATAACATTCTTTATAACGGAAGTGGTGTGCGCTATCTGGAAATAACCTTTCTTTCTTTTGTTGTTATCTTAAATATGGGTGAGTAATTTACAAAGGAATACAATTTGATGATAAGGAGAAGGATGAGGCTAAGGGAAGTTTGCATCATCACAAAACAAATAAAAGATCCCACGCAAAAACAAGCAGGATCTCTATATTCTTAAACTAATTCTGATTCTGTGACCGAATGGATTACGATCTTCTTTTTCTTACATCCACCGATCAACCATGCAGTGTACTGCTTGATTACCTGGTCTCGGATGCTACTATCTAACATTCGACATCCGTAAACTCCATTCGCAAACTCATGTAATTGTGTTCGCATATCTGCATCCAGTTCGATCGGTAATTGGTAGGCTAATCTCAGCGTTTCCAGTGTTTTGTCAATAATCTTGTCGACTGCCTCTTCAGATAACTTATGATAGTTGACAATCAAAGGGAAACGACCAATCATTTCGTAACTTGCCCCCATTTTAATCATATCTTCTCTTGTGATCTCATCGAACATATCATTATCCTGGGCTCTGGCTCCGAATCCTAAATTATTCTTTGCCGCATTCTTTTTCTGCTCTCTGGATTCATTAAACGAACCCAAACCAATAAACATCGTATTGGATGTATCAATATAATATCCAGTTGGCTGACCATTCAAAATAAACGGAACTTCACGACCTTCAATAATAGTTAATAACTGATTTTGGACCGCAGCAGATGTGTTTGCTCCTTCTGCAAATGAAGGAATCAGTTTCTTGTCGAATTCATCCATAAATACGATTCCATAACCATTGGTGCCATTCTCCATGAGCTCATCTACTAGTATCGAACTTCCGGCACCAACAATGCCTTCTTCCGTAATCACAGATACATCTACTTGTGAGATTGTAAGCTCTGGAATCTCTGTTTTAAAATAATTGCGGAGTGACCGGTATGTTTCTGTTTTTCCGCAGCCAGATGGAGCAGCCATAAGCATATTGTTATTCACTGGGTTCCCAAGAGCAACGTTTGTGAGATAGTTATATACGTTTGCAAGTATTAAATCGAGATTGTCCTGTCCTATAACATCTTTGTGAATTGCGTTTCGAAACTCTGTAAACGGAACACGACCAAGCCATTCCTTAATGCTGAGTTTTAAATCCTCAATCTGTTCTGCTGTGTAAGCATCTTCATCCATCATCATATTTGGATCTATATCGCCAGACATTAGCTGAATTAAAAACTGCTGTGGCTGTTCGGAAACCATTTCTTTCGGATCCTGTTCTTTTGTTTTTTCGGTTGATTTCTTTTCTTTCGGATCCTTTTTTGTCGGTTTCTTAGCTTCGTTTGTTTCTACTTCTGTTAATTTCTTATTTGTGAGTGATTCGTTTTTCGGTTCCATAAAAATACCTCTCTTTCACGTTCTATCACTAAATATGGTTATCTTGTTTGCAGACAAATGGTATGCATTCTCTCAACCCATATTTAGAACAGAAACAATAAACACACAGAGAGGAGATCAGAAACGATATGGAACAGAAAGGGACATTTTCAATTACTGTTGAGGCTGGGTATCAGTTGAAATTCCGTCAGACTGTAGACGAATTATTAAGACCAATCAATACGAATCCTGATTACAGTAACGTGAGAAATTACATCACAAATATGGACTGCGATACTGGAATCATGTCTGTCAAAACAACTTTAACAACACAGGAAAACGTTGATGTAGACGAATCCGAATGTTATCAGAAACCACCTTTGTATGATGAAAACGATGGACAGTGGTATCCCGGCGTCTATAACGATGAACCGAAGTTTGAATACGATGCGAATGGGATCATGACAGATTTAAAATCTGTGATCAAAAAGATGGATCCTATTGGACAGGTATTCATTAAATTTGGTTCCGTTCGAACAGACGACTATGAAAAGGATTTGGATGACAAATTCGTTGGTTGCCTGTAGTAGAAAACAAAAAGAAGAGTCGGCGATAAACCGGCTCTTTCTCTTGCTTTCCATCAGACTTCCGTATAGCCCAAAGTTTTCAAATATTCGGAAACCGCAGACTGAGATTCCTTTATTTTGCTGATTTGATTTGGAATACACGATTTCGTTGCAGCTTCCAGATTCTTCCTTTGTTCTGTGAATTTATTGTGGATCTCTATTTCGCGTTTCATCCAATTCAGATCTTGCATCAGATCTTTTTTATGAAACACCACATAAATTGTATCCGCTATTATCGCACGCGCATTAATAGCTGGATTCTGATTCCACAGACCTCTGAGAAACTGCATTCGATTTCTGATAGTGAAATCATTCAGTATGTTATACGGGTCTCTTAATTCAAAAGGTTCACACAAAAACGTCTGTTCAAGGTTATCCTCATACCAACGAATACAGGAATTTCGGACTTCGTACGTCTTTTTCGCCAGATCAATATCTAAAATATGATCTTTCCTGTCAAAGAGAGACAAATATTCCGGAGGCGTTATCTGATTCACCTCAATTGTCTTTCCATAATTGTTGAACTCAAGTCCCAACATTCCGAATTTAGCATTCAGATGATCCACAATATAGTCTTTTACTTCTCGTCCATCGACCTGCAAAATACGGCTTAGTTCCAACACGTCTGGATCCATACGCTTAAATAATAACTCTGGATCACTAATACCCTTTTCGATAACAGCAAGTGCATAATTGACCTTTTTGATATCCATTTTTGTTTCCTCCTTTTTGTATGTAACATTTTTGTTATCCTAAATATGGACTCAACTGAAGGAATTTATATCTCGCATTCGTCGTTTCGTTATCGGCTATTATAATGCTGCAAGCAGTAATCGTACGATAAATAACAATAAAGCGAACGTAAAACATGGGAATGGATCATAATCTTTGTGCGCGTAATGTTGATTCTTTGTTCCGTCTTCGTTAAACATATTTTTGATGTCTTTCTCATCACTGTCTTGCTTCTTGGTTTTATAACATCGGTATACACCGGATACAACAAAAACAAGCATCAATACGTCGACAATCCACGCATGCGTACTCAAAAATGCTGATAAAACACTGGTTGGATTCTCTGTGATAAGCCCAGCATCAATGATATCCAATTCGTTTTCAATACGATTAATTCTCATACAAAGGTTCCTCCTTTCTTCGATTTCAACATACCATCCTAAAGAAAAAGAGGATATGGATAGGCAGGTTTTCCAATATTCGTTGTTGTTCTATTATTATCCTGCCAAACTACCTTATCCTCTTCCTTAAATTACTCTTCTTTCATGAATGGTCTTTCACTATTGCAGTTTGGACATCTGGTATAATGAAGTCCCTTGTCAACAAAAGTAATATCTTCATTCCACTCAGTTACACAGAATGGGCAGCCAATATGTAATACCTGATGAATTAATTTCTTATTGAATTCCGCTGTAACCTGATCCAGTTCGTAAAGTTTTGCATACAGCTCTGTTGTAAGATCATCTGAGATTTCAAGATACATAGGACACCACTGCTTAGTATACTTATTGTTATCTAACGCTTCTCGGAACAAATTGATAAACAGTGTAAACTGAGGACTATGCAGATCTGTCACAAATTGTAATGCCTGCTCATATTTGGACCGGATTTTATGAAGCAGCTCTGCATTCTGCTTCTTATCTTCTTCCGTTAAGACCTCTTTTGACTGAAATGAAATCTTTTTTACTTTAACTGGAGCTGGTACACTTGGCGTGTCGTCATCGGATTCCTCTTCTTTTGGCTCCGAAATAACAGGTTCCGGTGTTGTTTGGCTTTCTTCGACTTCGGAAACAATATCCTTATCTTCGGAAACGCTTTTTGGTTCCCTTTCTTCATGGTTTTCCATTACAGTCTGCTCTACTTCGGGAATGGATGCAGGTTTCCTATCTTCTGCTCCTAAAATTGCAGGATTTAATTCATTCTTAGGCTCATTTTGTTTCGTTTCTACTGTTTTTGCAGTCACAGATCGCTCGTTATTTGTTACTGTAACAGGGCGGAATTTTCCGTGACTTGAAAGAAATCCTTTTGAATGGGGAATCGAATGTGAATTAATCTTGTCTTCGTTTGCTGGTCTCTCATCATATGGTAATGGATTCGGTTTTGGCTGCGGTTGTGCAGGTCTTGGAACAGGGATTTCTACACTTTGTTCTACTACATGTGTGACCTGTTCTTTAGCAGCCGCTTTATTTGGTCCATCAGCTTGTCCCGTTACAGAAGCCGGTTCTTTCTCTGCTTTTGTTGGCTCTGACGTCGGCGGAACAAAAGAATTAGTATCCTGCTCTTTTACTTCGCAACTAGCTGCCGTACTACACAGAGTCTTTATGTCGTCTGTACTAAATAAGATCTTGAGGTCTTCCTTTGTCATATTGTCGGAATCTGTGTTATTGTAATGATTTACGAGCAACTCATTTACGAAACGGTCCATACCTAAATCTGAAACTTTCGATAACAGGTACAACAAATAACTCTCATTAATATCCTGCAAGTAATCCATCGTAAGATCATCAAATCCGATCATATCAACAAGTTTCGCTAATACATCCTTGTCGATCACAGACCGGCTGACGCCTGTAACATCAAAAGCATTGTATACCTCGTCTTTGTTAGGTGTTGTTCGGAATACCAAAGTACAGGTTTTTGGAACTGAATCTCCGTTCATCAGAACGCAGTACCAGCCAAAAGACTCAAACAGTGCACTCTCTTTTTCATAACAATAATTGATACTTGTTTCCTCTAATCTGTGATGTCCACATGGTCTCGGATCAAAGCATTTAAACGGTCCGTAACCTCATTCTGCGGCAACGCCTCTTTGTTATCAAATTTGTGTGCTTTAGCATTGACTTCGTAATACGGCTGATTTAAAAGGTACATTACATAACGATAATAACGATCCGGATCCGCTTCGATTCTCTTCAAGTCTTTTTCCTCCAGACCATAATTTTCATTACGTTTTGGTAATGATGCAATCTTGTCATCAAGTTCTGTGTAGTCATCGAATGTCATACTAATCATGTGGATTCTCCTTTTGTTCTCAGAGAAACCCATCTTCATATGACAAACGTTTACCATTCGACCACTGTTTTAGGCACACAAATAAAGCGTCACTCTGTGTAAGTGTGATCGCCTATCTTTCGACAACAAACTGTCAATTACAGTGGTAAGGATTACACAATCCTTCTGGTAAACTCATGATGTTTGTGACTGGTTATTCCTTTCATGCTAATACAATACAGGATCTACATCCAAATTTGTTTTCGTGCATACCTTCAGAGTAAACAGTCAGCGCAATATTTAGTTTCGAGTATCATAAGGCTCACAATTTCAGAAACTCGTCAGGAAATTGCAAAGAAATTGAAAATAATTACATTTATTCGTGTTTGCCTTATATTAGTCATGCTTTCCTAAGTTTCATCCTTATCCTTTCCTTAATTTATTACACCCCATTTTTGATCAAGTTCCGGAATTGTTTTCCCCTGATAACTCCATACTTTATATTCAACCAACCATTTCGGACGTACTCCATATCGGTAGCAGTCTTCTTTGAATTCTTCGTTTCTGCTATATGGAACTGTTAGCATATGAATTTGATATTTCGCTACTTTATTTTCCGCGTCCAAATAACGACGGATCACCTTATCGACGGATCCGTCATCTTGCTGCCAGATAAACTGTTCTCTTTCGTTTTGTTTCTGACGAGCTCTGATTAATTCCTCTTCGGCAGCAGATACTGGGATCCGATTAACACTTGCATACCATTGAAATAGATCATTTCTGTCAATGTTTCGCTTGTTTACAGAATGATCGAAACTTATAACTGCGCTACAACGCTCACAAACAGGGATAATATCTACAAGTGCTTGTATCTTTTTGTAATCGTTGTATTCCCATACTTCGTGCGCAAACAAATGGTCTGATCCTACAGCGCCGCCACAGCAAGAACAAACCCCGATTTTACATACATTTTTACTTATCTGTTCCAAACGTTCCGGCGTCAATCTTTGGCGCACTGTCTTACAGAATACACTTGATGGAATAAATTCAAATCGTAATGGATAATGGTGCACGATATCTTGATTTGTCAATGTCTGTTCTTTGATATATGTTAAACCATAGTGTTTTGTTACCTCAGACACATATGGAGACACATCTATTGGAACATACTCTCCTCTGCTCAAAATTAACTGAGGATGATACAAAATTAGATGTTTCTTTGCTCTTGTGATCCCGACATAGAATACTCTTAGATTCTCATTCTGTTCTTCTTTCGAATAGTTCTTTCCAGGATATAGGGCACTAATAACATCCATCATATAGACATTATCCCATTCCAAACCCTTTGCTGAGTGCACAGTAGACAGACAGATACAATCATCTGAACTTTTGGAAGTGTCATTCATTGTGAGTCCGTCCAAAAATGTTTGGAAATCAATATATTGTTCTCCAATCTCTCGGAATGTTTCTAAAATTTCACGTTTGGATTCCAGTTCATTGAATGCGTCAGTCCGGTTACTTTCCTGTTTGTATTTCTTACTGTTTTCGATTAGATCATGACGAAAATCATAGTAACCATCCACCAACATTCGAAGTGCCTTCTGGTAACCGGATTCATAAGTAGCGTTTTGCACCTTTGATAGATACACATGCAGATTTTCAAGCTGTTTTCTTATAGATGCTGATGTTTTCTTTCCGTTTATCGTTGCAGATAATGGGAAATCAGGTTCTGCGCAGCACTCGACAAGACCAGTTGCTTTCTTCTGTCCGACGTCGGTCACCAGCTGAGTCAGCACCCGATACCATGACAACATGCTTTTCTTACTAGTAGGTGCCAAAATACAGGTGATCAACGCAATCAAATCTCTCACTTCATCACGATCTAAGAATTTTTTACCACCGCGCATCTCGTATGGCAGATTATTACGAACTAACAACAATTCGAGTTTGTGTAATGGTTTTGACTTCGAATTTAAAACAGCACACTCAGAATATGGAGTGCCTTCAGAATGGACCCGGATGATCGAATCCACAATATGCTGGTATTCGTCTTCTTCGTCATCCACGTGATTCAAAATAACGGGTCCGAAACTTTTTCCGGTTCCTTTCATATCCTTCTTGATGCCAAAGTCACAGTTTCTATCCATGACTGCGTTCACAAATTCCAGAATTTCGTCTGATGATCTATAATTGGTATCAACTGTTACTACTCTTGTGCCTGGGTTCATTTTTTCGTAATTCACAATGTAACCGACATTGGAACCCCGGAATCCGTAGATTGCTTGATAGTCATCTCCTACTACTGCCACATTTGGATTCGAACTTGTTAACAGCTGCAGTATCTCATTCTGTGGTTTATTGATATCTTGATATTCGTCTACCATAATGTAATCAAACAAAGATGAAACGGCATTTCTTCCGTTTTCTGTCTGCATAAGCTCTAACATTTTCACCATGAGGTCATCATAGGTATAATTGTTTGTTGCTTCTTTCTCTTTTGTCCAGATTTCATACAGGTCACATAATTCTGCCACGTAGTCCATTGTTTCCTTGAATTCCGACAACACCTGATCAAGTGGTCTTCCGGTATTTATTGCATACGAATACGCTTCCCTGATATCAGAAAAACTAGGGAATCCTTTTACTTCTCCATATTCCGTATACTTTGCCATAACCTGAGAAATGGAATCCTCGATGCTTCCGTCTGAATTAAGGATTACAAAATTTGGATCCATCCCGATGATGTTGCCATATCGTCTTAACATGTCAAGATAGAATGAATGGAATGTCGATGTGTACAGTCCAATGCATTTGTTATCTCCTATTTCCTTTGCTTTTGTTGCCATATTTCTGGCTGCGTATCTTGTAAACGTAATCATTAGGATTCGTTTCGGATCAACACCAGCGTTTACTAAATTTACCGCCCTATTAATAAGAACTGTCGTTTTTCCGCTTCCGGCTACGGCAACAATTAGAAGGCAGCCATTTAGTGTGGTTGCAGCTTCTTGTTGTTTTTCATTTAATTTCATAGACATTTGGATACCTCCTGATTATTTGTCTTATGTGTTAAATATGCGTAAACATAAAACAAAGGAAAACAAAATAAAAAGAGCAACCTAAATAATCGGCTGCTCTCTTGTCTGATTTTGTGATTAATACTCAATTTTTCCTATGTCGACAAATGTCTTTCGGTCCCTGAATTTCGGCTTCGATTCTTTGTGACTGCATTTTGTTAATTCAAATGGATGCAAAAATGTACTGTATACCATCATTGGGAGATCTCTATTTTCAACCAAACGATTGGCATCTAAAATATGACACGAAAACTTATATCTTTTGGTTTTGCTCATACCTTTATCCTTCCTAGCTTATTTGCCACCAAAAATCATACACTTTATGAATATGCTGGTATCCGTTATGGAGTTCACCTTTGTAGTGTCTTACTTTTCTGTTTGCAAGACGTTTTATGTACGAACTGATCTTCTCTCTATGCAAACGCTTGTAATACGGTTTTGAAATATAAGAGTACCCGACCTTTCGTATCCATTTCTGATCCACATACATAGCTGGCTGCGGATAACGTGTGCACTCGGATGCGAGTTTCTTGAGATGTTTCTGTTCTTTCTCATAACGTTCGCGCTTGTTAAGTTTGCGTTTTCTCTCAACAGGATATGTAGAATACCAGTTAATGAGTTCCTTCTCGTAATCGTCTTCCTGAATTTCGTCTTCAGAAAGTTGATCGTCTGCAAAATAATCGTTTTTGTATTCCATATTGAATCCTCCCTTACCTGGATTTATTCTTCAGTTCCTGCATCGCATCCCATACGACTTTGTATCCGCTTGTTAGTGTCCGGATTGCGATTTTAACCTGTTCTTCAGAAATCTGATAATTATTATATACATACCGGACACAGTTAATCAGGATACGAAGGTCCGGAAGCTCAACATATGTATTCACAAAACCGATTGCCTCTTCAGGTCGCAAATCCAGCGGTTTTATAATCAAAGCTTCATAAGGCATTCTATTCCAGCCAAGACAACTTCCGTTATCATACAATGGAATAAACCTCGTGAATTCTCTCGTATCGGCATCCATACCAAATGCAAGATTAGAAAGATGTCTATCGTGGTTTCCGACAAGAACATCAATGATCATCATCTGATCGATCTCTTTTTTATAGCCAAGGTCATTTGCATATGACATAATGTCGATTGGATTATAAGAATTCAACTGATCCATTATGTTCTGTCCGGTTACAATGTCTTCGTTTCTTTTGCGGAAACATTCACTTACGCACGTGTATTCGGCGTCTGTGATAGATTGCTCGTACTGTACACATGGAATTCCAAGAATATTCGCAATCTGAGTAACGACGACCTCATTTGCTGCCAGAACAGATTCGCTCTGGGCACCTGGCATCCATCCATATTTCGTCAGATAATCGCGCCCATTTTTTCGAAACCAATACTTTTCCAAAACTCCAGGCGTTGCATAATCCGGCGACAAAATGGATGGATGCTGATCATCAGAAGTATCTTTGTGAAAACTACGAAGTTTACTTAAGTAACCGTTATCTCTGAAATTGATATCATTCCAAGATAATACTTCTTTTGTGTACACATCCTGGAACCAATAACAATCATTCATAGACAATCCATGGTTATCTTTTAGATATTCCCACACTGTTTTCTCGTCTTCGATTTCTTCAATGTTTATTCTGGTTCTTGGAATCATCCTATTCGTTAACCATGTCAGAATTTTCCAGTCTGCAAATTTTACACTACCCTGCATCCCAATCGGAAGCAGTTTTTCGTTATACACTTCGCTTACGCCTATGATTACGCCCTGATAGGTTATTAACTTTGCAACAAACTTGTTTTTGTGCATTAAATACATATCGCTTTTCTCCTTTTCAAACAAACCTGTCTAACTCCTTTCAAATTCAAGAAGAGGAAACGAAACATCATTTCCTCTCTCTTCTGTTTTTACTAGCTGTTTACGATTACTTTAAAGTGATCTCCGAGAACTTCTTTGAACTCGGTCTCCATTTCATCGTTGAATCGTGCATTGTCATCAGGAAATCTTCTGTCCCATTCTGTCTGGTCAAATCCGCTTCGCTTTCTTGCTCTTTCGAGTCTCAATGTATCTGGAGCCGTTACATATGTGACCATACAGTTTTCTGCACCATATTCGGTCACTACTGTTCTGGCTCCGTCTGGATCGAGAACAACAGCATAGTCGACATCATTTATATCTGTCAGCCTTGGTGATCCATAATACCAAATTGCAGCAACACCATTCATCTTTGTTTTGTAAGAACGGTATTCCAAAATTTGATTATTTTGAACTATTTCCATAAACTCTCTTTCTGATACAAAATGATAGTCAACACCATCAACTTCTCCTGGGCGAGGTGGTCTTGTTGTGTAAGAAACAACCTCTTTGACATCCGGATGAGAGTTTAGAAATTCATGATACAGATAATCTTTTCCAGCAGCTGATTTACCAATGAATACATATAACATATTTTGTTCCTCCTTTATTGTGCAATCTTTTGTCTTAAATATGTTATTTGAACACACAAAGTTATTCGATGTACTCTTTTAATACTCGTTTGTTTTTTGGTAATCTTGCATACCGGATGAACTTCAACTCAATCTGACGAACACGCTCTCTTGTGATGCCGTAGTCCGCTCCTATCATTTCCAGGGTTTCTGGAGATCCTGTCTCTAACCCAAAACGCCTTATAATGATTTGTCTCTGTCTTTCCTTATCTTTTCCTGGATATTTCGTTATCCATTGATCTAGTATTTCAAATAAAGTTTCTCTAAGATCCTGGTTCATATATTCGTTTTCGATGTTTATATTGGAAGATACTAAATCCTGAATCTCTGTATCAGCATCTTCTTCCTGATTTGCAAGTTTGTTTAAGGAAGAAGGATTCACCATTCCGTTTACGATATTTCGAAAGATTAGAACTTGTTCTTCAGTAACATTAATTGTCTTTGCAATCTCTCTGGCTGCCGGTTCCGCTTCTCCGGACTTTGCTAATTCTTCCATAAGTTTACGGTATCTGTGCAATCCTTCGTTTGCGTGTATTGGAATCCTAATCATGTTATTGTTATTGTATATCGCTCTCGTGATTGTTTGTTTGATCCACCAGGAAGCATACGTTGAAAACTTATACCCTCTTCTATAGTCAAATCTACGAATTGCTGTCATCAAGCCGATATTACCTTCCATAACAACATCAAGTGGATCCATGTTCGTTGCAACCAAAAAATACTTTTTCGCAATAGAGACAACAAGCTTCAGGTTGCGGTTGAAAATCTCATCGTAAGCCTCCCTGTCTCCGTTTTCAAATCGTTTAAAACAAGCAACTTCTTCTTCTGGAGTCATGATCTTGATGTTACCAATTTGTCTCATATAGTCTGTCATAGCATCACTGGATACGGAAGTATCAGGCTCATCATATTCGTACTCAGATGCATACTGATCATCTTCTTTACATTTATTCATTTCGGATTCGATTAATTCGTCTTCTATATATTTTTCAAGCATAACAGTAGTATCTTGTGCTTGCAATTCCTTGTTGTTTACCTGCTGTTTACTCATAATATTCTCCTTCTCTCAAATACAACATATTGTGTTCATTTATCTTGTTATCCTAAATATGGATACTTATATTGCAAACAAATATGCGATAATCCTTTCTTTTACAACTAACAAGGCTCACATTTTAGAAAACTCGTCAGGAAATCAGAAAATTGTTCGGACTATTCGCCATTTGTATTAGTTCCAATGTTGATGGTTTTTTGCTCAGCTAATAAGAATGTTAGTATATCTGGTGCCGATACTCTGAAAACTGTTATTTGTATTCGTTCAAAGTATTTCAAATTACACAAAACGCTGATTTGAATTAATACAATTTACCTGTTTTTAATAAAATGACACCGTTTGCATTAGTTCTATCACCTTTCACTTGTGTTTCGTGATGTAACTTTGACTTAAAGTTTAGTTAACCCTTAAACTGAACCAATTCGAAAATAGATATTTTTATTAACGAATTATATTTGAACTAGTTCAAAATCGGAAAAGAAACAATATTGAAAATCTTGAATTGGTTCTTTACCTGTGATTTAAGGGAGCTATATTGAAGTTTAATTGAAGCAGTATTGAATTTGTATTGAACTAGTTCAAAAATGATATAAACATAACGTTGTACACTGACGAACTGATTCAAATACTGATTCAACCAATAAACAGGGTCATAGTACTAGTTCGAAGCAATACTCTAATGGTAAATGATGGGAATTGAACTAATACAAATCCAGAATCTGTTATTTAGTCTGTTTCCGGCATTCTGTTTCCAAACAATCGCATACTTTGTACTGGTTCTTGATATGCGGAAACAAAGAATAGGAAACGATCATGGCATTCAAACATTATGGCTTCTCTTTTACGTTTCCAAACTCAGTAATTCGTATTAGTTCAAAACATACGGAAACAGAACAAACGAAGCCAAAATAAATGAAACATCACAATGTGTACGAAAATTGTATTAGTTCAAACAGGAAAAACCTTGCAAACGACATGAGAATCTATTATACTGTTGAGTTATAAAAAGGAGGGATAAATACATTGAACACAAATGCAGAACAAAAAACATATCACATCACAGCAATAGAAAGTAGCAAGGGCGGCGTTGGCAAAACAACGAGTACTGCAATGATTGCCCAAATACTTGCGATATCAGGACAACGTGTGTTGATTGTTGACATGGATTTCCAAAGAAATTGTACCGATATGATGTCGAAGAATATTGAACAAGTTCCAGAAGTATCAATGAGAGATCTGGTTCTTAAAGACTTGACATTAGAAGAAGTCGAGAAAACGATCATTCCATCAAAACTAGAAAACCTTGACATAGTTCCAACATGTGAAGATATCGAGTCATTACATTATGACTTGTATGATGAAGTGAATCACAATGAAAATGCGAATGCAATCATGTGTTTCCGGAATAATTTATTACAAATTGCCGGAACCAAATACGATCATATTGTTATTGATTGTTCTCCGGCGATCACAACACTTTCATCAGCACTCGGTATCGCTTGCGATACTATTTTGTGCCCAATTGAGGCGGATAACTTCGGATACCAATCTGTTGTTAAAATTGTCAACATGGCTGCAGAGATTGAAACATATTACGAACTTCATGAAAAGAAAAAGGCATATGTTTTTATGACAAAAGTGAAATCTCGTACGAACAGAGCAAAAGACATGTTTGCGGGATATGCGGAAATGCTCAATGACATGTTCCTTCCGACTCCAATAAGAATGTCTGAAGTTTTAGCAAAGTCAAGTACCGATTTCGTTCCGTTGATGTTGTCTCCTAATAAGAGAAACGAATGTGTGAACGATTATATGGATCTTTTAAAAGCTATTGATTATTTGGACGGACGTCAATTCATAAAAGTACGAAAATTTCAGAACGGAACTAATTCGAAAAAGAAAACAAATAAGAAATCGACGAAGAAAGGAGCAAACAAAACATGAGTACAACAACACGACCTAAGTTTATGCCGGGCGTAACATCATCCGGAAAGCTTCCTGGTTCAACAAATATTGATGAACAAAGAGCGAGCAATGCATACGGAATGCGCTATATCAACATCGATAAAATTATTACAAACGAACTGAATGAGAGATTCGATCAAATTGATATTCAGTCTCTAGCGTTCAGTATTATGGGAAACGGATTATTTCACAACTTTGTAACAACAAAGGAAAACGAAAACGGAGAGGTCCGGCTAATTTCCGGAGAAAGACGATTAAGAGCCTGCCGTTTGATTCGTGATGAGTATCCGGATAAATTCAAAGAACAATTTCCTGGGGCTTTGCTTCCGTGTCATGTGAGACCAGAAATGTCAAAAGTCGATGAAGAAATCGCCTTGATCGAAGCAAATGCTCAGGTTCGTACGCAGACTTTAGAAAAGAACATCAAAGATATTCAACGTTTATTGGAATTGTATGAAATGAGAAATGCAGAAGATGATGATGAACGTATATCAAAAAAGATTGCAGACTCTTACAAGATGACAGAACGTCAGATTTACAAGTATATTGCAATCACAAAACTGAATCCGGAATTACGTGAAGCCTGGGAAAACAAAATAATCACCATTAATACGGCTGCGGAAATTGCTGGATTCGGAGAGACAGAACAGATGATGCTTGCTGAAGTTCTAAAAGAAGAGGGCAAGCTAACAGAGGACGATATCCAGGCAGCACGAGAGTTACAGAAAACAAAAGAAGCTGCAAATGAAAGACTTGATTACACGGATAAAAAGATTAAAGCGTTCGAACAATTGAAAGAAGAAGCAAGCAATGAAAAGGAACGCGAACTTGCGGAATCCAAAATCAACGAAATGCAAGAGGAACAAAAAGAGATTATGTCCTCGTTATCGAATGCTGAAATGAAACGAATGAGAGCTTTAACAAGATCAAACAACATGATTGATAAAGTTATCAACGATCTTAATGCGCTTGAAAAAATGCCAGAGAAATCGAGAGCGTTGCCAGAAATATCTGCACGTTTGGAAATCCTTAAATTAAAACTGGAAGAGGCTGCGAAAAAGCTTGGGAATCCAGACGAGAAAAACAAAGATGAGAAAAACAAAACAGAAAACGAAGAGTAGAAAAGAAGAGGAGACAAATAATCGTCTCCTCTTTTTCGTATTCTAATACTTGCACTCAATTAGAGCTGAAGTGTCGAACTATCGTCGTCGTGATCAATGTCATCCTGATTGTAAGGAATTGGTTCTCCAGTTTCATCAAGGAATGAATTACTGATATCTGTAGCCGGATCACTTGGTTCCTGGTTTTCTGGACTGTCTGGTTCCTCATCAGGAAGGTCTCTGTCGTGTCCAGAATCTTCGCTGTTCAGATACATCTGTTGGAATGCATCAAGTGCATCTTTGTGGTCGCCTCTTATGGTTCCAGAAATAATATCTTCATTTTTGGTTGCAATATCTTCTGAATTCCGAACTAATCCGTTTGCATACAGATTTGCGGATAAAGATTTGCCATCCACAATAGTAACCGTAAGATTTTGTTCCAGAGATGTCTCTTTTACAGTTCTGATCTTTTCGTTAAGATCTGCTGCGGTTGCTGATTTTTGATCTTTATCTGGATCCGTCGGCGAAATATCAATGTTTACATGACCAACGAGTGCCATATTATCGATCCGTACTTCAATGTTTGACCATGTCGCACCTCTTTGTGGATCCACTGATTTATCGCCATCTTTGAAATCGAGTTTGATGTTGTCATTGATATAGTTCTCATAATAAGCACCTAAACTGGCAATGTCATTCTGGAATGCGAGGAATTCTTTATCATGGCAAGATCTGATTGCAAAATCATGGATCTGTTCCTCTGTTGGCTGCAGTCCCTCAAATGAATACAGATAACCAAGTTTACGAGCTGAATATACAAAAGCATTTCGTCCATTTTCAGTTGTCAGATCAATAGGATCCGGCATATCTCCGTTCATATCCGGAATATTGATATATCCACGCTGATCTTTGACATAAATGATATCGTTTTTTAAGTCCTCTTCTGTACAGGCTGAAAGTTCTTCGGTTTCGAATGGATTCTCAAATCTGATAATCAGACCTGGATCAAGTGCTGCTTTGTTTACACGCTCCATCATTGTGTTTAGATCTCTGTCTGTTCGATTCAGATAATCAGCATATTCCGGAAACTGCTCTTTAAAATAGTACTCCTTTAATGCTCTGGCAGCCGGAGAGTGTTCTCCATTTAAGCCCTCTTCAAAGGCATCCTGTCTGACATAAATGGAATGGTCATTAAAATCTTCCGGAATCACACATTTTAACGAGAAAGCAGAACCAAATGCATCTGCAAACCGGGATCTGGATTCTAAGCCCGGAAACTCAAATTTTACATAATCCCCCTGATAGACTTCATCGTTCCCAAGATTGAATCCTACTAAGTTTTCTCTCATACGTTCTTCGCGGACCGTATTTCTGATCATAACAGCTTTATCAATATTTCCGCCGACCATCTTTGTGTTTCCTTTGCTGGTTAATATAACATCTCCCGTATCAGGGTCTAACATTGGTCTGTCATGTCCGCTGACCATGATAATGCAACTCATACCATCTGGTGTTCTCGCTGGCGTTTCTTCGAAACCAAGTAAAATTGGTTTACCATCTTTTCCTAGCACATAGTCACCATTTGTGTCTCTTTCATAAACCGGAACACGCTGCATGCTTGTTGACCATGGAATACCAGCTTCGTTTAATCCGTTCAATACTTTGTCGAGATCACGAATATCTACAACTAAAGCTTCTGGATTTCGCATTTTTGTCTGCTCTTTTAACATAAGCTGCATAAGTGTTTGTACTGTTGTATTCGCTACGTTCATCGTTGTGTTAATACTTTGTGCCGCCATGGACACCTGAGCTTCTCCTGAACCCATAATTTGTTTTCCTCTCTTTCTGTTACGGTGCTAAGTGTATGTAGTGCTATTCACAGGAATGATCGGTTTCTTTCAATTGCTGTTCGTATTCGGACTCCAACATGTCGTTGAGGGCAGTAGTATGATCCGATTCTTTGTCGCCTAATATCTCAAACATATTGTCTATATTTAACACGGTGTCGTAATATTTTGGATCCTGAATGTTCGCCCACTGATAAAGTTCATAAAGATCCTGGATTGGTTTTAATGTCTTCGTGATATAGACTTCAGGACTTTTCTTCGCTGTGATGTTGATCACGTTTGTATTGCTTTCTGTTAATCTTTGCTGCAGTCGGACAGCAAACGGAGTGATATTCATAACTTTCGAAAGCTCGTTTATCTTTTTTCTGGATAACTGACCTGGATTCAATGATTCCGGATTGACCGCATCAAGCAGTCTGATAAATTCACCGAGTGTCAATGATACAGGACCTCTTAATAATTTCTGGAGTACTTTGTTTACTGCAAAAGCGTCTGCAATCCCATCTGCAAGATCCGTAAATACATCCTGAATGACGGAAGCATTGATACCAGGTCTTTGCAAGAGATATCTAATCTGTGCCCAATTTCCTGTGATAATTGCTCTGTTAACCTGTGATTGTAAATGTGATTCAAATTGTGTCTCTATTGTTGTCATAAAAATTCCGCCAAAGTTACTGGCTCCCTCCTCCTGTTTGCGTAATTTTAGGCACAACTTTAGACACAACTTTTCTCGTTCTGAAACTAAATATGTGCCGGATGTTCGCAAACTAATACTGTTTTTGTCGTTGTTATCTTTGGTATGATTGGGTGCCAGAACTATGGCAAAAGATGTGAAAGAGTATCAATGATGATACCTGAAATTGTGTTGCCGAAATCTTGGTTCCAATACTTGTCTATATGTATTTCACATTCATGATAAGGCTCACTTTTTGGAAATCTCGTCAATGAATTAACAAATAATAGAAAAATAGAGCCAGTTTGTGGCTGACTCTATTTTGTTTTTTAATCCGCAGGTTTCATGTCAATGACCTGCATCTGTACGGTAACCTGATCTTTGAATTCGTGATAACTCATCGTTACAAGCATATCTACCATCTTTGGAGATCCAAGGTCTTCGTATGCTTTTCGTCCGTCGAACCACAAGATGTCGGCGTCCTTTGTCTGGAACTTGAGATGTTGCGAATCACCGCCCATATATCCAGGTTCACAAAGCTCGACGCCATTGATCCGGTAAACAGGCTGTGGATTCCCAGCGCCATATGGTTCAAATTGTTCCTGTTCTGCAAGTTTTGTCGCCGCTTCAGTGTAAGTACATTCGAGGTCGTACATAATGGCGTCACTTGTATCGAGAACAGGTGTAATTGCGTTGACTGCGTCTCCAAAAGCATCCAGATTATCGATCAAAAGACTTGCCCCACATGCCATCGGATGTCCACCGTATGTCGTCAGATATTGCTGAATCTGATCTAAAAGACCTTTGATTCCAATACCTTCTATCGAACGTCCGGATCCTTTGATAACGCCGTCGTCTTTTCCAGATGGTGCAAACACCAGAGCTGGTCTGTGATATCGATTTACGAGTTCTGAAGCTACGAGCCCGACGATTCCGGAAACCGTGTATTCATCATAGCAGACGATAAACGGATCGTTTCCGCCGTTTGCTTCGTAATTTTCAACAACACGCTCAACAGACTCCTTTGTCATCGCTTTCCGTTTCTTGTTGACTTCAATTGCCCGGTCAACTTCAGCATACAGAGCTTTTTTTGCATCCTCATCGTTCGCATCCGTACAGAGCAGTGCTGCAATACGGTTTGCTCCGGTATCCTCGAGTCGTCCACTGGCGTTAATGATCGGACTGATCAGGAAGCCAATATCCATACTCGATACGTTGTTCAGATACAGCTTGTACATAAGCTGTCTGATTCCGGAAGTTCCCATTCCTTTGTTGAGATTCGTGAGACCCTGTTTAACGATTCGCCTGTTGTCGTCTTTTAGGTCAACGACATCGCCGACAGTACCAAACGTAGCTCCGATGTAAGCAATCTGGTCGAGATACCATTTCTGTTTATCACTCATCCAGTCACACATACTCCGGACTTCATGGGTGAAATACCATGTGATTCCAGCACCGCAAAGATCCCTGAATTCACCAATCTGATTTCCAGCCCCGTCCATGATATATCCACCGGTAAGATGTGGGTCGACTATCACATTCGCATTCGGCATGACAACCTGTCCTTCAATTACTCTTGGATCATGATGATCGAGGATGATGACATCCATTCCCATTTCACGAGCAAGGTCAACAGCTTCGATTGCTGCGATCCCGTTATCACAGAGCACTAAAAGATCAGTACCTGCAAACTGTTCCACGATAGATGGCTTGATTCCGTATCCGTCACTGTAGCGTCCCGGACAAAGGATTTCAATATTGCGGATCTTCATTGGACGCGCAAGGGTATAACTCATGATGAATTTGCAGTCAACTCCATCTGTGTCATAATCACACCATACCAGAATTTTTGATCCGTGTCTGATGTGGTCCATGAATAATTCTGCTGCTTCTTTGATTCCTGGGTAATAATAACTACGTGCATCATACGCAAGATCATTTGCACTCATGCCGGTATTCGCTTGTACAAGTTCTTTCACAGTGTTATAAGCACCTTTTCGTAACCATTTCATTTTGTGTCCTCCTTTTCTGATTTTCTTTGTTTGAACTAAATATGTTCCGAGTCTTATTCAGACAAATACGTTTTTGTTTTTTTACGTTTTCTGAACCTAACAAGGCTCAGTTTTCGAAAATCTCGTCAGACAAATTGAAATAATGCGGATTTTGTTAACACCGTACCGAAATCTAGAATGCAAATCTTGGTATACAAAACTAGATTGGAATACAAAGCTTGGAATACAAAGATTGGAATACAAAACTTAGAATACAAAACTTAGAATACAAAATTTAGAATACAAAATTTAGAATACAAAACTAGTATACAAAAACTAGAAAACAAATCTCGTATACAAAGTTTAGTATACAAAGACTTAGTATTATATATTATATCTCTGTGTAAAGGATTTAGATAACTTATATATTTAACCATAACTGTAATCTTTATATTTATTTCTTTTTGTGATAGTAGTATTCTAATACCAGTAATTGTATACTAGTAATGAAGACAAAATAGAATCCGAAATAAAAATAGAATCCGATATAAAACGGAATCTAATTAATCGGATCCTAATGTTTAGAATACTAATATTTAGAATACTAAATATATATAATATATATATAATACTAAATATTTAGTATACAAAATATTAGTATACAAAATATTTCGTATCCGGAATATTTAGAATACAAAAATAATCGTATACTAACAACCGTGTTCTAATATTACGGGATGACTGAGGTTCTAAAAGACAAACACAACTTGGTATATACGAACGACTGTGTATTCGAAAACAACCGGATACAATTGCAGTCTTGTATGCTTGGATGTTGGCACACCTTTGTTAACCAATATTCGTTTAACCCATATTTATTTTTGATATGACATAAATGGAGATGTGTAAACGGCATATCGTAAACGGACTCGCAACCGGATATGATATGCTGCCAGCAGCTCCGTAATATTTTAAACCAGATCTTTCACGAAGAAAACTCGAGTGACCTGTATCCGCAATTTTGTGGCACTACAGGATTATACTTCGTGCTTGGTCTGGTTATTTTTGTGCCCAGAATACAGGATACGAATCTTGGTTTTCCCTTGTTTTTGAGGCGAGCATATTTAGAAACAAACAGGAGAATGCGGATAATGTATGCGAAAAGATCGAGAGAAATTATCGCATTCTTGACGAGGTTTCCGAAAAGTGAGCCTTATGATAATCAGAAAACGAAAACGGAGGAAAACTATGAACGTTAATAATATTTACGATTCCATTAAAGACCTGCTTGAGGTTAATGCTATATCAGAAAAATACAATAGAGACGTACTGGCAGGAACAAAATATAGGGTACTTGGAGATATCGCAATTGTATATTTTATAAATGCAGATAATAGAGATCTTGGTGAAGTTATGAAGGCAATTCCAGTATTGAATGCTATAAGTATCAAACAGATCGAAAACGATGCACTTCTGAACTCCATGACAAGAAATCCAGCAGTTATCAAATCTATGGATTCCGAAATTGAGTCAATTATTGGAACTCAGATTCCGAAAGATGAGGCAACAAGTATGATGTATATAGCATCCGTTCCAAGCAAAAAGTTTGGTGCATGCGTACTCGCTTATCCAGGATTCTTTGAACAGGCTGCAGCAACTGTTGGTGGTAGTTATTACGTAATCCCGTCATCCGTCCACGAATTAATCCTTGTTAAAGATTCTGGTGATCTTTGCGATGACGGTATCAACGAATTAAAAAACGAAATCGAACTGATAAACAGAACTGTTCACGCTCGTGAAGATATCTTATCAGACAATCTGTATCATTATGACGCCGAATCTCAAAAGTTCGAAGTCGTCGAAGATTACATTCGTCGGACTCGCGAATAGGTCAAAATTCAGATTTCGTGTCCTGATAGTGTGAACGCATGATTGTTTGCATTATTGGGATACTGGATATTCGTTCAAAAAATGGAGGACACAAAATGAGTTTAAAATACGATTTGATTAAAGATAAGATAACAATCAGGATGGTTCCACGTGATAAAGGAGAAGCTCTTTGTTGTGCTTTCCCGGACCTGCATATTTACGACGCCATTCATATCCCGATTGGTGGAATGTGTGCTGTATTCTGTCTTGGAACGAAAAACAATTCCATCATTACAGATCAGACACTAGATGCACTGAATATCACAGAGTATGAATTCAAATCAGACGTGTTCGAAAATGCAGCTAAAAACAATCCGGCAGTTATGAAAAGCCTGGTTGAAATCCAGGGTAGTGAAACAGAATTTGATTCCTGGATCAATATTACGCCTATTAATGTTTTCGAGATTGGTGACAAAAAGAAAGACAAGTCCATTTATGTCGTCTCAAATGCCAGAAAACAATTTGGAGCTTCTGTTTTGGTATATCCAGACTTTTTGAAACAGGCAGCAAAGACAATCGGTGGTAGTTTTTTCGTCTTACCATTTTCCGTACACGAGATCATTTTAGTAGACGATAAAGTTGCAGTAAGCGCCGATTATTTGAGTGATAAACTTCAGGACATGCTTTTGGGCGACGAAGCATTAAATCATGATGATTATCTGACGAACGTCTTGTATCATTATGATGCAAAAGCAAACAGACTTGAAACATCTTGGGAATATGTACGTAGAGTCGCTAAAGAGAAATCGAAAACGTCTCAATGGTAGTAATTGTGTGGTGGCGGAATATGTAGACGCGCAGGGAGGGACTCCGTAGTAGTGGCACGCATCTTCGTAAATGTATGTCGCGTCTGGTATAGGAAAGTAAGTAGTGTGAGCGGAGTCATACAGGGTGAAAATCCCTGTCCACACAATTTAAGGATAAGGATGAGGGGAGTTTGTCAGGTTAATGATTAAATTCGTGTCCGAAATCCGAAAAACAGAAAGAGGGAAATATATGAATTGTTATTATATTGGTATGGACGATGTTATTGCAAACGCATTTATCGAATCCATGAAACAGAACGGAAACAGGTTTCTTACATACAAACAGATTTATGACTATGGTGACAAAGCTGTAGGTTTGATCCGCAAAGATGCTGAGGTTCTTTTTGATAAATCGAATACAGACATTGTGTTGACGGATTATGCTGATTTCTTTAGTGAGCAGACAATAGATGGGGTTCTCGGTATTGAATTAAAACAAGAGAAATCTGTATCAGATCTGATCAATCAGTTCCGAGGATATCTGCCACTGGATGTATTGCGTGCGTTCGTATCGGTTACCGTTTGTGTTCATTGATAAACGCCAACTGTTATGTAATTCCACATTGTGTATTCCATATTTAGGATAACAAAAACAAACATATACAAGGAGAAAAAATGTATGAAACCAGAAATCAAAATGAATCGTGTTACCGAAACTGAATTGAGCCTTGTTGTGCTTCCAAAAAGCAAGGTTCCTGATATTGAATGGGTTCTTCATGATGAATTGGAAGATCTTGCAGTTATCTATTGTTTTATGAAAGCAGAAACAGGGGAACCGAAACATCATATCATTATGATTCCAAATGATACTTTAAATGCGATTGGGTACCCAGAAGATCAGATAAAAAACCAGGCAGTCGCAAACGCGATCAATAAACAGCCAATACAGGTATCTTCTATTAATTCTTTCTTTTCCAGTATGTATAAATTGGATCCAATTCCAATGTATGTTGCTACTGTACCTGATTTCCAGTTTGGAGCAAAGGTGCTTGCGTACCCAGGTTTCTTTGAATACGCAGCAGCAGTTGTTGGCGATAGCTACTATATCCTTCCATCATCTATCCATGAGCTTATTCTTCTCGCTGATGACGGCATATCGACTGTAGAAGAGCTGCAAAACATGGTGAGAGAGATTAATCAGACTGAAGTATCAGAATCTGATTTTCTTTCAGATGAAGTCTATCATTATGATGCGATCGCTAAGAAGTTTGAAAATGCTTCTGCGTATTATAATCGGGTAAACAGACTGAGTTAACGACAACTTTCTAAACAAAAGAAAAAGACCTTGATATGCGAAATCAAAGGTCTTTTTTTTGTCTTCGTTTTGTTTGTTTTCTTACAGCTCGCAATCTGTAAGAATTATCTCTTGGAATACTATTCTTTGAGATTTCATGATCAGGCTTCCCTTCTCATGCCCATTTATACCACCTGTGAAATGGGACACTATCTTTGCGGCTTTTTCATTTGGCTGATCCGCTGCCGTATATGGGATCTTATTCGTCCCTATTTCTGTTGCCAGCATTTGTACCAATATCGTATTCGCATACCACATATTGGTATCTCCACTTAGGATATAACAAGGATTCTCACTTTTGTCAACACTTATTTGCAAAATATTTCAAAAATATGCATTATGTTGACGGATTTTTGTAACCACTCTTGGTTTTCTGAAGATCGTGCTTTTTTATCGTTTTCGGAGCTCTGTAAATTCAATCGTCTTATCTGTCTTGATACTTCCACATTGAATGAAAAATATAGACAAGTAGCTTCTGTATTCGCAATTGCGTTTGCGCAGAGGCTGAAAGATGGATACAGACAGCTTGGAAAAGAAATCAATATCTTTGTGGATTCTGACATTCGTATCATGAGTGAACAGATGCCGTTTCTTATAGACCAATTACTGAAAACAGAAGAGAGTGGGAAATAATCGTGTTGTCAATATCAGGACCGTTTTATGATATTAGGTAACAAAATCATGGGGCATCAAAAATCTACGGATACAAACGATGATTCGGTTCCGACTTTTGCAATCGGAGAACTATGATTCGAATTGAAGGAAGTTGCACTGAGTGTACAGATGTATACTCGATATTAGAGTCTGCAAAATAGCAGGCTCTTTTTTTTTACCCACAAAAGTATTTGTAATCTAGCAACGAACAAACTACTAGTAGTTAAACTATTAGTGAATAAACAGCTAGTAAAACATTCACTACGTAATAATATACTATAGTAGTTTGCTATTACGGTGCACTAAGGGGAATTCTGGGGGGGGTCGTATTCGGGCTTAGAATCCGGCTAATTTGTGCTTTGCTTGGAACTGAAAATAAGGGATTCAGAACACAGAATACAAACTACTATTACAATAACAGCTATGAAAACAAAACATATAGTAAGTAATGTTGTAAACATCAGTGACCCAGACATAGGTTTCCTATGTCGTGCTGCCCCTCTCCGTGGTCCTTGTCTTTGTTCTCTTCTTTCCATCTCCATCGTTTTTGACCACTGATGTTTTTGCAGTGGTTCGTTTTTGAAACCTGTTTGCTTTGGTCACCTTATTTGCAACCATAGCATCTTTCTCCTCCTCTTATCTGTTTCCTCGTTTATTAGCCTTCTATTTCTTTCGCATATCAATAACCCGATACATCCTTATCATCTGCCATTATTTCGTGTCCGCCATTCTGTATCCACTTATCATCCTCTCAATCGCATACCGGCTTTGTGATACGCTTATTCGGACACAGATTCCATTGTTATATCATCTTGTTGGTACGCTAATATTCTGGAAATAATATATTAGGTATCGGCTTGCTGGTATGCTGATATAACGAGGTCAGAATCTTTACATACCGGCTTACTGGTATTCCGTTTTCGGATTCGGTGTTTCGTACCCACATATTCCATATCATCTAGTTGGTACTTCTTCTGGGTACGGAACTTGGAATCCGTATCATCCTGTATATCATCTAGCAGGTACTTGTTTTCGGTATCATTATCTGGATCCATATGCTTTAAATATCATCTAGCCGATATTTCGGATCCGAACTCAGATACCGCCCATATATCATCTAGCTGATACCAGTTTGTTTTCGTGTCCGTTTGTATCGATATCATCTAGCTGGTAACTAAACAATCCGAACTCTATATACCGCATACCAATAACCTGATACCTGAATGATTGATATCCAAAACAACCGGACACACATTCATATCATCTAACTGATATCTGGCACCTATTCTATGTATGCTGTTTTATATATCACAGTCTGATTCTATATATCTGCATACTAATATCCGGTGCCAAAACATTCCGGATCCGCATAATACCATCTAGTTGGTATCTCATTTCTGGATCCGATGTTCCAGTTACCAAACTTAGTATTCAAATATATCCGTATATCATCTAACTGATAACCAACAACCTCGTGCACATTTGATGTTACTTCAGACGCTCCGCATCCATTGTTCTTGATACCTTTATTCTGTATGCACATATTCTGCATCTGTCAGTCTGTTCCTTGATCATCTGCATACTGTTGCCGGTATCGAAACAAACGGATGCCACTGTGAACCCGTATACGCCACGTATAGCCATTTTAACCAGATTACAGGAGAATCTGTGACTGGAATGTTTTGTGTCCGAATATGCGCCTTCTAACACCTGCAAACGACAAGAACGGACACGAAATAACAGGTTACCAAAAGAATGCCTTTGTGAGCTCGTATACGCCCCGTAGAGCCCATTTAACTAGCAGCCAGACAATTGGATAACAAATGCCTTTAGATTCCAGATAAGCCGTATACAGAACATGTGAGACATATAAGGAGCGGATCCGGAATAAGGGCTGCAGGATCATGGGGGCTCAAAAATACCGGCACATAATTGGTATACCACCTAGATGATACGTCGGTATTCGGCTCCTAAGTTTTGTATCCTGGAGAGCAAGGAACCAATCAGGATTACATAGCGGATACAAAAGACCGGAGCCAAAAACAATGTGTGATCGTACATGTGGAAACAGATATTGGCATACGAAAAGTGTGTGTGATCATGATCGGGATCAGAATGCGTTGGATGCGGATGAGCGGAACCGGATGAGTAGTTTTCGTTATATCTGATATCAAGAATTAAAGATCACAATCGCATACCACCTAGATGATATTGATGTGACAGAAAACAAGATGACTGGTTCCGAAAGGAAGTCAGCACCCGACATATCGTCTCATTGATTTATGTATCCAATGCAACATACCAGCTAGATGATATCACAGAAAAATGAGGATATAAAAAAGAACGGAGACTAAACACAGGGTGCGGAAAAGCGTCCGCATACCATTGAACGGATCCAAGAGAGTTGTTTGCTAAACAGATGGAAAGCAGATAAAGATGAGGATCTAAAAGACGGTATGCAAAACGAAGCGCAACTAAGATGAGAGAGTTGGTAAAAAATGGAGAACGAGATATGGGTTGTAAAAACGAGAAACAAACACCGGTTGCAAAAGAAAGGAACAAAAATAAAAGCACATAAAACAGAGGGAAACAAAAGCAGAGGGAAAACAAAGACCAGAAAGCAGCAGTAAGTTTCCGTAATAACAGTGTGTTATTACTGGGTTCCTGATGTTTTCAACATTACTTACTATATGTTTTAGTGATGTAGTAGTCATTGTACTACTAGTTGTTCTGTTACTTTGTACCCATGCCGCACATATTTAGTAGCAGATGGAGATGGGTTTGATTTTGGTGCCGAAGTAGTTAACCCCATCACTCGCAATCCATCAGTCTGGCACCGGAAAAGAGGAAACAAATATGAATGCAACAGGAAGCGGATTTTCATATATCCATGTCGAACCAATGACATCCAAAAATATTGTAACCGGACTGACGAAACACTACACCAGGAATTTTAAAGGCGGGTTTGCTTTTTTGGACCCGAAAACAAATGAGCCCGTAGATGTGGAAGTCAAAGCAACAATGGCAATGGATAAGGGTCCGAAACATATTGATTACACAAGAAGTAAAGATAACGAGATCTTAGTCGGGCACGAAGGAATGGACGTCATGAAAGCAGCTATGGAAAAAGTAACTGGAGAACAGATCAGTGACGCCGAGTGGAGCCGTGTCCGAAAATATGACCGAAAGAAAGAAAGCGACAGTTACGAGACAACAACAAAACAGGATTTTGATTTTCGTTACGGAGACGGAGAGCGTGTGCGGAAGAATGCCGTCAATATTGTGGATATGTGTATGACATACCCAGGAGCCGTCAAAATGTATCACACGGACAAAGACGGAAATCGGATTGAGCATCCGGAAGTTAATTATAAGTATTTCCGAGAACATTGTGATCAGATTGGAATGGATCAGTATCGTGACCCGAATACAAATGAGATCGTCTCATTATACGGACTGCCAGCTGATCAGGAAGAATTTGAAAAATGGAAAACAAGAACACTTGAGTGGGTAAACGAACGAATGGGTTCCGATAATGTATTGCTCGCAACTTTACATATGGATGAATCGATGCCGCACATCCATGTACAGTGTACACCGATCGTGAAAGACGAAAGAGGAATTAAACGATTTTCGTATTTAGATTACTTTGCTTTCCAGGACTTTGCAAAATTGCAGTCAGACTTCGCTTCATCGTTTGCGGATATGGGTTACAAAAGAGGCACTTCCGGATCGATTGCAAAACATTTATCACCAAAGGAAGCCCAACAGATCGTAGCCAATGAGCGCAAACCACTCCCAGAAGACCAGGATGAACTCCGGATCTATACAAAGCAGCTGCAGGAACAGATTGGCAGACAGAAAGTAGAGCTTATTGAAAAACGAAGGGCATCCGAAGAAATTGAGCACATGCAGGAACGAATTAACAAAATGCATACAAAAGGTGCCGAATGGGAACGAGAAAAGAAACGTATGCAGGATGAGATGAAAAAGATGATTGATGATCAAAAAAGATCTGTCATTTACAGCCAGCTGATGCAGACAATCCAGTTTGGAACACAGAAACTTGAGAAAACGGACAAAGACCTTGCAGATGCGTACGTCCGTCTTGTAAACAATGTCGTTGACATGGGTGACGAAGAAGTAAGAAGACTTGGACTTCAGTTCGCGGAATTAGAGAAAGCAAGAGTACAGGGACGAGTTACTGGCGAACGAATCTTTGGATATAACGGATTCATGATGGATCTTGATTTTGACGGACATGATGACCGTATTGAGGATGACGACCCGTTAACCATTGAAGACGAATCAAAACAGAGAAACGAATAAAACGTTAACAAGCTCCGGGACCCAAAACGTTCCGGAGTGATAGAAAGGAATTATGATGAATAGAGGATCTTTAAAACCAACTGATCTGATTGAGAAAGATGAGAACAAAGAACAGCAGACGGATTTCGAAGCCAACACTCGTCCCCAGAGGTTTCATAGACCTACCGTCCGGATGGATTCTAAGATAACCCAGACATACGGGGACCAAATAGCGGATCCGGCATTAAAGAACCAGCCTCTGCGTGCTCATAAAGTCGGCGAAAATAATGGAGATGTTATATTAAGGACCGAAAAAGAAGCACGCGTTATACTGGTTCCGAAACAAGAGGTTACGACTTATGAGAGAACGGGACAGCCAACGATACTGACCGTGTTTCTGGTTATTGTTATCATGATTCTTGGAGTTCTATTGTTTTTGTAAGCGTTGTCATGGTAGACGATGTAGGTTTTGTTTCCTCTGTCCGTGTTCAGATCATATTTATCTTGTTACTCGTAAACAATTTGTTTTGAACACAAAGAAAGGAAACGAAATATTATGAAACGAAAAGCAGTGAGTTGTCTGCTTGTCCTGGCTGCGATCATGACATTAATGCCTACGATTCCAACATTGGCAGCCGAAAACCCGGACAACACAACACAGGAAGCAACAACAACAGGAACTCAGGGAACGACTATCACATATGAACAGGATTCCGCATTTACAGTCACCATTCCGAAGACGATCATTTTAGGACAGAATAAGAGTGCAACTTATGACGTCAAAGTAAAGGGTGACATTTCCGGGAATGAGACGGTTACAGTTACACCTGATGCGACCCTGCAATTGACGGATTCGAATGGAAAGGCTGCGGTCACTGGAACAATCACTCAGGATGTTACAGAGTTTGCAGCCGCAGAAGTGAATCTTCCGGATGGAGGTAGCACGACAGGTAACATCGTAGCAAACGAACTTACGTCTGGAGACTGGTCAGGTAATTTTGAGTTTGCGATCAATATAAACAACAAAACTCAAGAGGTAATAGGAGAAGATATCGCGCTTACCAGTGAGAATCGTGTAGCATATGGAATTGCAACAACTGGAGATGTTGAAATCCATGAGTATGTAACAGGTTCAGATGGAATAAAACATAAGGTGACTAGTATCGGAATTGGTGCATTTGAGGATTGTACTGGTTTAACCTCAATTACAATACCAGACAGTGTGATAAGTATTGAATCGAACACATTTAGAGATTGTTCTGATTTAACCTCGATCACACTTCCAAACAGTGTAACGAATATTGGTGGTGCTGCCTTTTCTGGATGTTCAGCCTTAACATCAATCACGCTTCCAGATAGCGTAACGAGTATAGGGGTTACTGCATTTGAGAATTGTACTGGTTTAACCTCAATTACAATACCAGACAGTGTAATAAGTATTGGAAATTATACATTTTACAATTGTACAAATCTCGCATCTATAACATACAAAAGCCAGACCTACACAAACAAATCAGCGTTGACAACAGCACTGAAAAATAACAATGTAACAGTAGAAACTAAGGCTTTTAATAACACAAAATTGCAGTAAACAACCAACAAAACAGAAAGAGATCGTCGTACATGTCGGTCTCTTTTGTTTTTGTCTCCCATCTCGTATCCCATATTTAGTACATAACAAATAAACGTATTCAAAGAAAAGGAGACGAAACATGAACATTTACAACAATTTTGGATTTGGAAACAGCGCAGAGAGAATCAAAAACATGGAAAGAGTGATTTTCGTGAACATGACTAAAACCAAGTATGCCTTAGATATCAAGGACAGCATCGATAGAACAAAGGTATACGATTCGAGTGCACTGATTTATCCAGAACGTGGATCTTTGCAAACCGAGTTTGTTTTCGAGCAGACGGATTCTGTATCTGCAGTTTTCAAATATGCAGACAAAGACACAGCAATCCTGAATTTCGCAAACTTCACAACACCAGGTGGCGGATTCATTTACGGAGCCATGGCTCAGGAAGAAGCATTGTGTTTAGAAAGCACTTTGTATCCGGTTATTAGCGATCGAAAACTTGAATCCTACTACTTCGCGAACAAACGCGCATTATCATCAGTAGGATGCCTTTATAGTAATCGCGCTTTATACTCACCGGGCATTGTCTTTTTCCGTGATGAGGAAGGAGAAGAGAAACGTTGCGATGTGATCACTTGTGCAGCACCAAACGCATCCGAATACCTGGCAGCAGGTGGTAGTCAGAAGATGAATGGAAATGCATTGTTGGACCGCATGACGTTCATTCTTGACATAGCAGTCAAAAACGGAGTTAAAACATTGATCCTTGGCGCATTCGGATGTGGTGTTTTCGGACAGAATCCGGAAACTTTGGGAGCTCTGTATAATTATCTGTTGACAGATAAATACAAGGGAGCATTCGAACGTGTCGTTTTCGCAGTCATTGATGAGAAAACGTTACGACCTTTAGAATCAGGTTTTTGCAGCAGATAGGAGGCATTTATATGTCAGTAATCATGGAAAACGAAACAAGACCAGATGAAGCATTAGACCGAAGAGACGCTGTGGCAGGAAAATTGCATCGACGCCGGAAACAGTTAGCTTCCGTTTATTCAGGCATCGAAACAAAGTCATCACCAGAACCTATAATCTATACAGATGATGCCTATGCTATGAAGCAGATTGAAAGGGCGGAAATTGAGGATGAGGATAAGGATAAGGATGAGGTAGTTTGTCAGGATAAGGGAATTTATCTTGATACCGAACCTGATATCGTAGTCGAGAAAGAGCTTATCTTGTAACAGTCATTCACAACTGCATACTAAAACAAAGAGAAAGAGACTGGGAAATCCTGGTCTCTTTTTGTGTGTCTTGGTTTCTCACATATTTAGGATAACAAAATGAATAACAAACAAAAGGAGGAAACAAATATGTTAGAGCTTAAAGGAAAATACGGAGATGCGAAAGTATTTACGGACAACATCGATCAGGAGACGATCAGTCAGGTAATCGGATTGTTGAACCAGCCGTATGCTGCCGAAAGTAAGATCCGGATCATGCCGGACTGTCATGCAGGCAGCGGATGTGTAATCGGGACTACAATGACGTTAGCAGACAAGGTAGTGCCAAATTTAGTAGGCGTCGATATTGGGTGCGGAATGTATGCATTGCAGCTTGAGGAAACAGACATTGATCTCTCGTTATTGGATGCTGCAATTAGCCAGTATGTACCAGCTGGATTCAATATCCATGAACACCCGATCGCAACCTCAAACGTAGACAAAGTTTTGGCGCCGGTGAATGTAGACAAAGCGATGTGTTCTCTTGGGACGCTCGGTGGTGGAAATCACTTCATTGAAGTCGACAGAGACACGAATGGCAATCTTTGGCTTGTAATTCATACCGGATCCAGACATCTTGGTGTCGAAATCTGTAACCATTATCAGGAACTCGGATATAAGGCACTGAAGGCAAGCGGATCCAAAGAAAAGATCCAGGAGATTGTAGCCAGATTAAAAGCAGAAGGCAGACCATCAGAAATCGAAAGTGAGATCAAGAAATTCTGGGCACAAAGACCTTCGATTCCAAAAGAGTTATCCTATGTGACCGGTAAGATTTTCGATGATTATCTGCATGATATGGAACTGGCTCAGGAACACGCATGGATAAACCGGGAAGTAATTGCAATCCAGATCCTCCAGGCTATGGATCTGCATGTAACGGATTCGTTTCAGACAGTGCACAATTACATTGACACAAAGAATCGAATCCTGCGTAAAGGATCCATTTCAGCGCAATCAGGAGAAAAAGTATTAATTCCACTTAACATGCGTGATGGTTCGCTTATCTGCATCGGGCAAGGAAATCCAGACTGGAATTATTCAGCACCACATGGAGCTGGACGTATTCTTTCGAGATCCAAAGCGAAGGATGCTGTTTCGATGGATGATTTTAAGGATTCGATGTCTGGCATCTATTCAACTTCAGTTACAGAATCAACCATCGACGAATCGCCATTCGTATACAAACCAATGGATGAAATCATGGGAAACATCAAGGATACGGTTGAGATCGTAGAGAGGATTACTCCTATTTACAACTTCAAAGCACACTAATTGAGGAAAAGGATAAGAGGACGAGAGATAATTCTTATCCTTTTCTTTTTGTCAGCGTTTCGATATTCATGCAATATGCACAATGATTTTGCTGCAGTTTCGGCATTGTGCACAACATTTCGATTACTCTGTCTGTTCGTAACCCATATTTAGAGGGAATAAAAACAGCGATAAAAGGAAAGGAGAACTTTATGAAAAACTTAGCTGTTAAGTACCTCTGTACAGGTATTGTAACTTTTGTAACCTTATGTGGAGGTATGAGTGTGTCAGCTCAGAATCTTGTGGTTCAGAACCCAGGAATTTTGGTTACTAAACCTGCAGGTATAACATCAGTCCTGACACCAGAAAGATCTATACATACGGACGCTGGAATCACAGCCAGTCTCAGGAACGCACGAGATGAGGCTATGGTTACAAAACATAAAGCAGATGTTGTAAAATCTGCAAACGGAGAGTCTGAAGAAGCAGTAGCAGAATCAGATTCTGTTTCCGTTTCGAATGTTGCCGAATCTTCGGTTCCAGAATCTTCGGGTCCAGAAGGATCTGAAGTAGATTCCGAAAACCAAGAAAACGGAACCGAGACAGAGACAGAGGCAACGGAACAACCGGAAACGTACGAAGTGATCAAAGAGTATCCGATCACAGATGGAAATACAACAAAAACGGTACTTCCATACAAAGCGTTTGGGAAGAATACCAATCAGGCAAAACTACAGTCGTTATGCCAGACAAACGAAGTCGGACTCAGAGTATACGATGGACGGTTTACGATTGCTGTTGGAACGTATTTTAACACGGCAATTGGTCAGTATTTTGACCTGGTGTTAGAAAACGGAACAGTCATCCCGTGTATCATGGGTGACCTGAAAGCGGATATTCATACGGATTCCAGAGGTTTGTTTACGGAAGCTTCCGGATGCATGACAGAGTTCATTGTTGACCGAACGTACCTGCCAAACAAGAATTCAGCCACATACTGTTACGAGGAATGGAACAGTAAAGTAGTCAACGTCATTGTTTACAACAAGTTTGTAAACCTTGAGTAGACTTAGAAAACTGAATAATGAAAACGAAAATACCCTGAAAACAAACAAGAACTCAGATCTGAATAACAGTTATCTGGGTTCTTTTGTATGTTTGCGATTGTCTTGAGCTTCATCATTGCTGGATCGTTGGTTTGTTTCCGGTTCTTTTCGTTTCCTTTGTCCGTGTTCGATCCATATTTATATTGTTACTCGTAAACAATTTGTTTTTGAACACAAAGAAAGGAAATGAAATATTATGAAACGAAAAGCAGTGAGTTGTCTGCTTGTTCTGGCTGCGATTATGACGATGACGCCTACGATTCCAACAATGGCAGCCGAAAACCCGGACAACACAACACAGTCGACGCAGACAACAACAGAAGCTGGAACTCAGAATTCAGTTGTGAAATATGATCAGGCGTCTGCGTTTACTGTTACAATACCAAAGTCAATCGCTTTAAGTAGCAGTAAATCTGCAGAATACACGGTCAAAGTACAGGGAGATGTTATAGGCAATGAAATCATTACGGTTACTCCAGATGAATCCGTGATATTATCCGACTCTAACGGCAAGGACCCTGTTACAGGCGACATTACACAAGAGAAGACAGAATTTTCGTCCACAGAAGTGAACGCACGTTCGGGGGGGGTACGGCGACTGGCAGCATATTAGCGAATAACCTTACTTCCGGAGACTGGTCAGGTAATTTTAAGTTTGTGATCAGAACAAACCAGATAGGTAATGGAACTGCGATCACGAGTGAAAATCTTGCAACTTATGGAATTAAGACAGTTGGGGATGTTGTGATTCCGGAATATGTGACGGACGATGATAATACAAGGCATGCGGTAACCGGCATTGGCGATTATGCATTCCGGGATTGTAATGAGATGACAAGTGTTACGATCGCTGACTCAGTTACCGAAATCGGAACCGGAGCTTTTGTGAATTGTTCAAAGTTATCAAGGGCAGCAGTTCCAAATTCTGTGAGATCAATTGGTAACAGTGCTTTTGATGGATGTATTAGTTTGTCATCGATCTCATATAACGGGAATGAATATGATTTATCAAACATCGAACCTGCATTTGTAGAAAATGGAGTATCTGTTGGTTCTCATGTATTTGAACATTCTTACAATGAACCGGTGTACACCTGGTCTGAAGATAATTCTACATGCACAGCAACAAAAACATGTTCTGAATGTTATGACATTGTAACAGAAACAGCTGATGTTAGTACGAAAACAGCAGACGCTACATGTACAAATGAAGGACTGAATACTTATACTGCAACCTTTAAGAACTCAGATTTTGAGACGCAGACAAAGACAAGTAATATATCAGCACTTGGACACAAATACGGAACACCAACTTATACCTGGTCTAAAGATGGAAAGACATGTATTGCAAAACGTGTGTGTGCAAACAATGGTACACATATTGAAACAGAGAACGGAACTATTACAAATAAAGTGAAAACACCGGCGACATACACAACAAAAGGAACTACAACTTATACAGCAACATTTAAGAATACTGCATTTAAAGCCCAAACGAAAGATATTCAGAATATTCCTGTATTAGAAAAGTTAACAGGTTCTGTTGTTTTATCAGCAACAAGCGGTACGATTAGTTATCCTGCAGCAGGATCTTTTACGGTTACAAGTAATAAAAGTAATGGAACTTTAAGTGTAAAATCATCTGATCCAAACGTAGCAACAGCTGCGCTTGATGGAAATACTGTAACTGTAACGCCAGGAACGACTGCTGGATCTGCAATCATAACGGTAACAAGTGCAGCCACAACCAGTTACAAAGCAGCAAGTGCAACTTATAATGTTACTGTAAAATCAGGCACATTACCAATAACTGCAAAAGCATATTCAGGGACCTATGATGGAAATACACATTCAGCATCTGTAACTTCATCTGTATCTGGAGTTACTTTTAAATACGGAACAGTAAAAGGTACATATAATTTAACTTCAATGCCTACGTATACAAATGCAGGTACATATGTTGTTTACTATCAAGCAACAAAAGCTGGATACACAACACTTGAGGGCAGCGTTAAAACTGTTATTCAGAAAAAGGCGACAACAACATCATTAAGCAGTGCGAATGGTGTTCTTTACGTCACGACCACAGGTAACGGCACAATTACTGCACAAAGTTCAGATTCTAATATTATTGAATCTGTAACAGTAAATGACAAGACAATAACATGTATGCCAAAGAAATACGGAAATGCGGGAACTGCAAAAATAACAGTAACTGTTAGTGAAACCACAAATTACAAAGCATCAAGTGATACTTATAATGTTACGGTTAGTAGTCGATTGATTGCAGATAGTAGTCTAAGTTTTTGGCATCCAGATAATAAATTTGAATTTGGCTATTTAAACGGGTCAGGTCAATATGTTGTTGATGGAGGTTCTATGTGGCATTGTGTATCTCTTATTCCTATAACGACTTCTGGATATTATTATATTGTCGGTCGTACTGGTGGCGCTCCAAGATCTTGCTTATACAACGATGCATCTCGAAACAGTTTATATCAATCATTTGAAAGTTCAGATGGTTATTATACTTATATCCCAGCCGGTAAATATCTTGGATCTCTGCTTTTCCGAGACGAAGGTTTTAATGCATTAGATTTAAGATTTGTAACATTTTCAAAATAGTGAAGTGTTTAATAAGGAGTTCGATTCAATTCGAGCTCCTTATCTTTGCTTATAAAAAAAAGGATTATATTATTCTGGATGAGAGTGATGTAGAATACAGATACGATATACTGATTGTTTGAATCAAGTGCACACGGACCCATGATTATAGAACTACTAATGTTCTATAATAAACGACTATTGAACTGCTAACGTTCAATAGTATAAAGATCCGGAGTGTGCTTGATAGACAACGAATGGTTCTATCTAAGCTAAATCGTAAAAAACTTGTGTTTGCGATTCAACTCCTACGGAGTACAGATCACTCATTACTATTCGTGATTTGAACCTGTCAAAGGCGGAGAATCTTCGGGTTTAGAACTCAGAGTTACGATATCTAACTGAATTGTTTCCAAGATAAGAAACAACCTCGGAAACAGTATTCAATTGATAGCCTGGATAACCTTTCGTATTTAATCTTTGAATGCTGATATTACTTTGAAATGAGGCTTGAACAGAGTGTAATACTTCATTCCGCGCTCGTTCCCATATTCTTTGATAACCGCAGCGCGCATACTATTGAGATTCTTCGTTTTGTCTTTGTTACGGTCAAGAAACTCAACAAAATCACCAGGGTTTTCGACCTCGGCGTTTTCAAAAATAATATCAGAGAATCGTTTCATTTTATCTTTCCGTTTATACGTTTTCACATTTAGAGGATAAGTTTTACTTTTGATGACTTTATATATTTGTGAAGCATGAGGTTGCCCATACACACGCATCAATGTTTCATGGATTGCTGTCAGATTGTTACGACCTAAGCAATTTATGAATGTATCGACTTGTTCCTTATTGAAATCGTATTTATTGTTTGATAAGTCCGTATTTCTTACAATCAATTTCTGATCGACTGTTTTTATTTCAGCCGGAACCGATTCAGTCGATTTCTTTTCGGATGGAACAGATTGAGCAGGAACCGAAGTAATTGGAATCGACTCATCAGGAATTTGGGTTGATGTGTTCGAGCTGTTTAATTCCAAATTGATAGGTTCCGACTTAATATGTTCCAGTTCATTCGAAATCGATTCATTTTGTTCTAAATCGGTCTGGTCTTGTTGTTTACTGAAAAGAAACTGATCATATAATTGTTTACAATGAGCTACATCGAGTCGTTTGACGGTAATGTTCCGATTATTCCAGAACTTTACAACACAATCGAATCCGTTATCGTTACTCATGATAATGAATTCGTCATCAGAATCCTGATTATCACACATCAGATAACCAAGATAGGATACTAATTGAAAATCGAGACCGTTAGGACCGGTATAACACTTTTTAAATTGAATCTGATGTGTCTGTTCAACAATTCGAACTAAGGATGTGTATGACATATGTGGTGATTTGTCGGTGTAAAAAACAATAATATCATCAGTCATCTCTGTAAACTCTAATAACATAAGCCAGTTGTCGTTTACGTTTTCACTGTCTACTAAATAATGTCTCATTTGTTTACCAATTCATCCAGGCATGATAATCGTATCATAATATCTGATGTTTTGCATTATATTTTGTTTCCATCGAGCTAATACATCTGTTTTGTATATTTTTTTTCGTTATCATTGTGGCGGATTACAGACACCACATGGTGTTAATCCCATCGCTTTTGCCTCATCCAGTGTAACTTCATGATCGCTCTTTAGATAGCGGCACCCAGCATTATGATACTTACTGCCTGTATCAGTAATATGTACAATCACAGAGCCATTGCTTGTGGTATCCGCTGGCGTTGGTGCCGGAGGTTCCTGTACTGTTGTATTGTTATCCGTTTGTGCGGGTGCTGGAGTAGCAGCCTGTGTTTCGTTTGATGCACTTCCTGAATTCGTATTATTGCTGCCTGATGATGCACCCTTACTGCTTGATTTCTTTGTGTCTGAGTTTTTGGTAGTCTGTTCCGGAGTTGTTCCGTCTAATGCACTGTCTCCGGTTGCATAGTCAATTGTGATGCCAGGCTGTACATTATAGCAGTAGACATTGAATAGGATTCCGTCTCCATTGTCTTCAACGGATTTAGCTTCCATCAGAACTCCACTTGCAACCAGATTGTTTCCATCAAACATAGGTGTGACACGATATAAGACATGGTTATTCGTTTCTTTCACATAGTCAGCTACCATGTTCTCAAATGGAAGCATTCCTTCTGTATTTAAGTATCGTGTTCCGGTAATCAGGTTCTTTGTATTCGCATTTTCAGCAGATAACTGATATCCGATCAAATGACAACGGTTATAAAGATATTTTCCGCTCACAATATCATATTTTACAGTATGCCATCCACTAGGCTTGACCTGACCGATTGTTCCTCTTTCTTCCGTTGGCATGATCTCGGTACAAACATTAGCATAAGCTACACCGCAGCGACCAAGAGTATCAAGACTGCTGTAGTTTTCAAAAGCAGTTGTCTTCATTTCGTTATTGGTAAAGAATGGCACATTATTGTTTACTGCAACATAAGGACTGCCAGAGTATGCCGGAATATCTGATAACGAAACTGACATAGCAGTGCTTGTTGTATTCTTGCTGGTTGTAGTTTTCTGATCCTTGATTGCTGTTTCAGAAGCTGTCGTCTTGTTTTCGGCTGTGGAAGTCTCCGTTTCTGCTTCTGTTGCAATTTCAGTTTCAGTCTCGGTTATAGCTTCTTCTGTATCTTCCGTTCTTTCCGTACTAATGATTTCTATCGTTTCAGTTTCGGTTGATTCAATACTGATAACTTCGGTCGGTTCTATGTTTGCAACTTCTGTTGTACTAGTGTTAGAAGTCGGCGCTATCAAGCATGCGATAATGAACGCAACCAACAATGATGTACCCTTAATCCATTTTGGTTTGCCATCAAGCAGATCCTTCCATAAATCATCAACTTTAGAGATTGGAAGCAGCAAGATCGTCACCGCTGCAAATAAAACCATTGCGAAACTTGGTATTGAAGCGATTGTCATGATTCCACAAATAAATACCAGAAACCACGACAGGTATCTGTGTTTCTTTGCTTTCTTCTCGGCTTCTTTTCGTTGTCGTTCTTCTTCGTATTTCTTTTGTCCAAACATATACATTTCCTCCCTATGTGATATGTAATTCTGTAAACATCATACCATATGTGTAATCAGAACAAAAATATTTATTTGTCTACTATTAACAAGGCTCACAATCTTGAAAACTCGTCATATTTTCTTATCTTGAGTTGTTGTAATCCTTATTCTTATGTTCCTGTTGTTCATTTGAGGTGTTAAGTATACGCGTTGCGATCATGCGTACCATATTTACCATATAACAATAACACCATACAAGGAGGAAAAATATGGTAAACGAAGGAAGATTGGTAAACGAAAAAAGACGTGCACTCGTAAATGATATCTATGAAAGATACACAACAGAGATCGAAAACAGTTTTGTTAACACAACAATTTGCGAAAACAATGACCTGAGATCCAAAAGGGTTACGGGTACAAAGCAGACAGATATTGTATTCGAACATATGGATTCCGTTTCAGCGGTAATGAAGTATGCAGGAGAGGATACAGCAATCTTGAATTTTGCAAATTACGAAACACCGGGCGGAGGCTTTCTGTACGGAGCAATGGCACAAGAGGAGGCATTATGTCTAGAAAGCACATTGTATCCAGTAATTAGTAACCATGAATTCTATTACAAAGAGAACAGACAGTCATTAAATTATGTTGGGGTTCTGTATAGTAATCGTGCATTATGGTCACCAGGTATTGTCTTTTTCAGAGATGGAAAAGAAAAGTATTGCGACGTCATTACATGTGCAGCACCGAATGCATCTGCATACTTATCAGCTGGTGGAAGCAAGGTCGTAAACGAAAAGGCATTATACGACCGTATTTGTTTCATTATTGATGAAGCTGTCAATAGAGGAACAAAAACATTGATTCTCGGAGCTTTTGGATGCGGTGTTTTTGGACAGAGTCCATATATACTTGGATACCTGTACCGTCAGCTTTTGCAGAAAGAATACAATGGGGTATTCGATCGTGTTGTATTTGCTGTTATTGACGAAGCGACATTAAATTGGCTGAGAGATGGATTTGAACAAGAATAGGAGGGATTCGTATGTTAGAAGCAAGTTCAGAAACAAGTAGACTTGAAGACCAGATAACAGACGAAGAGCTCGAGCGCAGAGAATCCGTTGCTGTTAAACTATTGAGACGCCGGAAACAGATGGCTTCCAATTATAGCAGCATCGAGACGATCTCGTTACAAAGTCCTGTTATCTATACGGATGATGCCTATGTCCAGAAGCAGATCGAAAAGGCGACAGAGTTAGAAGCAGACTTAGGATAACCAAGTGGAGGTCCATAACGGCTTCCACTATTCAAAAGGAAAGCGATTTCGAGAACGAGAAAACTAATAGACCAGGAATTTCCTGGTCTATTCTTTTTCAATGGGTTCACCAAAAGAGAAATGATCAAAGAGTTATACAACATGCATAGAAAACAGTACTCGGCGTGAAGAAAAAAAAATAAATCATGACATCAATGAGGTGCTAACTGACTGCACGCCAAGAGGCGGCAGGTTTCAGTTAGACTATCTCTCGTCAGAGTTCCAGATCATCTATCTCAATATTTAATACGGAATCCTCCAAAAACGTCAGAAGGGACTCATACGTGTTTTCACACACTCCGTCAATCACTGCATCCAAACACGACTGCAGGTATTCCGAAAACTCAGGTCCTGGTTTTAACCCAAGATTGATTAAATCGTTTCCGTTAATCGCGAGATCTTTTAGAGAAAAAGCGGATTGTTGTTCTAAAACTGTATTCATAACCTGTTTAATATCTTCTGTTTTTGGATACCATGAAACGTTCTCTGGTCCATTTGGGTATACGTGATCGTCACGATCTGCCTGTTTCAAGATTAACCAATCTGATAAGAAATCAACTCCATATCGATTCAGCCAGCGTTTCACACATGGTTCTGTTGGAGTAATCTGGGTGTCATGAAACTTTATAAGCAATCGAATCTGTTCGGTTTCTTTTGCAGTACACCGGAAGTCGTTTGCTAATACTTCGGCTGCAATTTGTTCTGATACTTCTGGATGTCCATCAAAGCTATAATGACCTTTCTTGCTATTATATGCTTTTGTGGTTGGTTTTCCGATATCGTGTAATAACGCAGCCATTTTAATCGCAAACGAATCGGTATCACACAAATCGGTTACCGCAATCATGTGTTCATATACGTCGTGTTTATGATATGGGTTCTCCTGATCAAGACCGATGCATGGTTCGATTTCTGGAATAGCAGCTGCGATAACAGGAGTAAACTCCAGAAATGTCTTTCGAATCGGTTGTCCACATGTTAAAATCTTTTGAAATTCACTTGTAATTCGTTCTTTTGATACCTGTTGCAACATATTTCGGTTCCGAATGATTGCTTCTTTTGTTTCTGGCTCGATTGTAAGATTATATTTAATCGCGAATCGTAGAGCCCGCATAATTCGAAGCCCATCTTCTTGGAACCGTTCATTTGCATTACCTACAGCTCGCAAAATACCGTTTTCCAAATCCATAAGACCTCCAAACGGATCAATGAGCTTATCTTCAGATACATCGTAAGCCATTGCGTTGATTGTAAAATCGCGTCTCGCAAGATCGTATTCAATATTAGAAACAAATTTAACAGAATCCGGATGTCTGCCATCTGAATAATCTGTTTCACCTCTGAATGTTGTTACTTCGTACTCGGTCCCGTCTACTAATGCAACAACTGTTCCATATTCGATTCCTTTTGGAATAACTGGATATTTTGTAGACAATACTTTCATTGCAATATCTGGAGTGAGATCGGAACAGATATCGTAGTCGTGAGGCTCTAAATGCATAAACATATCGCGTACGCAGCCACCAACAAGATACGCTTTTGATGATTTTGTATGCAGCAGTTCTAAGATGTCGATTACTGGTTGTGGAATATTAACATTATCCATATACATATCCTCCTTGTATATTATTCGTATTTTTCTAATCAACTACTCCGGACTCTGCTGAATAGTACCGTCTTTTTGTCATGACTGAACAGACAGTATCGGCATTGACATCTAAGTTTACCGATGTTTTAAGCCCAAAGTAATTGACAATCTACTTGTCTACTATTAACAAGGCTCACAATTTTGAAAACTCGTCATATTTTCTTATCTTGAGTAGAATGACGTTTTCATCACGGTCATTGAATGGTTGAAGATGCCAACTTAGTTATCCTAATACAAATACAACATCATACAAAGCTTCTGACGAGTTTCCCAGATTGTGAGCCTTGTTAGATATAAAAACAAAGTCACATAAAAATAAGGAGTGGAAGCTGCCACCTTATGGTGTGCAGAGGAAACTCCGTTCGTATACAAAATAATTAGAAATATTTTGTGATTTCCTGACGAGTTTTCCAAAATGTGAGCTTTATTAGTATTAAAGAGTTCAGAAATAACTCTTTACGGTTCCAACTGAGACCGTAAGACTGCAGGACGAAAACTCCTGTGAAACCTACACTGTAGGGATGTCTTGAACGTTTCTGCAACGGAGAGACTACAACAGAAAGCTTTGAATACCATAAAAAAAAGACACCGGGAAACTTCAATGAAGATCACGATGTCCTGGTATTTCAAACCTCAAGTGACGTCATCCTGTACTGAAACCTGCCGTCTACTCAAGATAATTGAACTACTAATGTTCAATTATAGGCGTGCAGATCAGTTAGATAAGGAGTAAATGTATTATGAATTCATTGTTAAACGTATGGATAAATGGTATGGCAGCTGTAATAGCAGACAAAGATTTGTTTATATTTGCAATCGTTATGGAAGTTATAGGAATCATATCGTGTCATGATTTATATGCTGGATGTGGAGTTGAAGATATACCTTTTATATTTATTTCGCTCGCAGTTGGTTTCTTATGGATAATTACATTTCTGTCGTTATTATTATAACTCGGAATTGTTAACCTAAGAAGATTTCACACATATTTAACACAAAACGAACTTTCATAAGACGAAAACAAAAAGGCAGTTTCATAAACATGGATCTGTCTTTTTGTTTACAAAAATGATAACCAAGCTCGAGTAGGTTATTGATGTCCGTCCCATATTTAAAGAAACAAGAATATGGAGGAAATAATTATGGTTTACACAACAGAACAGTTAAGAAATGCAACTTTGATGCAGTTAGTGGATTGGGGATTCAGTCATTACCAGATGGACGAGATTATAAAAGGATTACAATCTGGTGTGGATGTTTCAATCTATGCAGATCCGAAATGTAGCATAATCCAGATGAGTCTGATTCGTCATCGCTTGGAAGATGTATCAAAGAAAAGTCAGTACGATTTCTATCCAGCTCAGAAAGAGATCATCAGAAAAGGTGAAGAAGCCGGAGTTGATGTAACAATTTTTGCGGATCGGAAGTATAATGACGCGCAGATGCGAGTAATCGAAAATGGATTGGAAAAAGGTATAGATGTCTCAATTTATGCTGATCCGAAATATGACTATGACCAGATGGAAGAGATCAAAAAGGGACTGGAAACAGGACTAGATGTCTCAATTTATGCGGACCCTAAGTATAATTCACGACAGATGGGTGCAATTCGAACTGGACTCGAAGAAGGGTTCGATGTATCAATTTATGCCGACCTCGATTATAACGAATACCAGATGAATTTTATCTTAAACGGATTAGAATCAGGTCTGGATGTATCCATTTATGCGGATCCGAAATATAGTGAAAACCAAATGCGTGAGATTTATCTTGGACTGGAAGCAGGCTTGGATGTTTCGATTTATGCGGATCCGAAATATTCGGAACACAGAATGTATATTATGCGTGAAGATTTGGAAAGACAGATGGAACAAAACGAATCAGATATTGAAAACGAAGACTATGATGAAGACTACGGCGACGATTTTGGTGATCTTTGATAATTCGGGTTATGCACAGGAACGGTTGGATCATCTTTTGGTTGACGATAAAAACATCATCAAAGCGATTCCGAACTTCGATCCGGATAAATTCTACAAATGCACCGGAATCAGAGTGGATTAATGAAAAGAAGAGACTGGCTAATGCTGGTCTCTTTTGTTTCCATTTTTTTTGTGCGACGATTCGTTACATATTTAGGATAACAAACAATTTGCACACAATAAAAGGAGGAAACGAAATATGACACAGGAACAATTAAACGAGATTATCGAGAGCCATCAGCATTATCTCAATAAGGACATCGATGGATGGGAAAACATGAGAGCCGATTTATCATATAAGAATTTGAGCGGCTTGGATCTTAAAAATGTGAATCTTAAATCGGTGAATCTATACAGAACGAATCTTAGAAACGCGAATCTTAGAAATGCAGATCTTAATTATACATATCTATATAAAACGGATCTTAGTTATGCAGATCTACGTCATGCAAATCTGAATGGTGCATTTTTTAGAGAAGTGAATCTTTTGGGAACAAAAATCGATTATCCGATTGCTTGCCCGGAAACTGGTTCGTTTATCGGATATAAGAAAGCATATTATGGATACATCGTAAAACTTCAGATCTGCGAAGACGCAAAACGATCATCTGCAACAACAAAGAAATGCAGGTGTAGTAAAGCTTTGGTCTTAGCAATAGAAAACATTGATGAATCTGATAGTGGATTACAGGAAATAGAATCGATATATGATCCATCGTTTGTGTATCGAGTTGGAGAAATCGCAGAAGAACCTGACTTTGATGACAATCGATGGTACGAATGTGCCAATGGTATTCATTTCTTTATGGATCGACAAGATGCAGTCGATTATGAACTTTAAAAAACACATCAAAGAGATGACCGTTATGGTTGTCTCTTTTTGTTTCCGGTTTGTTTTGTATGCAATTGTTTCAGTCCATATTTAGAGTAACAAATTAAAAGCATACGAAAAAGGAGGAAACTTTATGACAAAGGAAGCAATCAGAGAGCATATAAAACTGGCTATGAATCTGGCAGAATTGACCAGACAAGTATGCGAAAAGCTAGAAAGCGAACTAGCGGAAACATCAGGAGATGTCCTTTTCGATGTACTCAATGAGATTCAGGCATACGAATTGACGGACCTTGACGAGGCGATGAAAAGACTGGACGACGCATGGGTTTTCGCGGCTTGTAATGAAAACGAAGAGAATACATTGCAGGCTCCGGAGCTGTTCCTGGGTGACGATTTAAGCGTTGTCGTAAGAATTCCGGCAAACGGGGGAAACCTTATTCTGGCAAACGGCGAATCTGACTACGGAACAAAGCAGATCGGACTTATGTACGAAAAAGACGGTGATATGATTGACCTCGCACTGGCAGAAGTTAAGTCTGGAGGACTGGCAGAGGTCGCAAACCTGAAACCGGATAATAAGGATATCGACTTGTATGTATTTTCTGATCCGGAAACAGAAGATTACACGGATCGATATCGTATCCCGTATGATAAGATTCTAGCAGATTAAAAAAAACAGAGAGACCAGGCTTTAATGCTTGGTCTTTTTTTTATAGGTTTCGAGAGCTATGACATATTTACAGAACATTTGTTATTTCTTGTATATACATAGCACATATTTAGAGTAAATCTATTAATGATTAATCGAGGAGGAACAAAATATGAGTAAAAGAAGTAAATTAATAGTGAGCAAATTAGCAGCAGCAATCGTTATAATATTGATTTTTGTTATTAGTTTCGGATTAAGTTGGATTGTAACTTGTGGCGTTATTAAGCTGATTACAATGTGTTTTGGATTGACATTTAAGTGGTCAATTGCCACTGGTATTTGGCTTATACTTTGTCTTTTAAGGGGTTCATTTAATGCGACTGTTGAAAAGTAATAAAAGAAAATAAACCAAGATGGAAAGATTTTATGAACGGTTCGCAAAAGAATTAAAACGTAATGGAGTGTACGAAGAACTTTGCGAACATGTCAGACAGAGAGGTCTGAAAAAAGAAATCCGTAAACAAATAGAAGAGACTGACTATTAAGTTAGTCTCTTTTGTTTCCGGCATTTTGTGTGCTATTCGCAAAACCCATATTTAGGATAACAAATTAAACGCATACGAAAAAGTAGGAAACAAAAATATGACACAGGAGCAATTAAACAAGATCATCGAGAAGCATCAGCATTATCTCAATAAGGATATCGATGGATGGGAATCCATGAGAGCCGATTTATCATATAAGAATCTGAGTGGCTTGGATCTTAGAAATGCGAATCTTAGAGAGGCGAATTTTAGAAATGCGAATCTTAGCAATTCGAATCTTGGAGATGCGAATCTTAACAATGCGGATCTTGCATATGCGGATCTCAGCAATTCGGATCTTAGAAAGGCAAATCTTAGAAAGGCGAATCTGCACGAAGCAAAGCTTAGCAGTGCGAATCTTAGAGATGCGGATTTTAGAGAGGCAAATCTTAGCAATGCGGATCTTAAAAATGCGAACCTTAGAAATGTGGATCTTAGAGAAGCGGATCTTAGAGAAGCGGATCTTAGAGAAGCTGATATGTACGGAGCGTATTGTTGTTATGCAAATCTTAACGGAGTAGATCTTAGAAATGCGGATCTTAGTAAGGCAGATATTTACGTAGCGGATCTTAAAGAAGCGAATTTGTTAGGGACAAATCTTAAAAATGCAAATATAAGCTATGCAAAGATCAACGTAAACACAAAAATCGATTATCCGATCGCCTGTCCAGAAACAGGCTCATTTATTGGTTATAAGAAAGCAGGCTACGAATATATCGTAAAGCTTCAGATTTGTGAAGACGCAAAACGATCGTCTGCAACAACAAAGAAATGCAGGTGTAGTAAAGCTTTGGTATTATCCATAGAGAATATGGACGGGTCTGATAGCGGATTACAAGAAATAGAATCGGATTTTGATTCTCGTTTTGTTTACCGCGTTAGAGAAATTGCAGAAGTATCTGACTTTGATGATAATCGATGGAATGAGTGTTCACCTGGTATCCATTTCTTTATGGATAGACAGGATGCAGTTGAATATGAATTTTAAAATACATCAAAGAGATGACCATTATGGTTGTCTCTTTTTTTTTGTCCAGATAATAGAATTCCATGAGATTCAGTTCTTTATGATTGTTCAAACGGTAAATCCTTTTTCGTTTTAGTTTGCATCCATCCATACCATATTTAGGAATGTAAACAAATGCAATGATTCATGGAGCACAGGAAAAGAAGACGACAATGAAAGGACACCGAGTCACTAGCGACCTAATGAGGCGTGAACATCTGGGTGGACGGTCTGTGTAGAATATGAAACATGCGTTGTTACAATCATAAAATATCTTACCCAAAACGGAGGAAAACATTATGAAACTTATGGAAATCGTAAAACAGGCAGCAACAGCAGGTAGAGAGGTCGTTGGTATTGAAGTTACTATGAGTAATGATGACGCGTTATATCGTATTACTGAGTACGATGCTGAGTCAGGTGCTATCAAGGTCGCAAAGATCCTTGAGGACGGTACTACAGATTCCAACGAGATTGTATTAAGCGGCATTAACACTATGTTCGCACACTTTAAATACAATCCGAACCCGAAACCGACAGCAGACGCAACAATCGTAGACGGGGATTTGGTGATCGACAACGGACCAACAGTATCTCTTGGCAGCATTAAAGCTCAGAAGGTACTTGGTGCGGTTCCTGGATTGGTAATCCTTGGAGTTGGAGAGCCAAAAGATGAGGAACTTGAGGTTTATACCTTCAATGCTCAGTTTTCTGCCGATCCGGACTTCGTTGGAACATTCAAGGATGCCGGATTCACAGTCCCAGCCAACACAAAGGCGGTTGTTATCGATGACCGTACTTACTTTATCGAAACGGTGATCACACCAGTTGAGATCAAAGATAAGGATGGCAAGGTAACAGATGTCAAAGAGATCTGCACCAGCGATCTCATCCAGATCATGGCAACCGGTACTGGAGAAGATACAACCGTAAGAGGCGTATCATTCTTCGGAGATAACGGCGAGGTTATGGACTATGAGGATTTCTGCTACGAGGAAGATCTTGATGAGGATGACGATGATGCTGAAGATGCTTACAATGCATACCTCAAAGAGTTCGGCAACTCTGGTTCCGGATTTGCGGTTCCTATCGAAAGTGTCCGCATGGTAGAGCAGGCAGGTCGTAAAGATTTAGTTGTTGTAACCAAAGACACAATCGACGATGACGGATACCTTACAGATGAGGAACAGCCAACAATTCGCCTGTTCACAATGGACGGCAGAAAAGTTGGAACCTACCTTGTAAACTCCATGGATGCGAAAGTATACCTTGGTGGATCTACAAAGAGTGCTCCTTCTGTAACTGTATTCGACAAAGACCAGATCTTTGTAAGAGCAGACAAATACGGTATGAAGATCTTAAAAGATCCGAAGATCGTCGCCGCTCTGGAAGGTCACACAGTTTACTGCGGCAAGGAGTATGACGAAGAGACTAAAACTGCAACTTATTACTTCGGTGATGAGAAGCAGAACGTAGTCGGATTCTCATACAGAGAAACAGACAGAGGTCCTGTTATCAAACTGGTAACTGAGATCTAGTCTGGATTAAGTCTGTAAACAAAAACAATGAGAGTCAACCTTCGGGTTGGCTCTTTTTGTATGCGAACGTTCGATTCCATATTTAGGATAACAAAAACAAACGCATACGAAAAGGAGAAACCGAAATGAACAGATTATCAACTAACGAACTGAGACAGCTTATTAAGAAGTCAGGCATGACAACGGAGGAGTATTATAAGAAATTGTTTGCGTTACAGGAAGATATCGAATTTTTTAACCTGTATATGAAACGAAACAAAAAGAGCGAATACGGATTGGTTGTCAAAGTAAAAATAGGTGCCGGACGTGCTTTCGATGATATCTGGAAGAAATACGGATACGGAACAGACAAAGACAGTATCGAGCGTACATTTGCTGAAACTACTCTATTAAGTGTTATTTTCAAAGATATGTATGATGGTACTGACATCTATTCTGATGACGAGATCCGTAGTTTCAAATTTAGCTTTGAAATGTATGACGAGACAAATATGGAGGATTACATCTCAGACTTCACTGGATGCTCGCATGGATTGATGGACGTAGCAAAACAGCTCGAATTACTCGAGATAAAAGAGTGTTAACAAAAACAATGGGAGTCAACCTTTGATGGTTGGCTCTTTTTGTATGGTTTTCGAGACCTATAACATATTCATAAAACCCATATTTAGGATAACAAAAACAATTACACAATAAGAGGAGAAACGAGAGATCCTTTTATTGTATTAATTGTGAACAATATGATATAATAGGAGGTAGAAAACATGGATTTCGAAGACGATGTATTTGATGATGTGTTCGAGGACGATCGTTATGATAGTCAAGGCCCAGACAGAGATGAAAAGATGTTAATGGAACAACTTGAACACGAACAGTCACTAATATCTCGAAAATTAGAAACAAATGCTTTTTCAGTAGACAGAACGTTTGTAAATTCAATTGAGTATCATCGTTTGTTTGATAATCTCGAAATGTTACAGATTAGTAAGCCGGTACGAGAGGGATTGTATCGAGAAATTGGCAGATTGCTAGAATTTGTAGATGGTCAGGAGTCTGAAAGAATGATTGCGGTCAATGCAAGAACCGGTGATCTTGTTGTTGATAATATTACTAGACTTGGAAGTGGGACAATATCAGGAACTGGATTTAACGAAAAAGAGTATGCATTAGTTCAGAACTGTAAGGATGATGTTATAATCATACATAATCATTCGTTAAATGTTAGACCATCATTCAAGGATTTAACAACATTTTTAGATGAACCGAAAGTAAAGTTTTCAATAATTGCGTGTCATGATGGAGATATATACGTAGTGTCTGACGTAAGTCCCAAAATATTAGAAGAATACGAAAACTATTTTCAAGAAGTAAAAACGTATATCTCTGATGTGAAAACGGCACAATCATTAACTTTATCTCATATTTATCAAAAGAATGAGACGCTAACCGAAAAAGAAAAACTGATTAAATTCAAGCATTTGCGAAAGGAGTTATGACAATGAGCGAAAACAAGTATATGATCATGGATGAAACAATCAGACCGTTCGAACCGGGAGAACCTGGATACGAATTGCTTTTGAAATTGGAGCCTGTATTCGCAGAGATTGATAAGAAAATTCTTGCAAAAAAAGATTCAAAAGAAAGAAATCTGATTAAATCTGAAGAATCCAAGTAAAAGAGACAGAAAAGGAACCTATACACAGATTTGTGTACGGGTTCTTTTTTCTTTGCAAAGAAGTGTTAACAAAAACAAGAAGAGTCAACCTTTCACGGTTGGCTCTTTTTGTATGCGAACGTTCGGTTCCATATTTAGGATAACAAAAACAAACGCATACGAAAAAGGAGGAACTGAACATGAGTAATAATGTAATAAATAATGAACCTGTACACGGATACAAGGTGTTTAATCCAGACTGGACCTGTAGAGATTTTCAGTATGAGGTTGGAAAAACATTTGAAGAAAATGTTAAACCGAGTTGCTGTGGTAGAGGGTTTCATTTTTGCAAAGAAGCTATTGACTGTTTTAACTATTACGCTTTTAATCCAAAAAACAAAGTTGCAGAAGTAATTGCACTTGGAGAATTAGACACAGATGGGGATAAATCTTGCACAAACAAAATCCAGATTGTACGAGAGGTCCCTTGGATAGAAGTCTTGACAATCGTAAACATTGGAAAAGAAAACACAGGGATCAAATATTGGGACCAGTGGGATATTGGCGACGGAACAATCGGCTGCAGATATGGAGCAACCGTAAAAAGACATAATCTCATCAATCGGTTGCTGAATGGATTAGCAGTCGACCCATTTGGACGTCGACACATTATGTCCCTATGGCAGGAAGACGATTTTTCGGATACAACTGGAGGAACAACAAGCGGACTCAACCCATGTTGTTATGAGACAATCTGGAATGTACGTAGAGGTACAGATGAAAAGATGTATCTGGATATGCTGCTCAACCAGAGATCGAGTGACTTTGCAGTTTCAGTTTCGATCAATGAGATGCAGTATGTGGCACTTCTTCTTATGGTTGCAAAACATTGCGGATACGAACCTGGTGTTTTCACACATATCACCGAAAACGTGCAGATTTACGATCGTCATATGGACCAGGCAAAGGAGCTCATTAACAGAAAACCAGTTTCTTGTAACCCGAAATTTGTACTCGAAACAGAGAAAACAAATTTCTTTGAATTCACGATCGACGACTTCAAACTTATAGACTACCCAAGAGAAATAATCAAGGAGTTTAATCCACAGTTGAAGTTTGACCTCGGTGTCTGAAACAAAAACAAACAGAGTCAGCCATTATGGTTGGCTCTTTTTGTTTCCAAAGTATTTGTGTGCAACAGTTACGTTCCATATTTAGGATAACAAATAAATTTAGCACACAAAAAGGAGGAAACGAAAAATGAGTAAAAAGAACGAACCAGTACATGGATTTAAAGTATTTAATCCAGATTGGACCTGTAACCCGACAGGAAAGAACTGTAAACAGTACACTTGCCCCGGAAAATTTGAGGAAAAAGGGGAGCTTAATGTTTGCTGTCACGGTATGCACTTCTGTCAGACTGCTGCTGACTGCTTCAATTATTACAATTTTGACAGCAACAACAAAGTTGCAGAAGTTATTGCCTATGGTGAGGTAAAAACAGACGGTGACAAGTCATGCACGGACAAGCTTGAAATCGTACGTGAAATCCCATGGGATGAAGTATTGCGGATCGTCAATATTGGAAAGAATTGCACCGGGATCAACAACACCGGGAACAGGAACACAGGGCACTACAACACCGGTGACCGCAACACCAGGTACTGCAACACCGGGGACAAGAACACCGGGGACAGGAACGCTGGGAATTGTAACGCAGGAGACAGGAACACCGGGAACAGGAACACCGGAAGCTACAATACCGGAAACTACAACACAGGGGATTGGAATACCGGGTATTGGAACACCGGGAACAACAACACCGGGTACAAGAATACAGGAAATCAAAACACTGGGGATAGGAACACTGGGAATAGGAATACCGGGGATTGGAACAAGTCATCTTTTAATACTGGCTGTTTCAATACAAAAGAACAGAAGATATTGCTGTTCAATAAACCGTCAGATATGACCTATCGTGACTGGTGTGAATCTGATGCACGGTGGTTATTAAAGCAGATACCAAAGGATGTTGTTGAATGGATTTGGTCCGACAATATGACTGATGAAGAAAAGGAACAGCATCCGGAATACAAGACAACACGCGGTTACCTGAAAGTGCTTGACGAGTCTGAATGTGGTCAGTTGTGGTGGAATAATCTCGAAACAAAAGACAAAGACATCATCAAGGCGATTCCAAACTTTGATCCAGATATTTTTTACGAATGTACTGGAATCAGAGTCGACTAACGAAAAACAGAGGCTGACCAATTGGTTGGTCTCTCTTTTCGTTTCCAAAGTATTTGTGTGCAAGTACTTAATACCATATTTAGGATAACAAATAAATTTAGCACACAAAAAGGAGGAAACGAAAAATGAGTAATAATGTAACAAATCACGAACCAGTACATGGATTTAAAGTATTTAATCCAGACTGGACTTGCCGAAATTTTCAGTATGAGGTAGGAAAAACATTTGAGGAAGATGTTAACCCAAGTTGCTGTGACCGAGGATTTCACTTTTGCGAAAAGGCTGCCGACTGCTTCAATTATTACAAATTTGACAGCAACAACAAAGTTGCTGAAGTCATTGCTTATGGTGAGGTAAGAACAGACGGCGACAAGTCCTGCACAAATAAAATCCATATTGTAAGAGAGATTCCTTGGATGGAACTCTTAACAATCGTAAATACTGGAAAAGATAATACAGGATTAGGAAATACTGGAGACATGAACGCTGGGGATTGTAACACCGGGAACAGGAACACCGGAAGCAGGAACACAGGGGACAGGAACACCGGGGACTACAACACTGGAGACATGAATACCGGGGACTGGAACAACGGAAACTGCAACATCGGGGACTGCAACACCGGAAGCAGGAACATCGGGGACTGGAACACCGGAAGCTGCAACGTCGGGGAATGCAACACCGGGAGTGGAAACACCGGGGACAGGAACACCGGGAATATGAACAGCGGAAGCTTCAATACTGGGGATTTTAATAATTCGTCTTTCAACGCAGGTTGTTTCAATGTAAAAGAACACAAAATCATGTTGTTCGACAAACCGTCAGATATGACCTATCAGGATTGGTTAGACTCAAAGGCCAGGGAATTACTGAGACAGATACCAAAAAGTGCTGCTGAATGGGTGAATACAGACGACATGACGGATGAAGAAAAAGTAGCACACTCAACATATAAGACAACAGGTGGATATCTTAAGGAGCTTGATAAGTCTGAATGTTGTCAGATGTGGTGGGATAGTCTTGATATAGACGATAAAGAAATCATCAAGGCGATTCCAAACTTTGATCCTGATATTTTTTACGAATGTACTGGAATTAAAGTCGACTAACAAGAAACAGAGACTGACCAATTGGTTGGTCTCTCTTTTTGCCTCCGGTTGTTTTGTATGCGAAGAATCGAACCCATATTTAGGATAACAAAAACAAAGCATACGAAAGTAAAGGAGGCAAAAAGTATGGCAAAGAAAAGATTGAAAGATATGACGGATCACAAAGTAATGAGTTTCAAAGAAGCCGCAAAAGCGTTAAATTGGACTCTCACAGAGGACGACGAAGTTTACACAGTATCCTGTGACTGCGGTAGCAGCAAAATTGAGTATACTGGAGTAATTGGCGTACAAAAAGTAAGATGCGGTAATTGCGGGAAACAAATGTCAAGTCTGATTTCTTTGAATCCGGCTTGTCGTTCAATGCTTGACATCGAGAAAGACGAGGAAGGAAATGAGCGGTTCTGGATCATTGAAGACAAGAAAGAAGTCGATAATGATGAGAATCAAACAGAAACGATAACAAGCTGGCTTGCAAAGCAGGAAGATTACGGTCTCTGTAACCCACCAATGGATGCTCAGAAAGCATTGCTTTTTCTGGCTGAGTATTTGGATATTCCGGAAGACACCATACCTGAAAACGAACAACAGACAAATACCTATATTGTTTGCAAAATCTTAGACAGATACAGCAAAAAATATAGAAAGGAATTGAAAAACAAATAAGAAGCAAACGAAAAAGCCTATTCCAATTTATTGGAGTAGGCTTTTGTGTGCCTCCGGTTGTTTTGTATGCGAAGAGTTGAACCCATATTTAGAGTACAAAAACAAAGCATACGAAATAAAGGAGGAAAAGTGAAGTATGGAAAAGAAAAGATTACAAGATGTTACTGATTACAAAGTAATGAGTTTTAAAGAAGCTTGCGATTATCTTAACTGGAAGTTACCAATGAGTCCGTTTGGTGATATAGTTGGAAATTGTGGTTGCGGATGCGAGCTTAAATTTCGGACGATTTTGGGAAGAAATGACCTCATGTGTCCAAAATGCGGAAGATATATGGTAAATATATTTTCTCCTGTTTGTGAAGAAGTAAAACAGGGAACACCACTTGACGCAAATGATTTTGAAATTGAAAAAGACGCAAACGGATGCGACCGGTTCTGGATTGCTAAATTCGATGGATTCGATCATGGTGGAATCGTTACAGACAAAACGAAGGTCGAAGAAAATCGTGTCATTCCAAAAGCCGCATTCGTTCAAAAGTCGTTAGACGAAGGGATTACAATAGAAGAGAGCACAGAACTCGTCGGTAGGCTCGAATGCGAACAGGTAATTCCAATCGAAGTGCAGGCAAACAGTAGTTGTGCTATTGGTTTTATTTCATTGGATGCTGCTGAAGAATTAGATTACGATTATGATAACCTGATTCGGAATGTATCTGAGGTAATCGAAGACATGGATAACGAAACAGAGTATGGAAACTACGATTTTGATGGATTTCCGGTATATATCGGATATTAGGAGGAGGAAACAATATGAAGAAATCAGAGAAAAACATGATCTTTCAGGAAGCTGCATTAATGTCAGATGAGAAACTGAAAGAAGCGTATTATGATTCTGTAGATGCTTGTCTCGGGAGCCAGGCAGAAATTATGGAAGATCGAGGATGGGATCCTGTAGATATTAAAGAACGTCGCCAGTATGAGAAGTTCCTTTCTGAGAAATCGGATCTTTTGGGATTCATCTGCGATATGAGAGGTATCAAACTTTGGGAGATAAGGAATCATAACTAAAAAACAGAAGAGAGATCGCATTCATGTGGTCTCTTTTCTTTTAGCCTTTACTTGACATATAACGTAATTGCGTTATAATGAACACAAAGGAGTGATAATCAATGAATGACCGTTTAAAGAAAAAAATAAAAGAAACTGGGAAAAGCATATATAAAATCAGTCAAGAGAGTGGAATTCCATATACAACATTGAATGAATTGATCAATGATAAGAAAAATATTAACAACAAAGCAGCAGAAACAGTATATAAGCTTAGTTTATATTTGAATTGCAATATAGATGAGATTCTGAACAACATTGCTTTTCTCGAAAACGGAAAAGGAACTTATCTTGGATATCGATATTATTGGAAAGTAACGAATAGTGGAATAGAGTTGCATATACTAGATAATAATGAAGATTTAATGTTGCTCACTCTAAAAAATATGTGTCAAGATTTATATGATTGTTATCGGAAACAAGTACCTGAAATGATGATTGAAGATTATGATAATGAAAAACGAGAATGGGAGGCATTGCTATGAGTCAATACGCATTAATGCATAAAAATGATGTTTGTGGAAGTCTAATTATCGATGACGAAACAGGGACTCTAAAAATATATAAAGACAACGGAAGTGGGTTATCACCGTTTTTGGGAAATGCAGATACGAGAAGAATGAAACATTGGTGGGAAGGGAGAGCTGTTCCTGCTTCTCGAAAAATGATGCAGGAAGTATTAAAACAAGCTGGATGTACGAATACAAAAATGTATCTGGCAAAAAATCTTGCTCTATCAATGACAGATTCTTATTGGATTCGACCACTGGATATGGATGTAAAATATGAAGATGTGAAGTTATCAAGTATGAATCCATTTTCTGACAATAAAGTTCCATATCACAATGCAACTTCTTATGATTCGAATGCCGCATTAGGTGGACAAATGGAAAAATATTGGGATATCGAAACACAATTTCCAACGCTTGTGAAAGAAAGTTATAAGTATTTTGGACAGCAGGCGATAAATGAGGCTTTTGCAACTTATTTGCATGATTTACAAGAAACGACAATCCCTTATGTTCCTTATCTTGCTGGACATACAGAGGATAATGGTCTTTATTGTAGATGCGATGCATTTACAAACGATTCTGTTGAATTAGTATCCGCATATGAAGTTATCGAAGGATCGAAATTGCAAAATGACAAATCATTATATGATAACTATATTCGGATATGTGCAAAATTAGGAATTGAAGCTCAAGAAATTAGTGATTTTATGGATTATCAGACGTTAACAGATTTCATTATCAGTAATACAGACGAACATCTTGGAAATTTTGGTATTCTAAGAGATTCAAACACAATGCAATATCTAGGTCCAGCACCAATATATGACTCTGGTAATAGTATGTTTTTCAAAGAATCATCAACGGTTCATACAAGATTAAGCTTATTGCAGCAACCAATTACAAGTTTTTACGATTCTGAAGAAAAAATGGTTAAGAACATAAAAAACAGACAGTTAGTAAATATAGATTTACTTCCAACGGTTGAAGAGACAATTGCTTTATATACATCATATGGATTTCCAGAAGAAAGAGCCATAACAATTGCAAATAACTATGCATTAAAGGTTGATATGACTTACGAATTCGAAAACGGAGCAACGATATCAATGTACCATGAAAGACAAAAAGAATCAGAAAATATTCCAGAAACAAACAACCTAGAGGATAATACAGACGATTTTGATGTCGGAGAGGATTTATAGAGATCGCATTCATGTGGTCTCTTTTCTTTTGGTAACAATAACGGTATACTAACCATGGGATATAAAATTTTCATGCTGCTTTGTCGCAACACATATTTAGAATACAAATAAGAGAAGAGGAAAGGAGAAATGCTATGTTTGATGAGAAGAATATCGAACTTGACGAAAAGCATTCGAAAGAAAAGAAAAAGGAATACCTGATTAGAGACGACGAAGGAAATATTCAATTCGTGTATTCTATATACAGAAGACCAGAAATGGATATTATCTTTCCACAGTTCACTCCTGTATTAAGTACAGGGTTATTGCCTGTGATTGATATACTTGATGACAAAAAGGTTCTTACTTTTGAACCAAACCCGATTGGATCCGTCATTACTCAGTCATATTTTGGCAAGTTCATAGATGATTCTGTATTTGCGAAAGAAGCGGCAGAATACATTATGGATCACTTTGAGGAACTTTAACAAACAAGGAAAGACACTGCTTATTCAAGTGGCGTCTTTTTTTTCTTGCCATACAGAGGGAGGTCTCCGCACATATTTATGAAAAATGAAGATATGGAGGAAACCATTATGAGTAGTGTAAATGACTTGTTGAAGGCAATTGCAAACAGAGATTATTCCCAGGAATATATTAACGAAGACATAAGTTTTGTAAACGAACGATTTGATAAGTTTCGGAAATACTTTAATGCAGTTTATGAACATGTTTACGGTAGCTCTACTGCGTTAACATTAGTTCACGGAGGAATGATGACACCAGAAGCCTATCAGGATATGGTCGTTAATCTTGATGGAAAAAGAAAACACGCACATGATATGGCAATCGCAGCCTGTGAACAGATCAATCGTCAGTGTGATATGTACGGTCTCGAACATCTGTGTCCGGAAGTTGAATTCGATCAAATCAACAACCAGAAATGTGTAAACAGAGGAGAGATTGCAGATTTTGTTGGTCGATATGTGTATTCCGTATTTCAACAAGGACGTGAAGGCAGAACTATGGATCAGCTTATCATTGACAACGAGATGAAATATGGTGACCGCCCGGCGCTTGATGTTTCGTATGAGATTGCGAAAGATGCAGGCAGAAATCCAGAGCATGCATACAATTCAGGCGACATGGATCAAAATGCATACGGAGAGTTCGAATACAAAAGTGGGGTTACCAATGACGATGCTGGTGGGGATTCTATGGAAGACGTCGAATATGATGACGATGATTTTGGAGAATTATGACGAGTTTCCGCAATTTTGAGCCTTATTATGGTATATAATATTATAGAAGGGTGTAAATGAGGCTCGAGAAAGGTGGAAACGAAATGATTAGTGTAAATAACTTGATTACGGCAATTATGAACCGAAACTTTGACCGCGATGAAATTGAATCAGATATTGCATTCGTAAATGCGCGGTTTCATATGTTACAAACCTATTTTGACGCGGTTTATAAGGAATCGTACGGGCGTTCTATAGCGTCTACATTGACAAAAGAGGAACATATCACTCCGGAACGATATGCAGTATACATTGAGGAACTCGAATCTAAAACAGCAGATTGTTTGGACACGGCAATCGCAGCCTGTGATCAGATAAACAAAATGTGTGACCAATATGGGCTGCAACATCTGTGTCCGAACGTGGAATACGACGAGAGGCATGGAAATAAATGTGTAAACCGAAATGAGATTGCAGATTTCATCGGTGATTATATGTATTCTGTATTCGAACAAGGACGAAAAGGCAGAATAATGGAACCGATTGAGACAGAATAAGACATAGAAACCAGAGACCAGCAGGAATGTTGGTCTCTTTCTTTTTGTTTTCAAATTAGTTTGGCTCCCAGAAAACCATATTTAGAGTAATAAAAAACATATTCAAAACAAGGAGAACAAGGAGGATTAACATGAAAATTGGAATCACAGAGTATGGGGATGCTGGCGTCGACTTCAGATGGGAAAACAAATTAAAGGAAATCGATGGAGTCATCCTTATAACAAAGAACTTAAACGACACATTCATCAAAAAGGTTTTAAACCACATGAGTGAGATCCCGATCGTAGTGCATTGTACATGTACCGGATGGGGACACACAAGAATGGAACCAAATGTTCCGGACTACAAACAGCAGCTTGCACAGATGAAGAAATTAATTGAGTCTGGATTTCCGGCAAGCAGAATGGTATTGCGTATTGATCCTATTTTCCCAACTGAGAAGGGTGTCAAGCGAGTTTCCGAGATGTTAAATTACTACCATTCATTAGGTTTGCCTGAAAATGAGATCCGATATCGTATTTCAATCGTGGATGAGTATCCGCATGTACGGGAACGTTATAAAAAACTTGGATTCACGCCGATGTATGGTGGAAGTTTCTATCCATCTGATGATCAGCGTAATCTTGTCGGAAACGCATTAAGTGAGTACCCTTATCAATTTGATACATGCGCAGAGGACATACTCGCATATAAATTCCCAGCCACATTCCGGATTAAAGGATGTATCAGTACAGAGGACCTGCAGATTATGGGAATTAAATATGATGGTACATTTCCTGAGAACCCACAAGGAAGACACGGATGTCATTGTCTTGCCTGTAAAACGGAACTTTTAACACCAAGAAAGAAATGTCCTCATAACTGTCTGTATTGTTTTTGGAAAGATTAATAAGGAGGAAACAATATGAAAACACTTGGAACTTGGACAGGAAGCAGAGACATCGAAATCGTAGAGGTCGAAGGGAGACCGATCGCTCTCAGTGGTTGGAATGGAGAACAGTATTTACAGTGCTGGGAAGTAGACGAAATCATTTCAGGAACTGGATTTGGCATAAAAGAAGATGGACTTTGTGTCCGACCGGTTTACAAACAGATCGACAACGATGAATGGGAAATCATTGGATATAAGTTCTGTTAACGAAAACGAATGGTTGTAAAATAAAAGAAAACGGCTTGAAATATAGCCGTTTTTTTTGTATGCGTATTCATCACATATTTAGGATAACAAAACCACATATAAGCAAATAAAAGGAGGATTTCAAAATGATTACAGCTCTGAAAGGATTTATCGAAATTGTGTATCCGGAGAAAGATGTGAGAACTATGATAAACGTTTCAAACATTGGATGCATTTATGAAGGAATCAAAGATGGAATACCAGGAGTGTATTTAAAACTTTTGGTTGGCGGACCAAACGGTGACGAGATTTGGTGTTGTTGCTCTTACGAAGATATCAAAAAAGTTATTATGAAAGCAATGAAATAAGGAAAACGAAGGGATTGACAATTTATGTTGGTCCCTTTCTTTTTGTTTGCACTCTTGCGGACACATATTTAAGTATACAGAAAGAGAGGTGAAAAGATATGAGCAAACGAGATATCCGGGACCAAAAAGAAGTGGAGAGAAAAAGTGCGGCATCGGTTCAATCGTACCCAGATCAGAGTGTGACCAAAGAGGAGTGGCGACGAATGTGTGAACATGAAAAGAAATGGTGTGAATACCAGGAAGTCGCCGGAATGGATCGGTTACAAGCTCTGGGGTACATACAAGGGATGCCGACATTTGAGCCAATGTAAGCGAAAACGAAGAGACATAGAACACATATTTAGGACAGATAACAAAACAACTATGAATATAAGGAAGGTGTTTATTGTGAATTATCATGACATTGTGAAGGACAATATGTTAAACGGAGACGGTATTCGTGTTGTTCTTTTTGAAAGCGGATGCACTCATCAATGTCCAGGTTGCCAGAATCCTCAAACATGGGATAAAAACAGTGGAATCCCTTTTGACAGTGAGGCAAAGCAGGAATTATTTGAAGCTCTACGGAAGCCGTATATTGACGGAATTACGTTTTCTGGCGGAGATCCACTAGCAACTTTCAATCGTGATGAAACGTTGAATCTCATAAAAGAAATCAAAGATAAAATGCCAGATAAAACTGTTTGGGTATATACAGGATACACAAAAGAAGTACTGCAGCAGCAGGATCCGGTTTTCATGCAAGATTTGTTATCACAAATTGACGTGCTTGTTGACGGTCCTTTTGTGCAGGAAAAACTCAACGTTAATTATGAATGGGCAGGTTCGACAAATCAAAGAGTTCTCAGAAAAGAGGACGGTTTTATGAAAAGTACATCAAGTGTATATGAGTACGAAGACCGAAAAGGTTCAGTAATGGATGAATGTGTTTTCAATGCAAACCAATTACAGGATCAGGAGATTACTTCAGATGATAACTATGAAGATATTGATGATATCGATGATCTGAGTTTGTAAGCATTCATCCCATATTTAAACTGAAACAAATATAAACAAATAAAAGGAGTCCGAATACTCATAGCGGATTCCTTTGTTAAAAAGGAGGAATAAATATGAGTACAAATATTACAGTTATCAAAAATGGCGACAAAGGAATTGAAGCCTTTGAGCCGGCAAAAATCAAAGCAGCAATTGAAAAATCTGCAACAAGAGTTGGTGTTGAATTGTCGGATACTCAGAAAGATCGGGTAGTAGAAATTGTAGAAGATATTATTGCATCGAAAGCTCTTAATCAGGTAACGGTCGAACAGTTACACTCATTTGTCGAAATGGCTTTGGATGATGCAAGTCCGGTAACTGCAAAAAGTTACAGACAGTATCGTGACTTCAAAGCTCAGTTTGCGAAGATGATGAATCGCGTAGCAAATTTTGCAGAAACGGTAATGTATCGTGGTGATCGAGAAAACGCAAACAAAGATTCAAGTCTTGTTTCAACACAGAATGCGTTGATTGCATCGGAATTTGGTAAAGAGATGTATATCAATCAGTTTTTAACCGCGATTGAAAGATCCGCAGAGGCAAAAGGTTTTATTTATCTTCACGACAAGGATAAGAGACTTTTTACCATAAACTGTTGCTTATTCTTAATGGGTGTCCTGCTAAAAAATGGATTTGAGATGGGTAACGATTGGTACAACGAACCTGGCACTTTGGATGTAGCTTTTGATGTGATCTCAGATATTGTGTTGTCAGCAGCTTCACAGCAATATGGCGGATTCACAATTCCTCAGATAGATTTCTTACTTGAACCATACGCAAAGAAAACGTATGAGAAAACTTATAAGAAACGGATGAAGGAATATAAAGAACTTGGCGTTGATATCGAGAAAGCGAAACAAAAAGCAGAAGAAGCAGCAATGGAGCAGGTTGAATACGAATTCAGACAGGGATTCCAGGGCTGGGAAATGAAATTTAATACTGTTGGATCCAGCAGGGGCGACTACCCATTTGTAACAGTTACATCTGGATTAAATACCAGTAGATTCGGTGTTCTATGTAATGTAACAATGTTCAAAGTACATATGGAAGGTCAGGGAGCTCCTGGTAAAAAGAGACCTGTATTATTCCCGAAATATGTATATCTGTATGACAAGGAAACAAATGGATCAGGTCCAGTGTATGAAGCTGCATTCGAGTGTTCTTCAAAAACAATGTATCCGGATTGGTTATCACTTTCTGGCGAGGGATATGTTCCGAGCATGTACAAAAAATACAAAAAAGTCGTATCACCCATGGGCTGTAGAGCGTTTTTAAGTCCGTATTACGAAAGAGGCGGATTTGAACCAGCAGATGAAAACGATGTACCTGTATTCGAAGGACGTTTTAATGCTGGGGCAATTTCATTGAACCTTCCATTGATTTACTTAGACGCAAAGGCTCGTGGCGTTGATTTTATGAAAGAACTTGATTACTATCTTGAGATGATCAGACAGTTACATATCAAAACGAAAGCATTCCTTGGTGAAAAGAGAGCGAGCATTAATCCTCTTGGATTCACACAGGGTGGTTTCTATGGTGGTAACTTACGACCAGAGCAGAAGTTAAAAGAGTCAAAAAAACTGATGGAAGCAACAACCTACAGTTTCGGAATCACGGCTTTGAATGAATTACAGCAGGCTTATAATGGTAAATCCATTGCTGAAGACGGAGAGTTTGCACTTGAAGTATTACAGCACATCAATCGCAAAGTTAACGAATACAAGCAGGAAGATCACATTTTATATGCAATTTATGGTACACCGGCAGAAAGTCTTTGTGGAAAGCAGATCAAGCAGATGCGTGAGTATGTTCGTGAAAATATGGAGCAGCTTGAAGCGGCTGGATACACAGTCAGACACACAGTAGATGGAGATTATGTTATCGATGGTGTTTGTGATAAGGAGTATGTATCTAACAGTTTCCATTGTCATGTAACTGAAGATATTACTCCAATTCAAAAACAGGATTCAGAAAACAGATTTTGGAATCTTTGTAATGGTGGTAAGATTCAGTACATCAGATATCCTCTTGGTTACAACAAAAAAGCAATGAGAACTTTGATTGACAGAGCTATGGATCTTGGGTTTTATGAAGGAGAAAACCTCGCTTTGAACTATTGTGATGATTGTGGCTATGAACAGATTGATATGGCAGATGTGTGTCCAAAATGTGGTAGCCGAAATATCACAAAAATCGATCGTATGAATGGATATCTCGCATTCTCGAGAGTTCATGGAGCGACTAGATTAAATGATGCTAAGATGGCAGAGATTAAAGATCGTAAATCAATGTAATACAAACATAAAGAGTCAGCCGATTGGTTGGCTCTTTTGTTTTGCATACGACATATTTGTTATTTCCATGTTTAGAACTTACTCATATTTATTAAGAAACATACAAAAATAGCTCATAAAGTAGGAGTATCGAAAAATGTGGAAAGATATTATTGGTTGGGAAAAATATTATGAGATTAATGAACATGGAGATGTTCGAAATAAATTAACAAAACATTTGGTTATAGGTGACAAAAATAGTGTTGGATATATGCGTGTTTGTTTATACAATAAAAATCACAATCCGAAGAAACAACGATTTTTTAGACATCGATTAGTTGCGACACATTTTATACAAAATCCATATAACCTTCCAGAAGTAAATCATTTGGATACTGATATCACAAATAATGATGTAAGTAATCTCGAATGGGTAACAAGAAATGAAAATGAGCAACATTCGAGATTGTTAGGTCATAAACCATACAAACCATTTGTTGTTACAAAAGAAGATGGAAACAAAATAAAATATGATAATAGAATATCATTGGCAAAAGAATTAAATACCTCAAGACAAACGATCAAAAACTGGCTAAAAGGTAGATCAAAAGGCTATAAAAACTACGGCATCACGAGTATTCAATACGTTGATTCATCCCATATTTATACTAACAATAATCAGAAAGGAATGTAAAAACTTATGGCATCAAAAACAACTCAAAACCAAAACCAAATCACACGCTGGTCTGTAATGCTCGGTGTGAATCCCGGATATGATAATACGGTCCATTTTACGCCAGATTTGGCCATCCAAAAAGCTATTCCCTTCATCAGACAGCGTTTTTCCGGTTACTCGGAAGTTGGTGTAGCACCTGCTGCCGCTGTCTACAATCGGGCATGGGGATGTCCTGATGGCGGAGAAGTCGGTGTCGTTCTAAAAGGAAACATAAAAGGAAACATGAGCGAGGATCAGAAAGAACAGATTGAAGAATCACTCGCTGCTTTGATGGCTGATCTTGGTCAGTCAACAGGTACAGTCGAATACGAATCATTAAGTATCAATGGATGTGATCATCGCAATAGCACCTATATTCAGAACGAATACGAAGAAAACGTAGAAAGATCTGAAGACACACTGATCAAATCAAGCTTTACGGATAACGAAAGCGGTATCCATTTTCACATCCGATTGTGCGGAGATATGGAAGAGATCGGAAATCTGTTGCAGAATCAAATGGAAACCGTAGAAGATGGAGAGTATACGGTGACTGGTGTGCTGACAAGAGAGAACGTTGCAGTATGTTATAAGGGCACACAAAATCTGGTATTTGCACCAGACTGTAATGCATATTTGGACGCCTTAAATAAGGTCGTTGAAACAGTGCAGTATTATTTGTGTGGAGATCCAGTAATCGACGTCTCATCAGTGGGCGACGAAATCAATGATGTTCCAAACAAACCGTTATTATCAGACGGAACTGAAGATTTTGATCCAGGAGATGATCTCTAATTGATCGAAATCAAGAACTCCCTCATCTTTAGATGAGGAGTTAGAACCCAGAGTTACGATATCTAAAGCGCACATTACGAAGGCAGAATATTTAATCGTAACCGGAAGAATCGAGCCCCTAATATCTGACACATTCAGGTATTTCGGGCTCTTTCTTTTTGGTTACGAATATATTAATATGCTGCCTTTTGATCCATATTTAGGATAACGAATCAGTACACAAAAAGGAGAGACTATTATGTATGATATGGATGTAAACGAAATCAAACAGCTTATCAAAAAGTCAAAAATGGAAAACGGGATGACAAAAGACGAGGCAACTTTGAACTATTATGACGAACTTTCGTTGCTGCTTGAAGATATCGAGTACTTTACTTTGTATTTGAAACGACACAAAACAAGTAAATTCAACTTCGATATCAAAGTCAATTATGGCAGTTCTTCGAAATCATTCATGGATATCTGGAAACTGTACGAATATCGCAAAGACAGAGAGAGTATCGATGCTACGTTTGCAAAGTTTTCGCTTCTGCAGGCTATTATCGAAGATTTGGCAAACGATACATATGTATACGGAACTCATGAGATCCAGAGATTTATTTTAAACTTTGAATCTGAAGATGGATTGAAAATCGAGGACTATGTATCTGATTTTGTTAACTCCAATTCTGCTTCAAAAGTAAAGAACAAGATCGATGCTATTAAACACGAACCGGTTTTGGATCCAGAGCTTGCGAAAACTGTAAGAGCAATTATGCGGGAACAGAATATTTAATCGTAACCGAAAGAATCGAGCCCATAATATCTGACACATTCAGGTATTTCGGGCTCTTTCTTTTTGGTTACGAAATGTATTAATCTGCTACACTCTGCTCCATATTTATGGAAAACGGGTGTATGGAGGTCTGTTTTATGAGCAAATTGAAACGTTTTGTAGTCTTGTTTTTATCATTATTCATTCTTGTTGGTACCATGTCCGGATGCGCAGAACTTGTGTCCTCAGAAACGATCACGGTCAACGCGGAAATCAGTAATACATATCATAGCGGTTTTTATCAAACTCCAATGAAGATCGGAAATACGACAACCTATATAACGCCCCCTGAAAGTTGGGCTACGTATATCATATACGAAGACAAAGAATATGTGATTGGGACAAAAGAGATATACGATCTCTGCAAAGACAGAAATGGAGAAACAGTGCAGGCTACATTTATCGTCAAAACATATGATAACGGCACTGTCATATACAATTTAACCGACGTCGAATAATGGGAAACAAGAGAGTCATCCATGAGGTGGCTCTTTTTGTATGCCCATATTTCGGTTTTGTATATTGTATTCAGTATTTACCCTCTTTGGAACCCATATTTAGTGCATCTAAAAAAAAGAAAGAGAGATGCACTATATGGATAACAAAATTATCAGCTTGTTTTCCGGATGTGGCGGAATGGATCTCGGGTTCGAACGAGCTGGTTTCGAAATCCCGGTCGCCAATGAATTCGATGCCACAATCTGGGAAACGTACAAACGAAATCATAAAAATACGCATCTAATTGAAGGCGACATCAGAAATGTAACTAAATCAGATCTTGAACCCTATCTTAGGTTGCGACCAGGAGAACAATTGGCAGGAATTATAGGCGGACCACCATGTCAGTCGTGGTCAGTAGCCGGAGCCGGAAAAGGAATTGAAGATAAGCGAGGACAGCTTTTCTTTGAATATATTCGTGTACTCCGGGAATTTCGACCACAATTCTTTGTAGCTGAGAATGTTCCCGGGATGATATCAAAGAAACATGCGGATGCGGTTGATCGGATCCTTTCTTTGTTTGCCGAGTCTGGTTACAACGTTTCCGTATATAAAACAAATGCTTGTAACTATGGATTAGCGCAAACGAGAGAACGGATCTTCTATATTGGCATCCGAACTGATCTTGATATTTCATTTGTATTTCCAGACGGAGATCCAGAACATATTGTAACACTGAAGGATGCTATTTGGGATTTACGAGACAATGCTGTTCCAACACTTGCAAGAAACAAACGTAATCCTGCAGCGGTTAATAACCATGAATATTATGTTGATAGTTATTCTCCGGTATTTATGTCCAGAAACCGTGTCCGCAGCTGGGATGAGCCTGGTTTTACAGTGCAGGCATCCGGACGCCAATGTCAGATACATCCAAACGCACCAAAAATGCAGCAGATATCAAAAGATTCGTACTGTTTTGTCCCGGGTGCTAAAGATTGGTATCGAAGAATGAGCGTCCGAGAAGTAGCAAGACTACAAGGGTTTCCGGATGATTTTGAGTTCATGTATGAAAATGCGAACAATGGATACAAAATGATCGGAAACGCAGTACCAGTTAATATGGCAGAAGCGATTGCTAGAAATCTGATGAATGCATTGAAAGCCAGCCTCGATATTTCAAATAGTACTATGGAAGGCTAAGCAAATTAGAGATCGACTTTATATTGGGGTTGGTCTCTTTTTGTTTCCAAAGTATTTGTGTGCGATGGTTTTAACCCATATTTAGGATAACAAACACACACAATAAAGGAGGAAACAAAATGAGTGAAGCAACAAAAATGAGTGAACCTGTACATGGATACAAAGTGTTTAATCCAGATTGGACATGTAAACCAATCGGGGGTTCAAGCAAACAGTATACCTGTCCAGGTAAATTCGAAGAAGAAGGAGAACTTGAAATTTGCGAACATGGAATGCATTTCTGTCAAACAGCTGCCAAATGTTTTAATTATTATGAATTTAACAGCAAAAACAAGGTTGCAGAAGTTATTGCCTATGGTGAGGTAAGAACAGATGGTGATAAGTCATGCACGAACAAGCTTGAAATCGTGCGTGAAGTCCCGTGGGATGAAGTGTTACGAATCGTCAATATTGGAAAGAATTGCACTGGTTTACGTAATACGGGAAACGAAAATGCTGGTCACCGGAATGCTGGATCTTGTAACGAAGGAGACTGGAACACCGGTGACCACAACATTGGTGATAGTAATACTGGAAACTGGAACACAGGTGATTATAATACTGGACGCTGTAATTCCGGAAACAAAAATACAGGACCAGGCAATGCTGGAAACGATAATGCTGGAGGCAGAAACGATGGGGATGGCAATACTGGAAATTATAATGAAGGAAATTTCAATACAGGCGACTACAACAGTGGAGACAGCAACACCGGAACCTGGAATATTGGAAAACATAATTCTGGTAACTGTAACATTGGCAACTGGAATACCGGGGACTGGAACAAATCATTTTTTAATACCGGCTGTTTCAACACAGAAGAAACAACAATTATGCTGTTTAATAAACCATCGAATTGGACTTTTCGTCGTTGGTTAGAGTCCAATGCAAGGGTTTTGTTAACTCAGATGCCAAAAAGAACAGTCGAATGGGTAGATAAAGAGGATATGACTGATGAAGAAAAAGAGTTGCATCCGACTTATGAAATAGCAGGCGGTTACCTGAAAAGACTGAAAAACTTGGATCTTATTCAGTCTTGGTGGGATAATCTTTCTCTGATGGAGAAGGATGCCATCAAAGCGATTCCGAACTTTGATCCTGATATTTTCTACGAGTGCACAGGAATCAGAGCGGACTAAAAATGCAAAGAGGAGACTTCAATTGAGGTCTCTTTCTTTTTGTTTCCGTTTCTTTTGTGTGCAGTAGTTTAGTCCCATATTTAGGACAACAAATAAAAAGCACATATAAAAGGAGGAAACGAAATGAGAAAAGAAGTAAGAAATAAACCTGTACATGGATACAAAGTGTTTAATCCAGATTGGACATGTAGCCCAGAAGATTGGGACTGCAGTCCAGAAGATAACACAAAACAGTATTCCTGCCCTGGTAAGTTTGAAGAAAAAGGTCCACTTTCGTTATGCAAACATGGTATGCATTTTTGCCAAAAGCTTGTGAATTGTTTTAGTTATTACAAATTTAATCCGAATAACAAGGTGGCTGAGGTGATTGCCTCTGGAGATGTAATAATTGAGGATCTTAACGACTTATGCTGTACAAATAAGCTTGAAATCGTTCGGGAACTCTCCTGGGAAGAAGTTTTGAGACTTGTCAACATTGGAAATAATTGTACTGGAGTTGGAAATGTTGGTCATCACAATAGTGGAGATTATAATGTTGGTGATAGCAATAGTGGAACATGCAATGTCGGCAACTCTAATACAGGAAAATGTAATACAGGAGATACAAATTTTGGACAGTATAATTCTGGAAATCGGAACACAGGAGATTGTAATACAGGAAACGAGAATTCTGGTGATTGGAATGCTGGTAATAATAATATTGGGGATGGAAACACAGGAAGTAACAATATTGGGAATAACAATGTTGGAGACTGGAACAAATCTTCACTGAATGTTGGCTGCTTTAACACAGAGGAACAAAAGATTACATTTTTTAACAAACCATCAGATTGGACATACAGAATGTGGTTTGAATCAAGAGCTAGATCTTTATTGAATCAAATATCAATTATTAGATGGTCCTATTTATGGGAAATGACAGATGAGGAAAAGAATGAATGCACTGAAAGTGAAGCAGCTGAAGTAGCAGGTGGGTATCTCACAAAAGCGTTCTCGGATAATCAAGAATGGTGGAATGAACTTTCAGATAAAGACAAGGAAATCATTAAAGATCTTCCGAACTTTGATCCTGATGTTTTCTTCGAATGTACCGGAATAAAAGTAGAATAAAACTTACATTAGAGACTGACCGATTGGTTGGTCTCTTTTGTTTCCGTAGTATTTGTGTGCAGTTCTTTAGTCCCATATTTAGGACAACAAATAAAAAGCACACAATACAAGGAGGAAACGAAAAATGATTAATGTTACAAGATTAAGTGACAGAGCGTATGGATACAAGGTATTTAATCCTGACTGGTCCTGTAATCCGCGAGAACATGATGCACAGGAACAATATACTTGTCCAGCTAGATTTGAAGACGACGAAATGGATGTCCAAAAACGGGGAATGACATTTCGTACGAACCCAATTGGTTATTTCAAATCTGGATTTTACAAGTTTGATAGCAATACTCATGTAGTCGAAGTAATAGCTTACGGCGATATTGGAAAAAGTGAACATGGTACGCTATGTTGGACAAACAAACTTGAAATTGTTCGGGAACTTTCCTGGGAAGAAGTTTTAAGTCTTGTTAATATCGGCAAGGATTGTACTGGAATTGGTAACACAGGCGAATGTAATACTGGAAATTATAACTCTGGTTCTGACAACGAGGGTGACCGGAATGTAGGTTATTACAACTCAGGACGCGGAAATGTAGGAGATCATAACACTGGAGACCATAATACAGGAAACCATAACAGCAGCTATGATAATACTGGACATTACAATTCTGGGTACAGAAATTCAGGAGATTATAACGCAGGATGTTATAATACCGGGAAGTCAAATACAGGAGATTATAATATAGGTAATTACAATGACGGTGATTACAACACTGGCGATCAAAATACTGGACATCATAATACTGGACGCAAGAATGTAGGAGATAGCAATACAGGTTATGAAAATACAGGAAATAATAATACCGGAAACAATAACAGAGGAAAGAGTAATACTGGAAATTATAACTCTGGAAATTATAATACCGGAAATCGAAACATTGGAAACCGAAATACTGGCGACTGGAATCTATCTGCCTATAACAATGGTTGCTTTAACACAGAGGAAACAATAATTATGCTGTTCAACAAACCATCAAACTGGACTTATAGTCAGTGGTTAAAAAGTAAAGCGTGTCATCTGCTGAACGATATTCCAAATCGTACAGTTGAATGGATTTGGTCAGACAACATGACTGATGAAGAAAAAGAATTAAATCCAGGTTATGAAACAGTAGGCGGATACCTTAAAGTTTTCTCACAAGATGAAAACCGTAATATGGTTCAAGAGTGGTGGGATGAATTAGATGATTCTGAAAAGAAGACAATTCTTTCAATTCCGAATTTTGACGCAGACATTTTCTATAAATGTACTGGTGTAAATGTACAGCTTGAGTCCTAACAAAAATCAGAGACTGACCTTTTGGTTGGTCTCTCTTTCGTTTCCGGTATTTTTGTGTGCAGTAGTTAGTACCATATTTAGGATAACAAAGAACAACGCACACAATTCAAGGAGGAAACAAGTATGCCAGAGAAAAAAGATATGTCCAACAGTTGCGATTTCATGTATCAAGATTATTGGACAAAAGCGAACGTAACGCACGAACTCACACAGGAAGACTGGATGCGATGGTACAACGAACATTGTGCTAATTGTAAGTACATGTGCGAAATCTGCATGTACGGAGAAGATTAACTAAAGTATAGAGCCTAAAATGTTTGATAAATTCAGACATTTCGGGCTCTTTCTTTCAGTTGCAAACATGTTCCGTTTCCGGTTACTTTGTGTGTAATAATCTTATCCCATATTTAAGATAACGATGGACACACAAACAAGGAGGAAACAAAAATGATAAGAATGAGCAAAGAAGAAATCAAGAAGAGATATGGATTAAGAGAAGGCAATCAGGAAAAGATGTTAAAAATGCTTTGCATGATAAGTCTTTTCGATTGGGAATTCCCAATGTTTGACCAGATTGATGAATTTTTCAAAACACAGCCGAGAACAGCAATTGAATGTTTTGATAAAATCTGGAAGGCAGATGATGCTCTTGAGGTTTTAGATTGTACGAATGCAATCAAAGAAAACGAACATATCTTTTTGGAGAAAAGAAGTGGTTACGATGAAGTGAAACCTTATATAAAGGATTCCTGGAGTGATATCTTCAAGATCGAATCACGACCATTTCCGAATTACGACGAATTATCAAACAAGTATTACAAGATGTCTGATAAGGTTGCAGGAACAGAGTTGGAACAGTACTTAGAAAAACCGACAATTCCGTATATGAACGTGCTTACAGTCACAGAAGAAGGACGTATTTTGTATAGCGCGTTAAGAGCAATCGAAAACCAGCTTTAAACAGAACAAGGGATCTCACATATGAGGTCTCTTTTCTTTTTGTTCCCGGATGTTTTGTGTGTAGCAGTCCAGTCCCATATTTAAGACAAATAATTAAGTACACATAAAGGAGGAAACAAAATGAGTGATGAGACCAAAAAGAATGAATCTGTACACGGATATAAGGTATTTAGACCGGACTGGACTTGCAGTCCATGCGGGAATACAAAACAGTATACATGTCCAGGCAAGTTCGAGGAAGAAGGAGAAATCGAAGTTTGTGGCAACGGAATGCATTTCTGTCAAAAAGTAGCAAACTGTTTTAATTATTATGGCTTTGACAGTAAAAACAAAGTTGCCGAAGTAATCGCTTACGGTGATGTCGTAACAGATGGTGATAAGTCATGTACAAATAAGCTCGAAATCGTGCGGGAGCTCTCCTGGAAAGAAGTATTAGATCTTGTTAATACTGGCAATGACTGTACTGGGTTAAAAAACACTGGAAATGAAAATGCTGGGAATTTGAATTCTGGAGATTATAATACTGGAGATTTCAACACTGGCGATGATAACAGAGGATATTGGAATTCTGGAAACCAAAATTCTGGACATTATAATACAGGATCTCAAAATTCAGGAAACAAAAACACTGGCTCTTATAATAGCGGTGGTTGGAATTCTGGTGATTGTAATTCAGGTGATTTTAATATAGGTTATGAAAATTCAGGCAGTAATAACACTGGATGTAAAAATGCTGGATATTATAATACCGGTGACGAAAATATTGGTAACTGTAATACGGGGGATAATAACACAGGTGATCTTAATAGTGGACATTTTAACCTGGGAGCTGAAAATACAGGCAATCGGAATCTTGGTGATTCTAATTCTGGAGACTGGAATAAATCATCTCACAATTCTGGTTGTTTCAACACCGAAGAACACAAAATCATAATGTTCAATAAGCCTTCTAACATGACTTATACTGACTGGCAGGATAGCGATGCATGCGCTTTGTTAGACAGTATGCCAGACGTATCAACAAAATGGGAAAAAGAAGCTTGTATGACCGATGACGAGAAGACTTCTTACCCAACTTACAAAACAACAGGTGGATACCTGAAGGTTATTAACAACATAGATGGTAGACAAAAATGGTGGAATGATCTTTCGGATTCCGACAAAGCTGTCATTAAAGCAATTCCAAACTTTGATCCTAATATTTTCTTCGAATGTACAGGAATCAAGGTAAATTAATCACAAACTAGAGACTGACCAATCGGTTGGTCTCTTTTTGTTTCCGATTTTTTTTGTGTGCCGCAGCCAAACACATATTTAGGATAATAAAAATGTTACACACAAAAAGGAGGAAACAAAATGAGTAAAGTGACAGAAACAAACGGACCAATACACGGATACAAGGTATTTTATCCGGATTGGACCTGTAGACCAAATGATAGGGCGATATCAAAACAATATTCATGTCCTGGAAAGTTTGTAGAAATGGGTCATCTCGATCTCAGCGAACATGGAATGCATTTTTGTACACGTTTATCGGACTGTTTTTCTTATTATAGCTTTAATCCTGAAAACAAAGTAGCCGAAGTGGTTGCTTATGGAAAAGTTATAACAGATGGTAATAAATCGTGTACCAATAAGCTCAAGATAATTCGCGAACTTTCATGGGATGAAGTATTGCATCTTGTCAATATGGGTGATCTTTGTACCGGTTTTGAGAATACAGGCGGTCTTAATTCAGGAAATCGAAATGCAGGCAACGGAAATTCTGGATCATATAATTGCGGACACAGAAATTCTGGAGACTTTAATACCGGAAATAACAATTTCGGTAGTAACAACACAGGTGGTCAAAATATTGGAAGCGGTAATGTAGGTTCCTATAACGTAGGTACAGGAAATACAGGTTATGAAAATTCTGGAAATTATAATTCTGGTCGCAAAAACACAGGAAGTTATAATTCAGGATCGAAAAATGCAGGAAAATACAATTCCGGAAATAATAACACCGGCAGTAAAAACAGTGGTGATCATAATTTTGGAGACAGAAACGCAGGTGACTGGAATCAGTCATCTAATAATTCTGGCTGTTTCAATGTAAAAGAGCACAAGATCATGATGTTCGATAAGCCGTCAAACATCACTTATGAAGACTGGCTCTGTTCGGACGCAAGATATTTGTTAAACCAGATGCCTGGGTTCAATGTTGACTGGGTGTTCGAAGTAGATATGTCTCAAAAAGAAAAAGACAGGCATCCAAGTTATAAAACAGCAGGTGGATTCTTAAAAATACAGGATGATTGTAGTCGTGTTCAATATTGGTGGGATAATCTTTCGGATACGGAGAAGGATACCATTAAAGCGATTCCGAACTTTGATCCTGATATCTTTTACGAATGTACCGGAATCAGAGTAGGGGTATTAAAAACAGATGTATCCGACAATAACGAACTCGTAGTCGAAAAACCCGACAGTGAAAACATCGATAGAGGTGAAACACTGAAGCGTATTCCTGATTACCTTATGCTTATAGACAAAATGCCTGTATATAACAGTCGTCATAGAAAACAGCGAGGAATTGATGATATCAAAAAGATTATGCGTGACCTTAAGTATGATGAGGAAGATATCGACGCTGTAGATGAACGATTCTGTGAGGGATTCGAAACTGCAAGACAGATTGCAACAGACATGTTAAGAGAAAGATATCATGAGTGTACAAAAACAAACTAGTTAAAACACAAGGAAGAGACTTCAATCGAGGTCTCTTTCTTTTCGTTTCCAGAGTATTAGTGTGCAGAAATCAGACACATATTTAGGATAACAAAAACATCACACACAAAAAAAAGGAGGAAACAAAATGAGTAAAGTGACAGAGACAAATGGACCAATACACGGATACAAGGTATTCAATTCAGATTGGACCTGTGATCCGTTAGGATTCAAACCAAAGCAATATGCGTGCCCTGGTAAATTCGAAATAGAAGGGGAACTTGAAATTTGCCATAATGGAATGCATTTCTGCCAAAAATTAGCAGATTGTTTTGAATATTATGCGTTCAATCCAGAAAACAAAGTAGCCGAAGTGATTGCTTATGGGAAGGTTCTTATAAGTGAAAGTGAGAAATATGGTAACAAATTATGTACCAATAAGTTAGAAATCGTACGTGAAGTTCCATGGAGTGAAGTGATAGCTCTTACCAATCTTGGAAATAATTGCACTGGATTTTCTAACACCGGTAACGATAATGCCGGAAGTTACAACACAGGACGTAAGAATACTGGTCATAGTAATACTGGATCTGGTAATGCTGGAAGTCACAACACAGGAGCTTTTAATATTGGAGGTTTTAACACAGGAGATCGCAACCTCGGATACAACAATGCTGGTGATTATAACGCTGGTCATAGAAACACCGGAGATCAAAATGCAGGCAATAGAAATACCGGAGATTATAATCCAGGATTTGGAAATGTTGGAGATAATAACAACGGAGACATGAATACAGGCAACTGGAATTATGGAAGTAATAACGTAGGAGACTGCAACATTGGTAATTTTAATACCGGTGACTGGAATGCATCTTCTTACAACACCGGTTGTTTTAACACAGAAGTACCAACAATGACGCTGTTTAACAAACCATCAGATTGGACTTATTACGATTGGTTAGAATCCGATGCAAGATTGCTATTGATGAGTATACCAAAGGAAACGATTCAATGGATAGATAAAGAGGACATGACTGACGAAGAAAAAGAAGTAAACCAAAGTTATGAAACAGCAGGTGGATACTTTAAAGTTTTCTCACAGGATGAAAATCGTAATATGGCTCAAAAGTGGTGGAATGAATTAGATGATTCTGAAAAGAGATGTATCTTTGCGATTCCAAATTTCGATGAAGATATCTTTTATAGATGTACGGGAATCAAAGTGTATTAAACTCACACTAGAGACTGACCGATTGGTTGGTCTCTTTTCGTTTCCAGAGTATTTGTGTGCAGCAGTCTTATCCCATATTTAGGATAACAAAGAACAAACACACATAAAAAGGAGGAAACAAAATGAGTGAAGTAACAAAGATGAGTGGACCCGTACGTGGATACAAGGTTTTTTATTCGAATTGGACCTGTAGACCAGCAGGAGCTAAACCAAAGCAATATACTTGTCCTGGTAAATTCGAGGAAGAAGGAGAAATTGAAATTTGTGGTCACGGAATGCATTTTTGTACCCGGTTATTAGATTGTTTTAATTATTATTCGTTTAACCCAGAAAACAAAGTTGCTGAAGTGGTTGCTTATGGAGATATCAAAACAAATGGTGAAAAATCGTGTACTAATAAGCTTGAAATCGTACGCGAACTTTCCTGGGAAGAGGTATTACAGACTGTTAACACAGGTCTTGATAATTCCGGAATTGGTAATTCTGGAGATTGCAATAAGGGAAATTGCAATACTGGCGATCAAAATTCTGGACACAGAAACTCTGGTGATAGAAATCTTGGATACAAAAATACAGGTTGCGAAAACTATGGAAATCGAAACACAGGAGACAAGAACATTGGAGACAGTAACGTAGGTGATAACAACAAGGGAGATAGAAATGTTGGAGATTGGAATTATTCTTCGTTCAATTTTGGTTGTTTCAATACGGATACAGAATCAAAGATGAGGTTCTTTAATAAACCATCAGACTGGGCACCGATCGATTGGTTTGCATCCGATGCAAGAGCTTTATTATCCGATATTTCACTTACCGTGTATAAAGGGAAAGATGATCACTATGATTACTACTCGTCAATCGAGGATAGACAGAACTGGTGGGATAACCTGTCAGAAAAAGACAAAAATGTCATTAAAGAACTCCCAAACTTTGATCCGGAGATTTTCTACAGATGCACCGATATCAAAGTAGACTAAACTTACATTAGAGACTGACCGATTGGTTGGTCTCTTTTTGTTTCCATTTTTTTTGTGTGCGATGATTCGTTACATATTTAGGATAACAAAAAAAAATCACACACCGAAAAGGAGGAAACAAAAATGAAACACAATGTAACAAACAAGAGAGGATTATTAGTTTTAGCGGTCCTGATCATGTCTTTGTATCTTACCGGCTGTTATTATTCTGATCTTAACGAGAATTCAAACGAAAGCACTCAAATAACAGAGCAGAGAGCGGATTCAAAATCAGTATCTAATTCTTTAGAGCCGGTTTTTGTAAAGTACGATGACACATGGCATATCTATTATCAAAATCCAGATGACAACGAAATTAATCGTCTGTACGATAAGAATGGATTAGATGTTGGACGTGTTAGATCGTATTACAATTCCGCCCATGGCGAATACAATACCATGAGATTATCCTTTGAGGACGAAAATGGAGATCAGAACTACTCCTATGTTATGGTCGATGCAATTCTTGATATCGATTCATATCGTTTATCATTAGAAAACGAAGGAACTGACGACGACTGGTCTGCGCTCGGTTTAGAGAATCCGAACGAATAGGATCCGTCAAAATCTAACCAAAAACGAAAGAAAAAAAAAGAGAAAAGAACCTGCATACAAATATGTGGGTTCTTTTTCTTTTGGTTACAGAAGAAACGGATCCGAAATCTTAAGAAATCTGACGAAGTTTTCAAAAAATGAGCCTTATTAATGATAGGAAAATAAACTATTAACAAACGTACGTATGTAAGGAGAAAATATTATGTTAGATGCTATATTTGGTGTTTTGCTTGTTGGAACTATTTTGTTTGGTATTCTATCTGGTTCTGAAGATCGTGGTGTCGCTATATTGGAGATAATTATCATTGCTATCGGATGTATATACTTTGGTTGGTAGCAAGATGTTTTCGTATCTAGATGTTTTTGTTGCCGTTATTTCATCTCCAATTAATCGGATACAAAAAGAGAGGGCAACGAATGATCCGTTACACAGTCAGTGTACCTATTGTTATTAAACCCGAACGAAATACATATTTAAGATAACCAACAATTACACACAAAGAAAAGGAGGATATTATTATGCTTATCTTTTTAGTCGCACTTATTGCTATGATTGTTTTCTATATCGTATACACAGAAACGATGTTTACCAGCATTGGTGAAATAGCAGAAAGGTTATCATCCATTGCGTTTTGGGTTGTTTTCGTTTCCTTTATCATCTTTGTTTGGGTTCATATTGGAACAGACTCAAAGATTATGAAAAACGAGATCAGATACAACGCTTTGCTTAACGAAGTAAAGATTGCGGATGCAGGAAACGATGATGCTGCAAAAATATTAGCAATCAAAGATGTTTCTGAATGGAATCAGAAAGTCAAAGAAGATAAATACTGGACGTACAATCCATGGACATCCTGGTATCATAACGAGAAAGTTGTCGATGCAGAAAAGACCATCGAATTACCGGATTGGGATAACAACGATTAATGAAAACGAAGAGAGCTTGCCTTATGGTGGGCTCTTTTTCGTAGCCGGATGTTTTTGTTGCCGTTATTTCGTGTCCGCTGAAGTTGATTTTATATATAGTGTCCAATAAATCGGACACAAAAAGAGAGGGCAACGAATGATCGGCTACAAAATTACGGTATCTGTTGTAATTGTGTTCGAACGAAGCACATATTTAGGACAACAAACAAAACGTACACATATAAGGAGGAATTAAAATGTTATTATTTTTATTAACCGTTGGAGCTATTTTATCAATCATCGGTGTCGCTTTGTTAGCAGTCTGTCGTATCAAATATAGTTACGATGCAGAGGCTCTTGGTAAGAGTTTGCTGACGGCTGGTATGCTGCTTGTGTTTATCGCTGGCGGCGTATACATTGGCGTAACATACGTCAACCCAATGATCGGTGCATAAAAGGAAAGAGCTTGCCTTCATGGTGGGCTCTTTTCTTTTCGTAGCCAGGTATTTCGTGGGCGTCAGCTCGTGTCTTTTTATTTAGTTTTATAATATCGAGTCCAATAATCCGGACACAAAAAGGAGCCCACTAAAAAGCAGGCTCAATTTCTTTTGTTTAACAGCAGACTCCCAGAAATTTTGCTATTCTGACTCCCAGAAATTTTGCTATTCTGGGATCAAAATCAGAGTCAAGATCCATCATCATATCCGCATGAATCTGTTCGAGTTCTGCTTTTTTAGAAGCATACTCAGATTCGTACATACCTGTGGCAAACTCTAACTTTGTAAGCATTCTTGCGAAATACTCTTTGTTTGCATCAGAGTTTGATGAATCTCTGACCAGAAGACAGATATCAAGAGACGTAATCTGCGTACTGATTTCACGCAGAGTATCTTTTGATACTACCTTATAAAGAGTCATAAACTCGTCATCCGAATCGTCTTTTGACAGAATATAACGCTTTCCATCATAGACAAATCTGATATGACTTTCGGTCACCTTTGCAATGTAAAGGTTGTCAAGATTCTTGATTTCGATACTGAAGTCTGCAGTATCATTCTTTAAAATACGCATGTTCAATTCCTCCTTGAATGTGTATGCATTTATTTGTTGTATTAAATATGGGATTGAAGAAAGCGAAATAACAAAAAGAAAAGACACACAGTAATAACTGCATGTCTTCCTTTGCGTTTACAATTTATTTGGACTCGGCAACTTTCTTGAGAAACTCTTGTACATCATCACGTTTCAGGAATTCTTCTTCCTTCTCATCTGTAAATAAGGAGAGGTCAGATTTTGAAGCCAAAGCCTCTCTGTAAGAATGAGAAGTAATATCCAAAGCTGTCGTTGCTTCACGTCTGGAGACTGGATTCTCGGCTTCTGTTGTATCAGGATTGTACTTTTTCCAATATTTCCGATGAAAGTACAAAACTGATAATGCATCTTTGTTTATAAGTGCATTGATTGGCACATATAGACGATGGTATGTGGTTTTCCCGTTTTCAGATTTTTCTGGGAATCCAACAGAAATCATGTCGGTATACCTTTCTGGATCATTCCAGCGCAAATTAGGATTAGAAATCGGTTTTTCTTCCCAAACATGATCATAATCTTTCATGTATGGGAAATCTCTTCCCAAAATCTGCGGAAGTATCATAGCTCTAATTGTCTCATCTGTGTAGGATTTTGAACCGTGACCAGATGTTTTAAAGAATTCATCATTGATATCCTTAATCTGGTCATTAAGTCTTGCAATTTCTGCTTTGATATCATCGATCTTCTGTTTCTTTTCTGCCCATTCGTCTTCGTATAAACTGGTCGCAAATCCAAGTTCTGTAAGAGCCTTTGCAAAATATTCACGATCGAGATTACTATAAGTTATAGTAAGTGGGTGACGTTTGGATACGTCTCTGATAAACCATGAAATACGAATTGACTTGTCAGTAGAGTTTATGAACCTCATATTCACAAACCCATAATCGTTTGTGAAAATTCGCTCATAGAAGTACAGTAAAGAGTTGCAAAAATCACTGACATCGATAATCGCAAAATGCCGATCCTCGTAATCAAAATACAGCTTTCGAAGCGTTACTTTAGTGATTCGAAGTTGCATGATATCTTCAATGTTAAGTGGTGCTGGATTGAAATCATCATTTCCGTCATTAGAGTTACCAAGTCCTGTTTTATTAATATTACCCATTGTTTTGATCTCCTTTCGTTTGATCTATTTTATTTGGTATCCTAAATATGTGCTCGAAAGAGACAAAAGAAAAGACACACAACAATCGCTGCATGTCTTTCTCCAGGTTTAGGAACTTATTCGGCAACTTTCTTGAGGAACGCCTGAACGTCATCACGCTCAATGAATTCCTTTTCTCTGGCGTCGTATTTACCGAAACCGTAATCGTGCCAGTATTTCAGATGACAGTCAATAATTGCCTGTGCATCTTTCCCCATCAAAGCCGAGATAGGAGTGTACAGGGAATGTGCTATCACTTTTCCATCTTTTGTTTCCTCTGGAAAGCCAATATAGATCCAGTCATTGAAACTGAAATCTTTGTACACGTCAATCTTAAAACAATCTTTCAGGTATGGTAAGCGTCTCATCAATAAGTACTTCGAAACATCCCCAGATTCACACTGATAGCTATTTGCTATAATATAAAAAGTCGCAGGCTTCCGGACTTTACGCGCCCAGGAACCTTTATATTCTGTAAATTCAGAATATCCCTGACTTTTGTAAATAGCAGTACAGTAACCAATAGGTTCTCCTTCTGGTCTTACTCCCGGAACAGCGATTTCTGTTGACAGACTAGATTTACTCATATAACGAGCCGCCGCTGCAACAATCTCATCGTCTGTGAAATACTGGGACATGTACTTATAGTCGCACCAGAACATAAGCACATATTTCCGGAAGTCTGGATCAGCAAGTCTATCTTCCGTTTCTTTACGGCGTTTGTTCCTTTCGGCTTCTTTCTGTAAACCAACGGCATCCTTTACAAGACGCATCATCAGTTCCTCTTCTGTGATATCAACATACTGTTTAATAAGTTCAATATCGATTAAATTATTCTTTGCCATGTTTTTGTTCTCCTTTTTTTGTGTTGTTTATTGGTTGTACTAAATATGTGTTTTGTCGGACGCAAACATTTCGAAACCATCATTTTGATGTTCGACTAAGCGTTCCAGTTATAGGAAACATGTATTGAACATCATTGATTATAGGTTTTTCTTATATATAGCGCCCAAAATATGAGAACGGGAAGGTATCGCTGTTATCACACAGGAAGAATCTTATACATCCAGGGCGGACATCACAGCGATGGATTACATTCCGGTATACGGTGTTGACGATGAAAAAGCAGATTTCTCCGGAAGACGCATCAAAAGAGGGTTATACAGATGCAGTAACGGTCTGGTCATCAATGCAGACTGTAACGGAGCTGCGAACATCATGAGAAAGGCAGTGCCGGATGCATGGAACGGAACAGAAAGTTTCGAGTTCCTTGCATTACCAGAAGTGTCAGGATTCCACGAACTGAATCCCAAAAGTAATTCCGTAAGAGGAATAGATGCTGTGTGAACAGCATGTGCAGGTACGGA